TTCCATGTTGCAAGTTAGGTAATGTTCCTCCGGTAATTGTTAATGTTTCACCTGAAACTGTGAATGTTGAAAGTGATCCTGTACTCCAAGATGTAACAGCATCTACAGTACCGTCTACAGTTGTAAATATGTTAGTAGTTACATTTTCTTGTGTCTGTGAGAATGTACCAGTTCCATTTGATTTATTAAATGCTACGCTAGTTACTGTATCTGTAAATTCAGGGCTAGCACCTACTGCAACACCGTTGATTTTTGTTACAGACAAGTCATTTGTTACCGGGTTGTATTTAAGATCTCCATCCTTGTATACACCTGCAGTCTCTTCTGTATCATTTGCAGAATGTGATAACAATACCCTAAGGTCTTGGCTAACATTTGTAGCAGGTGACTGTTTAACATTCTCATCTGTAATAGAAGCTGTAGATGTATGCATCGCTGTAACGTGGCCATAATCATCAACAGTTACACCATCTACGAATGTATTTACTGTAGGTACAATACTTGTAGCACTGGAAGTATCTGCGTGCCCTACTGTAAGAGTTCCAGAACTTGTAATAGGTCCACCGCCTACTACTACACCGGTGTTACCTGTTGTAACTGCGATACCAACACTTGTAACTGTACCAGACGGTTCATCACCTGACGGAATTGCTACCCAATTTACTGCGTTAGATATAATAGTATCTCCGACTTTTACATCATCGGTAAGCGTAGGTGTTTGTGTGGTTGTTCTTGCTTCAATTACTTTGTATGTCCAGCCTTCGTTAGCTGCAGCAGGTGTAGCAAGTTCTGCCCAGGTTTTAGTACCGCCAGTACCTATGGTACCTTTGAACTGCATCGGCTCCGGCATTGCATCTACATAGTCGAAAACAGCTTTTGCTGTAGCTAAATCGTCATTAGTAGATTCACGAGATATTTCAGTTGCAACACCTTTTGTAGCAGCTGCACCAGGAGTAAATACTGTACCATATTCTGAAATATGTCCTTGCGCATCAATCTTAACAGGATAGATACCTTGTGTTGTTTGCGCTACAATACTGTTGGAGTGATTAATTACTGTATTATCGCTACCACCTAATGAAATACCAGTACCTGCGGAATAGGTTGTATCTGTAAATTCAGGAGAATCTCCAACAGTTACGCCATTGATTTTAGAAACATCAACATTAGAAACTGTCAAAGTATTTGAACTTGGATTGTATTTGAAATCTGCATCTTTTCTTGCACCCTCAGTTGCTGTACCTGTACCAGCAGCACTTGATGATAAGAGTATTTCATAATTAGCATTTGTAGATGTTTCAGTTTGAGTTACTGCATTATTATCATTTACATATCCAACAACCACCCATCTGTTATCTGTTGTAGCTGTACCGCCTACTGAAATATCACCAGCAGCATAATATGTCATTACGATTACACTACCAGCAGGATATTGAGTTCCAAGTCGGGTATTACCGCGGAAATATACAGGAATAGCTGCTGTAGTTGAACTATTATTTAATGTAAGGGTCAATGTAACATTAGAATTAGATTCTCGAGGTAGATAGTATGCAATAGTTGTACCACTTGTAAGTGCATCAATAGGTAGCGCACCAGTCCATGACGCTGTATCTGAATTTTGCGTACCAATAACACTAATTAACGTACCTTTTAAATCATACTCTGAATTATCAGGAAGTATCACGTGACTAATAAATGACATATTCTACAATCCTCCTAGTTTGATGTAAATACTATTGTTTCATTTTGTGTTGTAGATGCATAACATCTAACTTTGTTGTTCCAAAATATTCTATCTGCATCACTTACGTGAATAGCAGTATTATCAATATGATTTTGATATACAATATCTATAAAAGGTAAACTCACTACATGCGCGGTACCATCACCTATTTTGATTCCAGGAACGGCTACACCATCTACAATTTGATGATCACTATATACATATATTTTACCTGCTTCAGATACAACTTGTGGCATAGATGCCCATTCTGCGCTTGTATGGGTTTCAGCTTTACCTTGTAAAGCTTTTATCTTCTCCCACAAGTGTGCTAATCCGTGTTGATCTAAATAATGTTTTTCACTCATACGCAAATCTCATCTATTTCTTCATCAGTTATAGAAAGTATATCACCACTGAATGTATATGTTAACCACTGGTGTGTTGCTGCATCCCAAATCACAAATCCAGGTTGCCCATCTTCTAGCTCTTGTACCCTGACAAGCTTGCCGTCATGTAAATCTCGATCTTCTAATGCTACTAAATCTTCTAGTGTATCTACTGTGATAAACGCGCGATCATAGCGTTCTTTTTCGACTTTATTGATAAATGCACTTACTTCCGGTTCAGGACCTGGAGGACAAACAGGATATGGAGGTGTAGGTCCACAAGGATATGGTGGCGTTTTAGGTGTAGGACACGGCGGAGGTGGTGTAAGAGGTTCCAATGTAGTATTTAAATCTACATTCCAAGGATTTCCGGTAAATAATTCAAGATTGTTGTCCATGATTACACTCCACCATCACAATATCTTGTAAATCATTTAGATCTAACGATTTAAATGTACCAGGCTTATCACACCGCATTAGATACCAACCACAAGTCGATACAGAAGGATTCGCAGAATACCAACCATATCCAACCATCCAGGTTATGTCAGAAAATTTGCTTAATCTTACAAGATCTCCTGCAGATAATGACATATTATACTGAGGTATATCTAATGTTGCTGCCATACATAACCTCCTATACTGATAAATGTATAGAAGGTTAATATTGTAATTATATGATATGAATATCAATCGATAGCGGAGAATCTATATACTGCAACCCATCCGCTGTAGATGTCATAATCTTGACCATGAATGAACTGTTCAAGTCCGCATTGTGTAGTTACAAGTTCATATGTTACACGTGTATGCTGAAAATACATAAAAGTGTAAGGGTTATTATCAATGTATTCTGTATACATATCAGTTAGAGGAAAATCTGTGATGTATGTGTTAGTATGGTCTTCCACTTCTACTACCTTTGTTTCCCGCAATATAACTGTTTTATGGTCTTCAATAATTAGATCATATATTTCACCAAAGGATAGTTCGGATATGAAGCCATCCGGATATTCTTGATTTGGATCAGTCTTAGTAAGTGTAATAGGTACGTATACAACGTCGCTATCCCCACCGCTTCCAGCAGGAGCATAAATGTCAGTATCAGTATCATTAACAGTAATTGTTGCTATTTTTGTTCCTTCTGAAAGTTCGGCTGTTACTGATACACTATCCGGTGTGGGAGCGTAAATATCGTGATTTGTGTTATCTGTTGTGATAGTTGCTATTTTAGTTCCAGTAGCTAGTGAAGGTGTTACGATGATATCTGCAGGAAATTCTACTGGTACCCAGTGCAAACCTGTTGCTGACCAAACATAATATGCAACATTATCATATTCATCATGATTGATCCTAACAAGTTTACCATCATGTAAATCATCGTCTTGTAAAGATTCTAAATCTTCGTAAGACTCTAATGTTATGAATGCATTATCATATCGTAATTTTTCTTCTTCTGTAATAGGTGTACCAGGTCCTGGCGGAGGTGGAGGTAAAACAGGTTCTTCGATGATGTAAATATCGTCTAAGTCAGTAGCTTGTAGAGGTTTGAGGGTGCTTGGTGCATCAGTCTGCATGAGATACCAACCGCAAACAGGTCGATTACCACCCCACGTGTACCATCCGTATGCAACCATCCATTGTATTGATTCAAATCTACCTAATCTAACAACACTACCTGCGATTATAGATAGATGTTGTTCAGGACACTCTAGAATTGCTGCCATAATATGAACCCCTTATCTTTTAGTTTTATACACAGATAAAAGGTTCAAATTAGTGATTTTAGGTGTTTAAACCTGAGAAATGAAGTTTAAAAGAATCTTGAACGGAAATCTGATTCAGATATTTTTTCAACTCCTAACTTATCTGCTTTGATATTCTTAGAAGACCCAGAATTAACATTGTCTGTAATCAAGTATTTGGTACTTTTATTCAGTTCGCCTAACTTGTATCCGTGCGATGCTAGTTCCTTTTCAAACTGTGCACGGTTCACACTGAGCTTACCAGTTATGGCAACATTGAATTTTATATTAGGTATTACAAAATTACTCCAATCAATTCTGTGCTCAATGAATGCAAGTCGTCTGTATTTATCTAGATTTTCTTTGATGGAATTTGCAGTTGCAGGTCCTGCAACTATTGATATTACAGATTCATGCGCTTCATTAAATTCATTTGATACTAGTGTATGCATAGTTTCTGGACATTCAATTGCAAGTTTCTTGGCAGTTATTTCACCAAGCCTCGGAATATTCAATGCAAGTAATGCATCAGAAAGTTTGATTGAATCATCTGAATATAGAGATGAAAGCATAGTGTGTATGAGTTTATCATGTCCAGAAGTGTCCAAATTATTAAAATTTATATGAGGCTCTGCCATAATATGCTCAATTGTAATATCATCATTGAATAACTCATTAAGATATTTGAGTCTGAGCTTATCACCTAGGTTATCTATAGGACATATATGATCCAACCAAATCAGCGTATCCTGTTCAACTGCGTTTATACAGCTATGGTTATCACATTTCAGATGAACACCATACCATGCGAGTTTCAGACCGCAGGCAGGGCATTTTTCAACTAAAGATGCTTCGGTAGACGATACGACTTTATCAATATTAGGAATTATTTCTCCATGTTTAGATATTTCAACCCAACTTCCTGGACCTATATTATTATCACGAATATATGCAGCATTGAACCCAGAAGCATTCTGCACAACTGTACCAGCAAGTTCAACTGGTTTGATATTTACTACAGGAACTGCGTATCCTGATTTTGACATCTCCCAATTAACTGCGATTACTTCGCTCTTCTTAACCTCTGATGGAAATTTAAATGCCATCGCAGTGTAGCGTAATTCATCGTTATTAGGATTCTTCACAACGTCGTTCAGAGATATGACCAAACCGTCTGCAGGATATTTACCATACCAAGCATCCTGATAACTATCCATGTAATCGATAAAATGTGTATCGCTAGGAAAGTATGCACAATCGCTATAAGGGACTACATGATCATCTCCAAACCAATTACGCAGGTCTAATCGTACATGACTCAATGATGTATCAAATGTACCTTCATCACCTATGATGGTATACACAATAATAGAAAGTAATTTAAAATCATCAGTTATTTCATTAGAGCTTATTAGACCTGCCGTAGAATTTCTAGGATTCTTGGCTTCGGGATGCAGCTTGTTGAATCTGTCGAAATTATCATATGACATCAAGATCTCACCACGTACTGCCCCTGTGAAATCAACTGTATGATTGTCATACACTATATGGTTGTACGTGGAGTCTATTGTCCGGACTTTAGTAGTTATATCAATACCAATTTTACCATCCCCTCGAGTCAGTGCCCTAATAAGCCAACCATGCTCATAATATAGAACAACACTTATTCCGTCGAGCTTAAGTGAAACATCGCAAGTTGTACATTTGAATTCCGGTTCTAGCTCATCCCATGTACGACATTTAAGTAATGAACCTACCGTTCCGTATTTGTGCGCAACTTTAGTTCCTGCTACTTTACTGATATCGTATCCATGACCTACGCTAAACAGCGGATTATCAGGGTCTTGTTTGCGAAGTATTTCTAATAGTGCATCAAATTCAGGATCTGTTAATTCACTTGTACCATTACTGTAGTAATCCTGCGATGCTTTCTTGATGATATTTTCAAGTTTGCTCATCTATTGCCTCCTGAGAGGTATCTGCAGTGAGATCCGATTCACTACTTGTATCTTCGGAATGTGTTAATTGTAAAAATTCTTCATATGTTATTGCGCCGCATTGCCAATCGCTTAGTGCACTCATAGTATATCCTCTCTACTGATAGTTATTATTTCTTCCAATAAGATAATGTAGATTTGATGGCGTAAACGACTACGAGACCGATACAGAAAAATGCAAAAATGGTTTCAGGATTCATAAATATAACCTCCATGTAATATGTTCAATATAACGATTTTAAGTTGATGACTGTATCACGCAATTTCACCGTGCTTTTCCATGTAGTTGCTGATGCGCTCCTTGATCTCTTCTTCAGTATCGTCACCACGATACATGTGATCAATCATCCATTCCAGATCAGACATCTTGTTTCCAGGAAACTTAGATGCTACTGCAAATGCTCTGATCCTGTCAGCAGCTTTGTCCATCTCAGGATAGGAAACTCTGCATCTTGTAAGCTCGGTCTGCTTAACATCTCTGAATTCTGTGTGTGCTTTGATTGTCCCTGAAATAAAAATGTCAGCAGCTTCTTTGTAGACAATATTAGATGTCCACCATGTAAATATCCTACCCTCGTCGTCGATGAACTTATAAAGATGAGAAGTACCAAACTGGCTATCAGCGGTGGTTACGAGTGTACAATTGTTGAAATGCAGCTTAACTTTCTGACCTACTTCGCCGTAGTAGTCGGACTTAGCAACTTCAACTTTATGAGCCTCTTCGCGGATCTTAGCAACACGAGCCTTCTCCACATCTCTACGATATGAAGGAACCATTGAAACTACATATCCGTAATCTCTTTCAGAAACTGCACCTGCAATTGCGAATGACTTAAGATTCTGAAGGTAATCGTTGTACTCGTCGATTGTGATGTTCTTGTAATATTCGATGATTGCTGTAGCTTCCTGATCAGCACCTTCCATAAGTTCTGAGAAATTAGCAGGTCTATCCTTTGCAGTGTTATTAAGGTAGTTGCGAACACGGATCTTCGTCTGGTTATCTCCCTGGAAGGGGTCAGACTTAACAAAACCAAATTCGTCAACTGCTACGATAGCTGCAGCAATTACTTCGTGAAGGTCTGTGTAACGTGTAAGCGTAGATGTTGTATAGGGTGCTTCACCTTCAATAAGCTCATCGAAGAGTGCAATGTAGCTTGCTGCCATATCTGCAGATAAACCACCGGTGAAATCGCAGAGGCAAGAAGATCCAACCTGTTTGAATTCATCAGTATCTACATTGTGAACAAGATAGGTGTCCTTGCGGGATCTCTTGATGTTGCAGTGTTCGCAGATGCATTCTGTATGAAGATATCTTTCAGGAACTTCAAGTGTTGTGGTGTTACGAATGATGTTAATACCTTCGGAAAGATGTTCAATAGTTCCGACGAATTCCCAACCATTGATACGTGCAGTACCTTCAGCTTCAACAAGGATAAACTTCTTGAGAAACTTGATTTTGTTCTCGTCTACACTCTCGACGTATTCTTCGCCAACGCGTGCATAATAAAAATCGCATCCGTAACGATTACACTTGTTGCGGATACGAGCGATTTTCTGTTCGAGACGATCGATGTTACCTTCGTAAATCTTGTACTGTGTCATGATGTATACCTCCGTGTGCCTCTCTTGGGCCATTGATTTGGGCAGGCATATGTGTACCTACAATTATATTATAGACGGATGAGGTAAGAATTAAAAGATAAAATTTTGGAAAATAATAAAATATTTACTGTGTTACATTTAACAAAGTAAACTCCGTCATACAGCCATTAACGATTCAAGTCATTGAGTTAAACGCATCCCTTATCTGAGAAGTTGTGTAACTCTCAATAGGTTCAACGATCTGTATACAGTCTTTTAATGTTGAATATTCTTTATCTAATGTTTTATCAAACGGATACTCATAATCAAGTGCAAAAGATAATGCGTTATCATATACATTAGCGTAGTCGTATTGAAGCGGGATCATATTATAGTAAACATCTCCGCGTATCTTATTTATCTTGATCAGTGCTCTTTTCAGTACTTTGCCAGAATAATAGTTCAAAATATTTGCAAGTACCCACGTGTCCTGCCCTGCAAAAGATTTAAGTAATTCTAGATTTGACTTCTTTGATGCAACTATGTATCGTTTCATATGTTGTATTGTATCCTCCGTTTATAACCAGAATCTGCATTATCTATTTATGGAATTAGCTTATTTCACAGGTTTTACAAGTGTCCTTATATGGAGACGCTGTACAGGCCCTGAGGCATATATCGACTCAACACGAGCCTTACCATCTTCCCCAATTACTACACCGTTGAGTACAGGACCAAGATTACCGCGTGTCAATTCAAGACCCTTCCAATCTCTTACAGGGCCTGTAATCTTAGTGACTCTCTTTAGTAAATCAAGGATCAAGCGCCTACCTGCTTGGTAATTTTCTTCATGGATTTTTGCATCATCCATATCCCACAAAGACATAGCATAACTTAGCGATCCATATTTATATTCAAACGGATTTATAACATACTCCTGTTTAAATTTACGATATCTATTATAATATACAACATCCGGATACATCTCTTCTAGCTTTTTGTCAGAAGCAAGTGCACTCCGGCTCTCGCCGTAAAGTATTTCATCTGCTTTGTGCTGAAGCTCTTGATAGTAAGGTTCAGATTTATCACGAAGGTTGATATCATACTTGTCCCACTTATCAATCATTTCATTCATGAAATCTTTCAAACAGTCCGGAATCTCATCTATCTCTTGCTCCTTAGCAGCTTCGGCAGCCAATTTCGCTTCGTACTTATCTAAAATGCCTTGTGCTTCTTTAATTGCTTCATTAGAATTAAATATAGATTCAGCTTCGTCATCAAGGCTGTACAGTGTCTTTCCTTCTGCATCTTCGTAAGTGTACCCGTATTTACGTGCAAGTCCCCACATATCAACTTTTAATTCTTGGGGAACTTTATATGATCTTGTAGTTTTTAATGCTTCAACATATCGAGAGATTGCAGACAAATCCGCATCAGAAATCTTGCCGGATAGAAGATTCAACTTCTTAGATATTGCATCTTCTTTCTTCTGAATCCATGCACGTTTCTTGTCAATCTCAGCTTGCTTCTTTGCAATCTTTGCTTGTATATCAGATATGTTCACTGCTGATTTAATGTATATTTTCATAATGCAACCTCTTATTAAAATGATAACTTTGTACCTTACTATATGATGAAATTAGTATCAAATCCATGCAGCTGCTTCGTCACGGTATATATCGTCTAGGGCAGATAATATGTCATCAAACAACTCATCAGCCTCATCAACTGTGCAATCTTCCCAATCCTCTGCAGCTGCACTTTTGTAATCACGAAGTATTTCCGATTGTCTAGAACCTATAGGGTTATCATAATCCTCTGTTTTAGAATACAGAGAAAGCAAGGTATTTCTGCAATCTTGAACCAATTTGACCTTTTCTGGTTCAATAGAACTAAGAAATATCCATGATGCATTATACTGTTCAGGATCTTGCTTTGTTGATTTGATGTATCGCTTCATATTGTAACTCCTTTGAATTTATGATACACTTGCTATAACGATTTACTGGAGTTTATATACATCTGCTGGATAATCACCATATGCAATTGCATTGAACCAATCATCAGTGCTATATGAACGAGTTCTGCCTGTTTGCTCATTCTTAATAATGATGAAATCACCATCACAAGCAAAATTATGTGCAGCACTTAAAGCTTCAGAAAAATCATCTCCGGTGTAAGAATCTACAAGACCTTGGAAATTAGAATCGTAGTAGCCTTCTACAGAGTATTTATAATCCAATTCAGCAAGCTGATCGAAACCGCTACCGGATGTAGAACAGTCAATAGGTAAATATTCATTAGTGTTTCTATCATATATGTGAGTACAGTTGTGATTACAACCCCAATCAAATGCTTCATCATATGAATCAAACCCTGTATCGTAGTAGAAATCCTCAGTGCCGTCGTCTTCAATCCGACCTGCACTATATCTATGATCATAATTTGAATTGACTATGTCACAAGAACTTGTTACTCGATTGCAATACTGCTCCGCATACTTTACAGCATCACTTAATCTGTAGAATTTTTTATTGGAACCTACAGACATAATAGGGCCTACATTTCCGTTCTTCATGCGGAATGCAATACTCAATTCATAATAGCGTTTATCGTCATCATCATATTGCATATCAAGCCAGATATAACCTTCATCATTAGGTAAGGTCTTGCTAAGTGTTGTCCAGTTACCATCGTCATCATTACCTTCAGGAATGATTGACCAACCTGCGGGCACTTTAGGATAGTTACTAGATGCTGTTATTGGGTGCTTTGTAAACTTCTTCATACTTGTTACCTCAGTCTTCTAAAGAATAGAAATCAGGATTGCCAATTACTTCAAATCCTGCAAGTCTCATTTTATCTCGTATCTGCTGTTCTATCACACTGGAGTTATATTCATTAACCCAAGTGAAATCTACACCAGCCTGGTAGATATCAAATTCTCGATATTCAGGTGAATCTGAATAATCTACTTCGTCTAGGCTGAATCCTAAGACTTCACATCCATTGTCCTCGAAAACAGAAGTAAATATTTTTTCAATTGTATCCCATGCACTTCCTTGATAAAAGTAAGTTACAAAGAAATCAAGCCTAAAACCGGATGTGTGCTTGGTCTCAGTAGCTGATTTTACATAGCTACTAGGGTTTTTAGTAAATGTTCTTTTCATAATACTCTCCTTAATCTACATGTGCAATTTCAGACAACCAGTCGTTGATAGAATATTCAGGACTCTTGCCTTTATGCACTTTTGCAGTAGTACCGTAGTTCATGTAATCATCTGTGTAAGTGTTCCTGACAGTATCATCCTTGAAAAAGATGAAATAGTAATACTCATCATAATCATCAGTATCATAGTTGTAACTATCAGGATCATATACTAGGTATATTGATGTAACATTTTTACGAATGTTTGAATCATGAATCAAAGGCCGAAGTTCTCGAGTACATGATTTTACTAGCTTGTATCCGTTGAATCGGTCTTCAGCTGATTTGATGTATCTTTTCATAATTAGAGCCCGCATTCATCTGTGTAATCAGATAGCAATTCTCCAAGTTCTTGCTTGAGTTCCTGGAACTGATTGAAGTCAGCAAGTTTCTTCCTATCTTTACCGTTATCATGCGAGATGTAAAGTTCAGCACCTGTGTAATCACCATCTTTGAAGTTAGATACAATATCCAATTCAAGTTCAATGGTAGATTTAAGATCCTCAGCGGCTTTTATAGCGGTTTTAGGCCGTTTTGTAAACTGTTTCATATCAAATTTCTCCAATCTTTAAAGTTTTCAATAAGTTGCAACAATAACTAGTACGTCATCGTCTGCATATACACTGCTTAGCCATAGGCCTAATTCGCCTGCAATTTCAGCAATTTCAGGATAATCTTCAATTTCAGAAATATATCCTTCGAAGAAGATGTTCTTATCCTGCTTACATACTATTCGAATAATTGTAGTAGCTGCTACGTATAAATCCAGAAATTCCTGTAATCTCATACAATTGTTCTCCTTATTTCAATACTTCGCCAACTTTATTTAACATTGTATATATTTGATCGTCAGAATCTAACAGTTCATTCAATGCTTCATATGCTTTTTTGAACTCTTCATCTTCACGAATAACATCTAAACATGCAAGGTAGAATCGGGTTAAAGCTGAACGAATTTCAACAATGTTAGGACAAGCTTTATATATTGCAATTTCAAGATCTGCAAGTGTTTCTACTTGATAATAATTCCAAATGTAGTTTCTTGCGCATATGTACAATTTATTGTACAGATTTACAATTTCGTGTTGACCTATCATGATTGCATCACAACCCTTCAGTTAATTAATCTTCTGCAAATGTTAATAGCAGAACTCTTGCAGAATCTAACAGTTCTACATCCTCATTAGATAATGCGTCAAACCTCGGATCATGAAAATCACCTAATGTCTGGAATCTCCAGAGAGCATCCGCTGCAGCCTGTGCTGCATCTCTTTGACGTTGAGTTTTACCACTCATGCTTGCGTTAACATATCTTTTCATATTTATTCCTCCTCTGGATATAATTCAACACTTAGCAATACATATCCGATTGCTTGCATAACATCTTTAACGATTTCTGGATCTACACCATTGTCAATTAATATACCTTCGCATTCATGTATGTTATCGTCAGTTAATACTACACCGTCTAATACTTCCCCAGCTACTTTCATTATAGATTCGTTGGCGGGGTGCAATTCAGCAAGGTCTTCAGGAACAATAGCTTCAGATCCTTTCACAGAACATGAATAAATATCAAACGGAAATTCTACATCTTCGGCATCATTTTCTAGCCTGTCAACATCTTCCGGGGAAGCATATTGAATAAATGAACCTTCATACGGTAGCCCCGTTTTCCTATAACTGTATTTATCATCAACGATATTCTGTGCTTCTCTAGCAGAATGTGCCCAGATTAATTCCTCATGCCAACTGTAATGTGTGCCAGAATCGGCGTCACCATAGTCAAATCCTACTCGAGCAACAAATGGAATTAAGTCTTCAGAACTTCTAATGTACTTTCTCATTATTCAATCTCCAAAATCAAAATTATCTAATGTGTCATTTCCGGTTGAAATTTGATGTACTTTTCATTTATCATACTTCCACATTAGAATATTTACGTTTCATTGTAATAGTTACTTTATAAGGTTCAGGGTCGTTATCACCCTTGCCACCTGACCAATAATATGTAACAGATGAAATAGCATACCATATTTTAGCTTGCTTCAAATCAGAAATTATAGTATCTACTACTTCTTGTGCTGCAGCCTTAGTATAATTACCTTCAGATGTTAACATTGTGTTATTTTGATAGCTCATCCCAATGTCCCAAACACCTTCTGCGTCTGCTGCAAGGATATCACATGCGATTCTACCCTCAGATGTCAGATTATCTATCTCACTTCGGCGGACAGATCCTGTAATTTTAGGATACTTTGTAAAATTTCTCTTCATAATCAACACCTTTTCACGATTTGAACCAATCTGCAAACTCATAAGTATTGCAATGTACATCTTTACCTTCGGTAGTTTTAAAATATGCCATAGCTAAATCTTCGGCGTATCTCCTAGCATCTCCTATAAGATATTCTAATAAAAGACCACCGCCTACTGTATAGTTAGAACCAACAACCCCGTCAAACTTAACATATGATGGAGAAGCAGATTCAATACGACACCTACCACCGACAAGCTTAAATGCCTCTTTTATATTATTTGGAATATCAGCATTCGCACCATCAGTAATAGTATGAAACAAATCAGAATAGAGCTTATAATATTTCTGCTTATCAAACCCTGCAAACTTACTATCCAGCTCTTGATTACTTCTTATGTATCTTTTCATAATGGAACACTTCCTTAAACAAATAGTAATGGTAGTTTATACATGTAATTAAGGTTCAATCAGGTTATTAAGTTACTATGTACTCCCATCTCACAACTCCTGAATCATAAACACGAACAAATCCATGATTCTCCATGATTTCTTTCTCGGTTTGATGCTCAATATCAATTGTATCATCTTTAAGTAGTGATTTTAAAAATTGCTTTTGGCAGCTAACTCTATGATAGTATTTGGTATCATCTTCACGTGCCCAAACGTAACTAGGCTCGGTTAGATGCTTTGATACGAATCCTAATTTTGTGTATAGATTACCCTTTGTGTGTGCAAAATCAGAAAACGAAATGATTTTAGATGCAGTATAATTGCGCAAGAAATACTTAAATAATTTATCTGCACCACCTGCAATGTTACATTCAAGTTTTGTACAGAATCTAGAAAGTTCCCATGTATCTGTATCATCTTTAGAATTAGTACCCATTGTCTTACGAATGTGCCCGAAAGTCATAACAGCTACAAGTTCATCTGTTGAATTTAACCTCAATCCAAATCGTACTTTAGAATTAGTGTAACCTTGGCGATGATTCGCATCTAAAAATTCTTTGCATTCTAGATAAGATATTTCTTCTACATGTGTATTTCTTGCACCATATTTTGTAGTGTTTGCATGCAGTAGATTAGATAGCATTGATTTGATAATTTCAGGTTTAGCTAACCATTCATATCCAAATATGTGGAACAAGAAAACATCATGCTCTTTACAAATATTAGATTTGTTTTGGTGATACTTATAATGTTTAGGAGTTTCATGCTTAAATCCGCCTTTAGATGCATTGTGAGTGAATGCAGGATTGCATTCAATTCCTAGATTAAATTCAGGTAGATAAAAATCTAATTCATAAGGGGCAATAATACTTCGATTATTTCGAAGAATTGTAGCATTCGGCACAATTGTTTTAAGGAATTCATATACATCTGTCTCTATCCAACTATAAGATTTAGCAATCAGATTGCTACAATTATGCTCCACAAGTATATCGTATATTGGGGTATCTGTTACACCTAAGGCAGTTCGAAGTTCTTGTATATTGGGTGCATGATCAAAATTCCTCAATATGTAATTTACCGGATCAGATTTGAAACTCATGTATTCCGATACTTTTGAAGGATCTAATATCTTTTTAGCATATGTATTTTCAGAAAGTGGTCTCCCATTAGGATAGTGTGCCTTATATGTTGCTAGCCTCTTAGCTTTTATATCAGGGTGCATAGGGGGAGATGTAAACCCATATACATTTAAATTAGAAGCAGCTCGACCTTTAAGATATCTATCACTATTCATTATTTGCTTGAGCTTTTTTCGAATTTCAGGAGCTTGAGATACATTTTTAACCTTGTAAGTCATCATACATTTGTTTTCACGCCTAGTCCTTACTTCTTCTGAGCTATTCCGCTCACTGATCTTAGCTCTAACCCAATCTAGTTCGCTGACATTATCTACACCATAAGTGTCCTTAACAGTACGATGGTGTAACTCTTCAGCACATACTTTTGAACATGTTTGCGGCTTCTCATTAGGGGAGCAAGTATATTCAAATTCATTACCGCATATTGCACATGTAGATTTATGAGGGCCTTCGCAGTAAATTTGACCAGGACTAGTACGCTTAAATAATTTACCGCATTCAGGGCATTCTTGTTCCACAAATCGAGAAATCATTGTTTCCTTTCGCAACGCCTTTGTGCATTCCGGAGAACAACATTTATGCGGTTCACTAGGTTTTCCATATGCTACAGGTTTGCCGCATCGAGGACAAGGTCGATAGTGCGGTCCATTACAGTACACACCGTTGCCTACACGGTCAAATTCTTTCCCACAAATCTTACACTTGAATTTTGACATACTACCCTCCTTACATACAATAACGATGTGGCGATTTGATTTAATTAAAGGTTATGTGGGTCGGGTCTATGGCATTTAGAATACATTAGGTATTTATTACAACTACATATTCATTATTGCTATTTAAGTGTGAAGAATTTTTCAAAACTTCTACAACATTATCTTTATACAGTTGAGTATCATCTACTACAAACACGTATCGTTTACAAGTTATTCTATCTAACACTACTTGTATCCATTCGTCACAAGATTTAATAGTCATATTATCAAAATATATCTCCTTATCCGCATAAGGAGGGCAAGTTAATACACAATCAAATGCAATATTATCATATGACAACACATCCTTGCAAGACACTTCACCTTGTAGCGCAAGTTCACGTATTATGTTATTTGCTTCTGTTACAACTATAGAATTAATATCAGACCCAATATATTGCTTCCCTGCAGCACATACGCCTAAGAGCCTTCCGGAAAATCCCGAAAATGGGTCAAAAATCGAATCAAATTCAGATAAATACTTAACCGTAAGATACTTAGCTAATACAGGGTTGAATACTGAAACTTTTGGAGCGATTTTAGAAACATTGAAACCTTGCAAAACTTTACTAGGATCCACATTATTCTGATAGATTATTCTGTTTGCGATGCATTGTTTGAGTAATGTATCGTCATTCCATGCATCGTAAGGAGATACTTTATTCTGGATGTGGCACATGTATATAGAAGTATGATACTGTTGTATAGATGATACTCCAAGTTTGCAATACGGATTATAATGTTCACAGTCATATTTACAAAGTTTTGCATAATCGGAATGTATGCGTTTAGTTGAATATGTAAATTTTGGAAATCCATTGGCCCGGCACCAGAAAAACAGATCAGTATCATAAGAAAATATATTGTTATCCATTTGTAGTAGTAGTTTTTGTAAATTACGCAAACCTCGTTCAAAGTCTGATTCTATGATGGCTACGAAAATATGATCGGCAGGTATAAGTGCTAGCCGAGTATCATCATAGTCATCTCGGACTTTTCGGCCATCAGGATCTTCCAAATAAGAATGCCAATAAATACCATCACAATCAATTAGTATCTTATACTTGGGTAAGTAGACATCAAATTCATGCACAATATTGTTAGATTTTAACACATGATGAACTTGATATTCAATATTATATTGGTCCAGCATATTGATGAGCCGAATCTCAAGAGAGCTCATATTAGCGGAATTCCTTGATTGTTTAGAACGCAATGCGCATGACTGCATTGCAAATGGCACACCATACCGCTGCAGGTTAGTTTCAGCAGTAGCTTGCCTGCACTCTGAACTATTTATTCTCTTTTGTATTTTCACCCTAACTTCTGGAATTTGGGCAACGTTAGTATACTGTGTTCCGTATTTTTCCTGAATGGTTTGAATTTTATATGATTCAGAAGCTACTGCTGAATCGTGTAACTTTGACCTCACTGTATCTGATTGTGACACCACGCTCACATTGTACTTATCTAAACATGTTTGCTCTCGTAGCTTATTTGTACATTCTGTAGAACATCCTGGAGTAGGCTGATATGGATACTTAATTAAAACAGGTTTACCGCAAATAGGGCAAGGCTTGTAATGCGGTCCGTTGCAATATAGCGTAGTATTACTGATAGGATGAAATTCTTTCCCGCACAAGAGACATATACGTGTTTCGTTTGAGATAGATTGTTTCCGCAATGCAGCTTTACAGGCTTTTGAACATGTTTTAGGAAAATTAGTCATTGTCGATATTGTATATTCTTTACCGCATATTATACATTTAGCAACATGAGGTCCTTTACAATATACTTGTGTACCTTTTGCGTCAAATTCATTACCACAGTATTTACATATTCTTATCATGGTATTGCCTCCTATAAGGATATTGTGTAGATAAAAGGTTACACCAAACATGTTACCTCGAATAACGATTCAAAAAAATAGTAGCAACGCAAAGGCGCTGCTACTAGGAAAACAATCAGTTAATAGATTGTATTACCTGTAATCTTCAGGCCTCAAGTAGATTGCTCTAGAGATGACCAAAGGTACTGTAACCTTAACAATATCGCCACCTTGCTGGTTCATCTCGCCGTTATTTAGTGCACCGATCCATGTACCCGGACACTTAATTACGTCCCTGACGTTGCCCTGGCCATCATATTTGATGAAGTAAACATTTCTCATGTACTCCGTCGGAAGCCCCATGCGCTCAGTCTCAGTATCGTAAACAAGACGTCTCCAATCTCTGAGTGCCTGCAGAACGTTAGGTTCACAGTAGCAATTGAGGTTCCAAGTAACAGAATTGAATGATACTTTTGAAGGGAATTTGATGATACCATTACCATAATGTACTGTGATTTCATCTTGGTTCTCTTCAATTGCACCTACGGAATCTGTAGAGAGTGTTAAGAGTTCGGAAAATTCTGCAGGTGAGCTTCCGTCCATGTTATATACACGAATTTCGAAGTTCCATATCTTCAAGTAGATTCGTAACATCTACCCGGTTAGTTATTCAACTAACTCCTCCTATTTTCATAGGATGTGGAGACTATATCATCACCTCAATTTTGTGAGGGCTCGGCGCTACCGTACGATTTCACGGATTATAGTCGTTGAACCTTCTTCAGTGCTTGAAGCTTGGCTGCTGATTATCCAATCTAAATAATTTTTAAGCGAATTCACATCTACTATTCCTAGTTACTGTTGTAGCTTATTTAGCTCTAAGGACTTTCCAGCAATTCACCGAGTTATTCAATGTACCTCGCGGTACAAGGGAACTGTGAGATATCTCTCAATTCGTAGTTAATGGTACATAAGTGTCCACACCTAACATATGATTGGTTCCCATGTAAAGTGGTTTAAACATAAGTAGTATCCTCCTAATATAATTTATGTAACACGATATAAGATTATTATAGACAAATCTGTGTATCTAATATATTATTATTATACAATAACTTTGAGAAAGGTAATTACTATGAAATATAAACGAATATGCAAACTATGCGGACAACTATTTGAATCAGACTCACCGTTGAAACGATACTGTAATAAAGATCATTATGCTACATGCGAAATATGCAAAAATCAATTTGTTTGGAATCATGCAACCGAACCAAACTGTTGTTCCACAAGGTGTAGAAATATCAAAAAATACGGAGTGGAACATCCTATGCAATCTAAAATAGTGCAAGAACATCATAAACAAAGTATGAAACAATCATATGGAGTTGAACATGCATTGCAATTAGATAAATTCAAAAATAAGGCCTCAAACACAAATAAAGACAGATACGGAGTAGAATGGGTGCAATCCAACCCAGAAATTAAACAGAAATCCAGGAACACTATGAAAGAACGATATGGTGCAGAAACTACGCTACAATCGCAGGAACTCAGCAAGAAAGCTAGGCAAACAATGCAAGATCGATATCATACAGATAATCCTATGAAGGTTGAAAAATTCAAACAATTAGCTAAACAAACAAATACATATAAATATGGTGTAGAAAACCCGATGCAAGCTGTAGATATAGCAGAAAAATCTAGAATTAATCGGCTTAAAAATATAGAAACAACAACACAGCATATTAAAGATACATTTTTAGAAAAATACGGAGTCGATAACCCCTCTAAATTGCCAGAAGTTCAAGAAAAAATATCTAACAAACTCAAAGAGAAATATCCGGAATTTCAACCAAAAATGATAGACACTAATATGGGTAAGTACGGGGTACCGTTTTATTGTATGTCTGAAGAATGTCGAAAACTATCTGGATGTGCTATTTCTAAAGTGAATCAAAGATTTTCCGAGGAATTAGACCAAAGAAATATTGAACACAGCGTTGAATTTACACTAGAACGTTATTCGTATGATGTCAGAATAAATAATACATTAATTGAAATCAATCCGACGTACACACATAACGTGGTAGGTAATCATTGGAATGCTCCTGTTGATTGGGACTACCATCTTAAGAAAACACAGATAGCTAATAAGCATGGATACAGATGTATACACGTATTTGATTGGGATGATCAAGAAAAGTTGCTGAATATGTTATCGAATCCAAAGTATAGAATATCTGCACATAAGTGCAGCATATATGTATTAAATACAAACATAGGATCTCAATTTCTCAATAGATACCACCTGCAAGGTGCATGTAGAGGACCTCAATTATATCTAGGATTAGTATATCAAACTAAATTAGTATATGTTATGGCATTCACAACACCTAGATATAACAAGCAATATGATGCAGAATTAGTTCGGTTCTGTTCACACCCAGAATATAAAGTTTTCGGAGGTGCTAGTAAATTATTTAAGTTTTTTATAACAAATTATGAAGTTACGTCTATAATATCATATTGCGATATTTCAAAATTTACAGGAGATACATATGAACACCTAGGTATGCACTTACTCAAGTCTACACAACCACAAGAAATATGGTCAAGACATAAAAAACACATTACAGCTAATTTACTGCGTGCACATGGATATCAACAACTTGTGGATTCTACAGGAGATCCAAATAAATCAAATGAGGAAAATCTTTTAGCTGACGGATGGTTACCAGTATATGACTGCGGTCAAGCAGTTTATGTGTTTGAGTGAGCAAAGTCACCATTATCTATTAGTTCGGAGTATGCTTGTGCCTGCCCCTGACCGTATGCAACATCGCAATAATATTTCAATTCTTCTTTAGTTACAATACTGTTGGTTTTCTTATCAATAATGCTCCAGTATGTTTCAAATGTCATGTTTCATCCTTTTCAACGCTTGTGGGGATCTACTACCCGCAATCTACCATAAGTTATGTATTGAAACCGCAGAGAGTCGTATTTCATCTGATATTCTATCATTGGCAAAAGTTTATGTGCTAAATCTTCTGCCATTTCTTGTAGTGTCATCTCCATAGCTGTCTTGCCCTCCTCCGGACTATCTATTACAAGTTCCCTTGGAAGATGCACTACACTGCCAACGGTTATAACATCTGGTCTATGCATCTCAATGCGAACAGGTTTGAAGTTATCATCTAGCATGTAAGCTGTTCCACAGCTTTTGCAAATCAATGTTGTTCTATCTATATGACCGCTACACCCAGGACAAATTAAAGGCTTCAAATCACTCATTGCATACTCTCCTATATCAGTTATGTTCAAATTTCAAACATGCATATCTACCTGACATTCTGCCATAATGATATGCAGGATCATTAATATATTTTTGATCGCGTAATTCACAATACCCATAAGTACCGCCTCTATTACCTTTGTAAGCACTTATGAAATATTTGCAATCTTTACATTTTAATTTATCATCCATCAGCTATCACCTCGTAAGTATTTGGATCAATCTTAGCATAGATATCACAGTAAGTAGGATCAAATGCATCATCTATCTTTTCGAGAAACCATGGTTGATTAACAACTTCATCGCGATATGCAGGCCAATTACCGCTGCCGATACGTGCATGAACATATAGTATATCATCTCGGCCAATGTATTTATTGAACATATTATACTGCTGCTTGTACAAATTAAGCTGATTGCGAACTTCTGTTTTGATCATCCTTCGCTTTCTTCCGGATAATCTGTCCCATCGAATATCTGTGTAAATATTTGGCTTAGTTGGATCCTGCGATATAAGATACTTATGCTCCTTAGCAACACGGACTCGATACCGCCATGAACCACCTTGTTTCCATCCGCACTCTACAAGGTCCTTAATAACATCTATTGTAATTGTTTTTATGAAATCATCAGTTACTATTGCAGGTTCCTGGGATTTCATAAGGCGATATCCGCGCAACCTAGGCACAACGATGTTATTCTTACTTGCAACAACAGATAGATTAGGAATCTGTGAATATGCACCTAAATCCATAAAGTACCTCCGACTAACAATAAAAAATACTTCATACACAATAACGATTTAAGTTAAATGTGTATGAAGTACTGTGGGGTTAAATATGTAATGTGATTACTTCTCTATCGATTTCAGAACTTTACCTGTATCGTAATTTCTGAGTTCAACAAATTCGTCAAATTCGTCACTATCTATAACTAATGCGTAGTAATCTTCGGCTTCATCTAAGTTATCAAACACCTTCTTATCTCCATCAAACCATACCAAGTAACGAGGTTTTCTGTGGATATCCGAAGACTCTTCAGAAGGTAAAACATCGGAAAATTTGTAGATTTCAAAATCAGGGTCTGAATTTTTCTCAGATTCTATTTCAGCATCCGTTGCAGGTGTAGCGTATGACCCAATGTAACTACGGTCATCTCGATAAGTTTCATTAGCCCACCACTCAGCTTCATTAGTGTCATTTGCTTCAACAAACGCGATAGCTTCCGATACACATGGGCCAGATTCACAATCGCCTTCTTCAAAACCTGAAGATACTTTGAAAATTTGAGAAGCCTTTATAGGTTTTTGAGTTGTAGGATATTTTCTAAATTGTTTCATCTCTTAAGCCTCCTATGTTGTTGGATAACACGTTCTCTGACATATTTTGGTAATGTACCCATAATATCATCAAATAATGTATCTGTAGTTTCAAGATTATCTGCTACGCGTAATCGTACAAGCATAGTATGATCTTGAGCAAGCTGTTCTATTACATCTCTAGGTGTGTTAATATTGCCAGCTACTTCGCCACGTACACTTTCGTCAGGATGCTCAGCTAACTTACGCAAAGTATCTTCTGAAGTATTAGCATTACCTGCTACTAACGCAAGTACCGTAATATTTTTGGATTTCTTAGCTAATCGTGATAAAGCATCCGGAGGAGTTTTATTAGATCTTGCTACTACAGCACGAACCCCATCATCTGTATCATTTGCAAGCATAGTAAATACTGCATCAGGCGTACTAGGATTATTTGCAACAAGTATTCTAACAGATGATAAAGGATCTGCAGCGAGTCGCTTAAGAAGACGTGGATCTTCAGAATCCACTGCTAAGGATTTTCGCATACCTACATCTTGATTCTCTAGAGATTCTACAGCAGCTTTTACAGATGCATTTTGTTTAGGTAACTTAGTAAATTTATACATAATATTTGATTTCCTGCTTAAATTAGTATGTGTTTCCAGTTAAGAAGTATTCAGCTACGTAATTGAGTAGATGTTTCAACTGTGGTAGCTTACTTCGTTTTGTACTTTCTTGCAAATTCAAAAATCTGTCGAACAAAATCTCGAGAAACATCGTAGATATCTGTGAATTGTACTAATACTTCGTATAATGATGGATCCGAAATAACAAATCCGTCAAGCGCAGTACATAGACAGTATTCAGAAGGATCATCTTCGTTGATGCCTACCCAAATAGTATCTCCTTGATTATCATATGCTTCCATACTAAATGTTCCCGAAGCATCCTCTAGAATTATTGAAGTTATTGTAGGTTCGATATCATAAGATGTGTGTATGTATCGTTTCATTGCATCTTACCCCTATTCTACAAATTAATTATATAAGTATTTAAGGTTGTACTAGTGGGTCTGAACATATTCGTACACGTATTTCCTCAACCAGCTAGATCTTCGAATCGCGTGGGATTTCAAAGCACTGGAATAATCATCCTCTATCAAGTAAGTTACAACGTATTCTAGCACGTTGCCGTATTCATCAGGATGTATACTTATTGCCTGATCAAGCAAATTATCTAATGCATTCTTATCAGAAATAACCATACCTGAACCTAATTTTGATTTTATCATAACATAATCCTCCTTAATTAATGATCATAACGATTCATTAAAAATGCCCTTACAAGTAACTGTAAGAGCATCTGAAATATTAGGAAATTATGTGATATCACCGTTCAAAATATATTGAAACAAATTGATTATTGCGAATATTAAATTTACATTTAGAAAATCCCTCAGAAAAGAGCAAATCGTCGATTTCAGACTTAAACTGATTTTTAGACGCACCTTCCTTTAGATAAAGTTCAGGATAGTGCCAAGACCTTGGAGGATCTGCACAAATACAGAATGTATAATTGAATTCTAACCGGAATCCATTATACGCTATTGTAGGAGCACCAAAGTAAGGCTCATCATGTGTTTCAAAATATTTCAAAACAACAGTCTCTAATTGGTCTGCTAATTCATGTTCGTACGCAGGAGTTAATTCCCCACTTTTATCATAATCCCTTCCTAACAAAAAGGATGTAGCTAGGATTGTTTTAGGTGTAACACGATATTTCTTAACCATAAATCACCTGCTCATGCGATCATACATTTCATAAGTGTCGTACCTATCATGTATCCTATAGCCTTTATAGGTGTGACCGTCATACATAGGGCCAGCATACTTGTGTAGCATCTCTTTGCGCTTCTCTTCGGATTGCGCAGGAACATAATCAGGATCATATATAGGATTAGCATGTAGCACTTTGTGGAATGTTGCAGGAATCTTTATTGGAGCGCCTTCGCCATAGATGGTAATCTTGCCCTCAATTGTATCATCCTCTACAGGATATTCTTTGTAATCACGTGCTTTCCAATCAATAGAATCCCAAAGTATTTTATCATCTTCTGACCAATGACCTTCAAATTTAGGGACATAAATCTTGCTATATACTCCTAATTCAGCAGCCGCACGCTGAATATCTGAAGGTTTCATGTACTTAACTAATGCGTCAACAACATCTAACGCACCAATGTTACCATCATTCAGTGCGTTGTGTAAAATTTCAACCGCATCTGGACCGTAAGCTGCTCTAATGTATCGCTTCATAGATCTAAACTCCTTTACATCAATTTGTATATTTATAGTTCACATAGAAAGAACCTTCAGGTGTAGCTAACCAATCTCTGTAACTCTGCATAAGTTTTGGAGTTACTAAATTCTTCTGTTCAAGACACATCTGTACATACAATTCAGTATGGTAATCAGATAAAAATACAGCAAGTCCTGTTTCGATTCGTGGCATAGATACACCTCCAGAACTGATAATTATGTAAAAATAAACAAGGTTGAAAACTAGCGGATAAACATAGAAAGATGCACCCAATATGTAAATATCAAGTGCATCTTCCTTAAGAAAGGGATAGTGAAAAAACATTAGGTTCTTTGTAATTACTATCAGTCTCTATATAATGTGCTTTGGCATTAACATATAAGGTTCAGCCGTCTGCACCGCCTAAATATGGTGTGTCCCATGTAGATTTTAAGGTCGATACTTCAATACGAGGTAAATCTGTTTGAGGTTTCTCGTGATAGTTCCACCATTCTTTACCATCATACTCACCACGAGACATCCACCAGTGATCTCCTATGATTAACAGATCTTCGACTATTTCTGCATGCCCATATCCCGGATCATAGTTAGTATCCTTTGCAAGTGTCTCAAACAACTCCTTAGATATCTCAAACCTACGTCCCTGCACAGCTGTAACATCTTCAAATGTATGCCCATGCGCTTTCAAAGTAGTTATAGTTTCATCCCACAGATTGCGAGTTTGCATTTAACAACACCTCCCTGTATCTTAGGTACACACAGTATAACGATCACTTAAATTTCAATGTTAAATGACGCATAAACAATCTGCAAGTATGGAGGGGGCAGATAGCCTAACATTAAAACTGCATTGTAATGTTTGTCATACAATGCAGTTTCATATTTACTATTAAGTTTGTGTGTCAAAGTATTGATAGGGAGTAATCTTGTCGATATAGGCGACAAGAAACATTGATTGGCGCTGTCCTCCTATAGATACTATAACGATTTATTAAGCTCTGAACTGGTCAAGATCGACGCTTGTCGGAAGTGCAATAAGATCAATTGTGATATCGTTGATTACACCAGCAACTGTGATATAAATCTTACCAATTACAGAATTTGCATTGACGCTACTAAGTCCATCAATATCTGCAGACATCGTGATATAATAATCATCGATTGCACCTACATTCCGCATGGTATCCAAAGTAGGGCTTACTCCTGCATAAAATGAGCTGTAAGCTTCCTGGTTGTTATACTGGAATGTGATAGAAATACCAACCTTATATGCAACGTCTTCAATAGCATTTACAAGCCATCTTGTGCTGAGATTTGCAAGTGCCTGATATGTTGCAGGAGGTACTTCGTAGAGTGTTGAGTTACCCCATACATTCATTCCAAGATCAGGAATGTTTGCAATTACGTTTACTCCAACACCTTCAAGTGTTTGCCAGATGTCAAGCAACTTCTTAGGTACGTTGTAATCAAGCTTACCAATCCTAAGATTATGCTTTCTATTTGTAGGAAGTGCCCATTCATATTGTAATGACTGATTGAGGATCTGTGCTCTCTGAATCATCAATGCTAAGAATGAAGGCGATGCAGGTGTTTGTTTTGCAGTACCTACGTAAGTATACTGTCCCCAAGGTGCAAACAATGCAGAATGTGTTGAGAACATTACAGTATTCATAGGTGCATATCTTGAAAGCAACTGTGCGTATCCTTCCTCACCGTATACTTCGGATCTTGCAACGCTTTGAGGAATGTCAATGTATGCTGTTGCACATCTGCTGTAATAGCCTACATTCATCAATGCAATGTGCATAGGTGAGAGTTCGTTGATTGCTAGATCAGAACCAAGTGCTTTGAGGTTCTGGTCATCCCATCCAGGTGATACTACTCTGTTAGGATTATAAGCAAGCTTATCATATAAGAGAGTAAATACACCATCTTTGACATTTGAACCATCGTTGAAGCCGACAGCTGATGTATATAACCATTCCATGTATCTTGTACTATATGCAGATACTAGATCGGCTGTACCAGCTTGAATGATAGCATCGATTGCAGATACGTAGTTAGGAGTAGCACTTCCACCTACATATTTGAATCTTGCAGCTGCAAGTGCTTCAGCTTCTGTGAGTACAGAAGAAACTGTATCAGTATCAACTTCGGCTTGTCTGTCACTGCCACCTGAAAGTGTAGCAACAGTAGTATCAAGCTGTGTATTATCTGTCATATCAGGTGCAGAGATGTCAATGAATTTTGACTCCACTTCTGACCAATGCAGAATAGTATCATTAGAGTTTTCTACATCAAATACAAATGACAGATTTTCAATTGCAGTCTTAACTCCTGTAGAATCTGTAACATAAAGAATAAGATTCCAGTAAGGCTTCTGTGCACCTTCCCAAGCGTAATGCTTCTTTGTAATTGTTGCACTGAGGTTATTACCAAAAGAACCGGGATATTTTGCAGTTAAGTTTACTAGCGGAGTGCCAACAATAACAGCCTCTTCTTTATAATATGTGTTCTCTGCAAATTCGGGTGCTACCTCATCCTTGCGATAGATACCGCCTTCTTGGGCCTTAGCAGTTGACCAAGTTTGCTCCTCATTAGGTACATACTCGTCAGAAGCGTTCTTTGTGTAATAACTTGCCCAGTTCTCATCCCAATCATCAGGCTTGTTCTCTGTGTGAATATCTACGTAATCATCTGCAGCTACTACAGGAATGTAATCATCACCAGACTTTGTAAAATAATTTGTATAGTTTGTTGCCCAATCGTCAGGTTGTGCAGAAAGAACAACATATTGTGTAGAAGACTCGTTCTTAGAAAACTCGCCAGCTGCTTTACTACCAGGGCAGAGTCTGCAAACAAGCACATCATATCCTGCAGTAAGTAATGTCATTGCTACTTGATAAGAATAGTCCTTGGACAATCTGTAATTAGTAGCCGGACCTCTATATGCAGCTACAAACTGTTCAAGACCCTGCTGAGTTGCAGGATAACGAATCCATGTAGCATTTTCTAACGCTTCATCTTCAGATACTCCAACAGCGTCTGCACGGAAATACCCGGGTCCCCAAGCGGCGGTTATAGGCAACGCTACAGTTGCATATGAACTGCTACCGATGTTGTACGTATAGTTCTGTGAAATTTCATTAATAACTATCTGTGCCATCAATGTTCCTCCTGTATAATGTGTTTAATTAATTTACGGTGTTATGATTCACTGTAAATAAGCGGTTCTAAATACAGTAAACACTTGATACCTTTATAGACGTATATAAGGTTCTATCACTTGTTTTTTAACTCAATGTGTGTAGACATTTCATATCGGTTCAAATGTCTTGCGGTATATGAAATCAATACACACCCATAACATTGCAGTTGTACTATTGACTGATACAATGTACCCGATTGAGAGTATTCAGAGCTTGCCGATGATTTTTCAATATTAGAACCTTCAGGAATTTCAACTGCAAATCTAATCTTGCGCTTGGCCTCATAAGGAAGTTCAATAGTCATGAAATACTGCGAAGTGTATTTAAACAGCAATTCTTTTATCATTTCATCCATATCTGCAGTGTTTGTAGTAAGAATTGTCATCTCATACTTTAAATCAATAGGTATGGCCTTTTCACTATACAACATATTAGTATCAGTATCAATAACTGCAGGCACGCCTCGTTTAGCACGCGTAAAATTGTACCGGTTATTATCAATAGTAGTGTTGGAATCTCTATTTAACGCAACCAGCGGAAATGTGATTTCATCATTCTTTATCTGCGCAGCAATTCCTATTATGTTTTCTGGGGCAACTACTTTAACAACAGGTTTACCTGTATTTCCGTAATTGAAGGATTGCTCTAAATCTTTAACAATTGCATTATCATATAAGTAGATCATGAACGCTCCTCCGAAGGTGTATAAGTATCTCCACGATAATCAGTATTAGGGTTCAGGAAATGATTAGAAGTATTGAATGTTTTCTTAATTTCATGCTCAGTGCGACCTACTGTTTGTTTTTCGTATACTGGTACTACTTGCGCAATTAAGTGGTCAGGAGCTTGTAGATCCATTGTAATTTCTATCACGCGAAAAACTCTATCAGGAAGTCCGCTATATTGTCCGGATAGTGTAAATAAACTATCACGCTGTACATTAGGTAAATTGAAACTACAATGTATTAAGAATGGAAGATTTGAATCGTTCTCTACAACCCATCCATATCGCTTGAATGTTTTTATTTTAGGATTTCCATCAAAGAATATGTGAGTAGGCAAGTATTCAGAATATGCCTCAACCACAGGTTCACCTTGTGCATTAGTGTCTGCCATCAATGGTTGTTGATATTTTGCAGGAATACCACGAAGCGCAAGCGCTTCATCATAGCGCTTGCGCATCAATTCAATATCAGAACCTATCAGATTGTTTACCATATTATGTGTTACCTTGATTATCTAATATATCTTGAATGTTTGCTACGTAGTTCAGCCAGCTCCAGTCGAACTGTTTTGTTAAACTTACTTCTGTTATATTCAATGCACTTCCATCAATCGCCAATGCCGTATCCCACTCTTTGTAAGATGCCTCATAAGGATATGAAAGCCACTTAGGATTCTTATCTACGTTAAATACTACAACTTTGATGTCAACATGCCCATCTTTGAATTTAACAGGTAGTATTCGTATTTTATCAAATCCAAGTGTTTGTACAGTTGTTAGATATTCAATCTGCTCTGCCGGAAGACCAGTTTCTGGATGATATTCAATCAAGAATCCAAAATTTTCTAACTGTTTGATAATATCTTCGTTAGTAAGCTGATTAGCATACTTAGGATAAACTAAATCACCTAGCGGATCAATGACAGTAGCAAATAGTGTACCAAACATACAATGTTCTACAGTTATACGCAACCCGGATAATGATGGGTCTTTGTTTATAGATGCAACATGTATACTTAAATGCCTACTAGTATTAGACAAACAGTGTGGTAATTGCTTCCAAGATGAAATTGTGTATCTTAGTGGATCAGCCATTGTGTTATCTCCTATGACGCTTCCGTTACTAAATTTGAATCTTCTGACGTAGTATCCGATGAATTAGTAGGTTCATCATTCTTAACTATAGGTGAAGAATTTGTTTGTTTCTTATCCTTAAGATATTGCAAAAGCTCTAATTGAAATGCTCGTAAGTAATTTAAATCACCATCAGGATATTGGCTGAAATAATATGCTATCATATCAATCTTGAGTTTGAAATACAGCAGATTCTTATCACTTTGTGATACCTCAGGATGCTTATCACAGAATATCAAGTATCGAGTTACTACGCTAGAGTATGCTTTATGTACTACCGGATCTTCTTTATCTAAAGTTGCAGTAGCAAGTGTTCTAAAATTAGTAGAATTATATGTACGTAAATCATGGAAAAATATTTTAGTTAGTTCTAAATTGCTAGGCATAGGATTACACCTCCTTATGATACTGGTTAGATAAATGATGAGTTGATAATATGTAATAATTAGAATCCACTATTATCACCTCCTGACTCATTTCCAATATCAATGTTCCAAGTATTTACGTCTGCACCGGTTTGTGGTAATACTTCTGTAAGTATTTCAGTTATTGCAGTAGTATAATTCTCAACGTCTTTTACACCGAGACTCTTGAGCATTTCTACAATTGCGCTTGCTTGAGATAATGCAGAATCTCTCTTATCAAACTGGACTGTAGATTGAACAGTTATAATAGGATTCATGTGTAATACAAATTTGTCAATGAAGCCTGACATATTTCTTGCAACAAAGTATTTATTAAGAGCATCGCACCAACCGTTCATATATGCAGTTTCCAGACGCTGTAATGCGTTTGCATACAATGCAGATCTCTGTGACATTACTGCACCTGCACCACCTAATCCTTCACTAGATGAGAAGTTCATTGCTTCCTTAGGTACCCCGAGTACAGACAACTTCTTGTTTTGATAGTATTCCAGCAACTTGTTATCTGCGTCAGTAGATTCTGCCATATTCAAATCAGTAATAGATATTGCGTCTGCACCGTTTATCTTAGGCAAATAGATCAAGTTATTAGGGCTTTGAGGGTTTACAAACGACTGTGCATCTCCTGTTGCAGTATTCAAAGACAATTGTTGTTCTACTGCATCTTTGATTTGTTGAAGTGCATTGCGAATTTCTGTTTCTTCCGTACCTGCCTCTACATTGAGGAACTTGATAGTTCTACTCAATGAGCTCAGTATCGAAGCATCTTCTAGTAAGCTAAGTGTTTGTGTTGGCTGCACGGCTTGAGCCATGAGAGGTGTAGCAAACTGTATATCATACTCTTGCGATTCGCCATCTGTAGTAGTTGTAAATATTTTGTAATCGCCTAGCAGACCTCCCAGTGAGAAATGAATGCAAGCTTCTTCTGGAACTAACATTGTGTTAGTTATCTGCATATCGTCATCAGGATCTATGATGAATCCTACAGGCTTGCCCATCTGCCATATGTGCACAACAGTTTCTGGAGGTAACTTAGTAGAAGGTATGATATCATAATTGTCATTCAGAATTGTATTGTTATCAAGAACAACACCTTTCTGGGAATAATTATTAGCCGGTACGCTGTATAAAAGCGTAGTAGGAATGTATAGATTACCTATAGTAGCTAACTCTAGTATATGGTCACGTGCATAGTTGGTTACGTTCCAACGTTTAAATAATTCATTGACAATATCTGCAACTTCTTGATACTTAGGTTCAGATGCCGTTGCCCATATTATTTGACCCGCAGTATTCAATGTAGTAGCATCTGTTGCATAATAAGATAATGCTGTGCTTATTTGGGCATCTCGAGCCATTGCTCGCATAGTATCTATTTGTGTTTTGATGTCAGCAAAATCAGTATTACCACGTATATCTGACATCCTATACAGGCCACCTGTTACTAAGGTGCGCAACCAAGACGTATTTTGTTTATACTTGTGACCTGACGGAAGTAACCGTTTCATCCAATCCATTGCCATTGTAGTAATCCTCCAAAAATATTAAAGGTTCTCAGACAGGTCAGAGTCGATCTCATACTTATCAAAGAATTCTTGTTCATTGAATATCGGCATATTGATCTTACGACACTGATTTATGATACTTCCATTTATGTCTTCCTGCATATCACCAATCACAAGACAATCAGCAGTGGAAGAAAATATATTTATAGTATCTGCAGAGTAACTTGCGAATATTGATTTAATTTCATCAAAAGTACCATGCAAGAATCTGCCTGTAACTATTATGGTTTTATTTCTGAAAATAGGTGCGCCATCAAATTTCTTACCTTCACCTATGATTCTTATATGCGGATTATCTAATACTGCTTGAAGCTCCAGCAAATTTCTAGGATCATTCAACCAAGATTGTATGTTACAATCGAGTTCGTATGAAGATGATTGTAAGAATCTATCAAAATGTTGTAAGTAATACATCATAGTTCTGTCAGAATTATTACAGTCTTGTAATAATGTACCAAACAACTTAGAGGAATCTGAAACATATTTAGATGGGATAGTTGCGTTAAGAACCTGCATCAATGTGCAATCTTTGACTACATTCTCAAATTTATCTAGTTCTAGTATATCAGGTAACATGAATACCTTACCGCATTTATCTACAATAGACTGATATTCTGGCTGAGTAACAGCATCAAACCCTAATGTAAGTAAAAATTTAGCAACTTGTGGATACAGAGTAGATGTACAATGAGGGTTATCGCACATCGCAACAGCTGTAGGAGCTAGTACATGTTGATGACCGCATGTCGGACAAGTATAATATACTGCACCAGAATACTGAGGTCGCATGAAATTATACAGAAGTGTGCCTGTACAATCTTCTAACAAACAATCACCTGCGTGTATATCAAATTTCTTTGCTTCGTAATAATCTACAGAGCATTCAGACCCGTTTGCAAGTTTTAATGAAACAAGAGATTTGCCTGAATTTGGTTCCAACACCTCGTCTACAGAAATAACATCTAATGCATGTAAATCGTTGGAACAATAAGATCTGTTAGCATTTTCCCATATCCAGAATCCATCTACTAAAGGGTAATCAAATGCATATCCAGGAAGATTAATTACTGCATCAAGTTTATCTGCAGTTAAATTGCTAGGTATGATAAATCCCGGTAATGATTTAAATTTAGCTAATCCTAACCATTGTGTAACTGCAGTAGCGTTAGGATATTCACGTGCGGTAGATACCAAGTTGCCTGCAAAGAATTCAAATCCTGAAGAATCATGTAAAAATTTATCTAACAGCCTATCTGCAATAGTATGACCTACTAATGCCGTATCGTTTATCATATCATGTGTAAATAATATTCCTTGAACCCACGTGGTACCTTCAGACGGCACTGTTCTAGATACTACATTATCTTCAATGAATTTTGTAAGGAGTTTATCATCTCCTGTTTCAGCTTGCACATATCCTTGTGCAACTTGATCAATCATGCCCCGATCGTTGTATCGAATAGTTAAAGGAACACCTACGGGAACTACTGTTGCATAACATCCTGCTTTAAGAAAGTTTCTTACTAACATATGTTAGACCTCCATGAATAAATTTTTAATATTTTCTAATTCCAGGGAACATGTTAAATCCTCCGGAATTTGAATATCGTGGACCGTTTACACTTGCAATCGCACTAGCAAGTGTTTTAGGTGCGACAGGCACTCCAGGGTTAGTGAGGATAGCGTTCCATACAGCCCCAGCAAAGGAGTCCGAAGCGTCTTTGCTGAATCCGGGCAAATGGTCGCATCGGCCTGTTGTACTATCACGTTGCAGTCGAATGAGCTCATCTTCAAGTAATTGGACATGTAGCATAGTTATTCTCTGTTCAACAAGAATTGTCCTCAAGGTCATGTATCCTTCAGGAGTACGATCAAGTGAAAGTTTCTTAACATTGAATCCTTGTTCCTCAAGTATCTGACCCATGTATTCACTTTGGAACTGGTCTCGACTTACACCCTGAATGTTGAATCCTGCTTTACGCAACCAGCATATAAACGCAGTAATTTTGCTGTATGCGATGTTTGCTCCTCGAGGCGCTTGTATAGATACCGTGAATATATGTTCAAACACCGGCATAGAGATGGTTTTACCATCAACATCTATATCTTTCCTTCCTGAAATTGCGACACCTGAGATACCGGTTTTATCCGTGTTTAACGACAAGTCGAGATGTATAAACATAGGTAACCGCCTTAGGTGTTCGGGAATAACATCCATGTGGAAGAATTCTTCAATAGTTAATGCATCTTTAGTACCTACAGAGATTATATCTGTAAAGAATGGGTTCTTGCGTGATTGTGTAATACAGTGATTCAATACTTCTTGTGTGATGAATGATAATGTACCAGGAATACTTACTCCCGCAATATCTCGAAGTGCAATATCAAAATCGGCTAAGAATCTTGTTTTATTGTCTTCAGGAACATCCATTAATTTGTATCCTTGTGCTGCAAGATCTGCGTAACTCTCTTCGTTCATTTGATCATCAGGAATAACAAAACTTCTAAGATTTCTGCCACCAAGTGCAATTTTAAACATCTTATCCGAAGAATATTTAGATTTAGGCCAAACTTCCCATTGAGGTTTATCAAATATATACATATGCGGATTGTTTGCTTTCTTCTGAGCAGCAATGTAATCTTCCATGAAGTCTGAATCACTGTTTTTAGAACTAATTATGTATAATCGTCCATATACCTCACCGTGTCGTACGAATGTACCTGTAACACGGGCAACCAGTGTATCATACTTAGCTTTCATTCTTATTTTGGCCTTGTTGATGTCTTTTATTCCGGCGGCTGCGAAATTACACTCGTCGAAAATTACTATTGCTGTGGCAAGACCAAGCGCCTGTGATGAATCTGACCCATATCGTAGTTCAATCTTGCCATCCGGAATATATGTAGGGGTAGCTTCACTCTTATTCATATGTCCATGTTCCATGAACCAAGGTGATTCAGAAATAGTTGTCATCATTTCTTTGAATGCAACACCTTTTGCAAGTGCCATTGTAAGATTAAAAAAGAACACTAAGATAGTTGTGGTAGGTTTCAACCCAAAATAACTTTGAGGATCTCGCATACACATTATTCTGTATAGTTGGTAACATGCGTCTGAAACTGCTGTAGATGTTTTACCTGTACGAGTTGCACCTGTAAATACTATTTCATTATATTGATTTCCTGTGCGCTCAAGTTCAAGCATTACTTCCATCCATGTAGGATATATAGAAGCTCCATTGTTATTTGTGCTTCCTAAGTAGTAGGGGTGAGTTAAAAATGTTTTCTTGTCTACTGGAATTTCTTTGTAATCTGCAAGCCATACTTGCTCGTAAGTGGTAGAATATCCATAAGTAGCTAGCTCCTGGAGTATTGTACGGAGTATTTTCTGCTCTTCATGAGAACAACTGTTATATACTGCTTTTATTTTTGCAGGTAAATCAGCTGGTTGCGTCGTCATCCATATCACCTAATTCTGCTAAAATATTCTGTGCAGCTAATCTTACATTATCTCTGCTATCTTTATCTAGGATAGCGGTCATAGGATTAGCATCTGACCCTGCATCTTTCATCTGAAGCGTTTGAATGGTATCAGCTACTTGCATGTAAGGCTCGAGTAACTTCTGACTCTCAATCATGTTTTTCTGTAATTGAGTTTGGATATTCAGGAGTGTCAAGAAAGTTGACATATCTTCGTCACGCATCTTGTCCATACGAGCTTCAATGGACGCATACAACTTAGCTTCAAGTTTATCCATCAAATCAAGGTAGCGAATTATTCTTGCTACTTGATGGTATATCCTAAGTACTGTGATATTCTGTAATGCAATAGGAGCGGAATTTGGATCCACTGAACATGATAAAAGCGCCGTCCGCATCTGTGCCACGTCGCTTTTCTGTTTTTGCAATAACGGATCTAGCAACTGGCCGTCATCAACAGTTTTAATGTCGTCCACAACTTCACCTCAATGTATGTAATTGTAATGATATATTTATATACGTAAATAAGGTTGTAATATCGCTTAGTTGCGTTTCATGGTTGCTTTCAATTCATCGGGCAAACTTTTATTATGTAGTAGCTCACGCCTGACAACTTTTTCTGGATAATTTGATAATGCTGCTAATACATCAACAGGTGTGCGAACATTACCTGCAATAACAGCTAATATGTAGTTCTTTCGAGAAGGATTAGGAAATTCAATGTATAAATCATAAAGCTTCCTTAATGTTTCAGGATATCTCGAATAACGTGCTAACGTGCTGTGTATCAGTTTATAATCTAAATCACACAGTATTTGTTCAAATTCAGGCGGAAGATTTTTATTACACCCCAACCAATCTAAAACATATACATGATCTGGATTTTCATCATATTCCTTTAGTATCTTTCGAAGTGTCCTAACATCTGAAGACGTTTTAGCAATGCCTTGTAGCTCCTGCCATGAAAGGTCATTAAGAGAGGCTACTGCACAAGTTATGCTGTGCTTAGGATATTTAGTAAATGATTTCATATTCTACCTCAGCGAAATTAATATTGGAGATACCCCTTTATTCGTAAAAGAGTATCACGAGCATTGGATGCAACAATTGTACTGCCATCCTTCTTTAGGCGCTCTAATGTATCTTCAGAAGCATTCATGTTTTCCGCTACACAGTTTCGCACAATAGTAGAAGGGTGCTTACTTAACTTATCTAGTAACTCCTGGGAGATATCAGAACGCCCTGCAACTGCAGCACACACCTCAGAAACCTCATCATCTGCTAATTTTTCAATTATATCAACTAGGGTATTAGGATTTAATGCTACGTGCATTCTAACAGTTGCTGAATCATCATCCGAGTATTCTTCAATTATATCTTCAGGTAAATTAGGATTATGTAACAAATCAACTTTAAGCCAATCTTGCGGTAATTTAGATAACCTACGGATAAGTCGAATGTCTGCAGATGTACTTGCCATATCGGAAATATCCTTGTCTGACAGATCCTCTAAAGGCTGTATGCTACATGTTACGACAGATTCTGCAATATAATCAGGATCTATTTGCAACTTTATGTATTCAGGAGTATTACTATTATCTAATAATGCATCACGTACCATTTGAGTATCATCATCCACCATGGATTCTAAGATTTCTGCGGATGTGTTTTCTGAGCTTGCAACCAGATACCTAACAAATTTACTTGCATCATGTGCAAGTCGCATCAATGTCTTTTCTGAAGTAGAAGGATTGTCCGCAATATCGCATCGTATTGCCATAGGTGCATTCACTACTATTGTATCTAGAATATCTGAAGGGGTATTCTGATTACACGCAAGTCCAGAAAGAACATAATCATCAACATCATTAGCAAGTTTCCGCAATAACCGAGTATCATGTGAAAATCTAGCAAGATCGTATCGTGTGTCTACATCTAATTCGGATAATGACTGCACTGCGCATCGTATGTAAGTTTTTGGATAGGTAGTAAATTTATTCATGTTATCCCTCTAACATTCCGATATTCAATAATGTTGTATATGCACTGTAGCGTACCACTTCATCAAAATCTTGTCTCAAATTACGCAAAGTATCTGCAGGTGTGTTATGATTGCTTGCAACTGCGCGTCGCACACTCACATAAGGATTTTTTGATAGTTGTGTCAACGTATCTGCAGATGTATTTGGATTAGAAGCTACACAACCTGCAACTGCAGATATGTCCTTCGAAAGTTTGTCAAGCAATGCTGCAGGTGTGTTTGGATTATCAGCCACCGCAGCACGGACAGACCAACTCTTAGAATTAGCTAATCTCCGTAATGATCTTACATCATCTGTGGTAATTGCAATATCTTGTTGTATATCGAGATCTTCATCTTCGACAGGCTGCACAGATGCATTTATAGTATATTTAGGACATATTGTATAATGTTTCATGTTATGTAACCTTTCAATTACTTTTCTACGATAGGAACGTATCCGTCATTGCAGCTAACAAGTGTAGGACACTCAGATTTATTTACTACAAGTTCTTTGATACCTGCGAAATCATAATCAGCATCTTCTGCGTCCCAAACAACTGTAAGCTTACTGCAGTTATCAAATACACCAATTGAAAGCATATCCTCATCACGGAGTGTTACAGATTGATCTAATTCGATATCTTTTGCAAAGGAATATGCACCGAATACAACACCTTCAGTATTGAATATTGCAGTCTTTAATTTAGTACAACGATAGAATGCTCTTTCACCAATATGTGTTACACCGGATAAATCAATGTTAGTTAATGCAGAATCTTCAAACGCATTGCGACCAATTTTAGTTACATTATTAAATGTTACTTTAGTTACATTTGATCCCTGGAAGAAACTACCTTCAATACTTGTAATACTATTAGGAAGTACAACCTCTGTAACAGATCTAGGCAGTGCAATATCAGGAATCTCGGTTACACCTTCATCAAACTTAACATATGTAGCAGAAGAGTCAATTCTTACAATACTGTTTGCACAGTAAGTTACACCATCCTTGACATAAACCTTGAAGTATTCCCCGATAACAGGATGTTGTGCACAGAAATCATAGAAAGCAGGCATACCTTGAGAACGATCATCAATATCATACCAGGAATCTGTTTGAAGATGTAATTGATACTTCTCGCTAGGGTCAGATTTATTCAGGAAAATAAACAAAGGTCCTTGAGATGTGTATCGCTTCCAATAGTGATCATTACCTTCGTAGGCAGTGCACCAAGAAGCTTTTTTACCACCATCCCTAGCAAGCGAAATTGATCCTGCGTAGGTGAGTGGTTGCCAAACTTCCCAATTATCTTCTGACACAAGGAATTTTTTATCGTCGTCCGAAGCATGATGTGCTTGTTTCTTGAGCAGTTTCGCTTTCTCTTTTTCTGTTAATTCTCTGTTACCTACAGCATGTGTTGCTGCTAGAAAATCTTCAAAAGTTTTATAAGCCCCAATATCTGGGTTAGGATATCTCTTGTACTGCTTAGAGAACAGGTCTAATGCGTCTTTCAGATTATCATAATCAGATTCTGTAATATTTCCTGCATTGTATTGTTTCAAGATCCAAGGGCAATACTTGCCCCCTTTACCCGAAGAATAATTAGAGGTAGGATCTAATTCAATTAATTCCGTAAATACATCCTCTGGAATTTCTTTTGCAAATTGTGTTTTAAGATTCTCTACGGATACCGCAGATCTAATGTATCGTTTCATATGATGTACCTCTGAAGAGTCAGTGTATTAATAGCCCCAATCGTCATCCCATTCTTCATCTTCAGAATAGGCATCGTCTAGTTCGTCATCTTCAATAGATTCTAACTGAGACATATCAAATTTTTCAATCTTTTCATATGCCTTATCATCAATCCAACCCATAAATCGCTCAGGGTTGATCCAGCCAATATTCTTATCATCGTAGTAAATTACGCAATTTCCAGATTTATCTGCTTCACCAAACTGAACATGAGGATCATTTACAATGTTCATGAATACTTGTAGCATCGGCTCGCCTTTGTGCTCTTTGAGAGAATTCTTTATGATCTGCTTAGGTGTAAATACTAAACTAGCAAGTTGTGTAGCTTTGTTTGTAAACTTATTTGCACATCTGATATACTTCTTCATAATATCCTCCTTATAGGAATACATAGTTTTAAATAATGATAACAATATGAAAGGTTATACACAGTTGAATGCATAACCTTAATATATCAAACGACATTGTAGGAGAATCCGCAATGTATTGTGACTGCTCTAGAAACCTGCAATGAATTTCCATTCATAGTAATAACAATTAGTTATTTGATGTCTTGAGGTTTAGCTTCTTCCTTTGTCCAAGGGAGGGCTTTCATTATCGGTTGTAGATCATGCATTACTCCGTTTCCATTGAAAGGATCTTGAGTATAGCACTTAAACATTTCACCATACACTTCACGTTCTTCTTTAGTATAATAACCCTTTTCCATACACTGATGATAGTTTTCTAGTAATCTTTCTCGAAGTATACCTGTTAATGATTGGATTATTGCTTTTTGAACAACTGCGTTTTCTTTGTCCTGTTTGTCGCGAAGCTCTCTATATTTTTTAGTTTCATCATTTGCTTGTTGTAACAGCAATATATCAGATTTAATATCCTGTGTGCCTGATGATATAGAGTCTACTTTCTCAGAAAGTAGTGCAAAATGTTCTGTAAGTGTATCTACCTTTTTCTCTAATCCACTTTCTTTGCTGAGTTTATCTCGTTTAGCTTGATCTTTAGCCTGCTGCCATTGCCAGAACCCTGTACCTCCAAATATAGCACCGATTGTTATTATCACCTGTATCATAACAGGGATATAATCGGCGATATCAGCAGAAAGTAATATAAGATACTGCATTTGTTTATACTTCCTTACACATGTGTTATTGTTCAACTATATGTAAGGTTGTATACTTGGATCTTGTAAGCTCAATTTAGAAGAAAATAAAAACATACTCGTGCTTACAAAATATTCTCTTTAAGTATTTCATTCCGCACCACCATTCATCTTTGCTCCGCAATTAGGGCAGAAATTGTAATATGGTTTTTGACTATATCCACCAAAAACAATATGTCCGCACCCTGAGCAATGCCAATTACCTATATTAGGGTTTGCGTCATATTGTGCATATTTCCACTCACCTTGTGGTCTTTCTTCATATCTCCAACCCTGTAACATATCAGGTACTACTTGTCCGCTTGACATAAACATTCTATAAGGTTGCCCGTCTGAACCATATTCTATTCGTGGTTCAACTGTTGGGGCATTGTCGATAGCGTGTAATATGTCCCTTACATGCACATAAGGTTCAAACATTTCGGGGTGTTCTAAACTCCTGAAAGGTTCTAATTCACCATTAGGCAAACAAGCAAATTTATCCCAAGTTTCAATCGCCTTTCTCAAAGCCTCACGGCTGATTAAATCGTTACTCATTCTCTACCCCCTTCTCTTTGCTTTTATCATATTCAAAAATACAAGGATTGCGGGATAATTCTTTTTCGCAGGCATAAATCTTCACACCATCAAATCCGTAAAAATCATATGCTTTGTAATTTTTACAGTAGCGACATTGATTGAGTGTTTTCTTGTTCATTCCACCCCGCCTTCCTCAAACGCAACCTCATCAATGACTTCATTAACAATATAGATAACTTCTTCCATACTGTAATCTGTCCTACCCTGACTTGCTCTGTACTTGAACTCGTCTGCTATTGCTTTCTTAATTTTATCAGTCATACTTATTTCCGTCTTAAAATTTGGCTTTACCCCAAAGGTACTAAGAATCCGCCTTTCAAACATATCAATTTACCTCGTCTTTACCATATTTTTTAATTAATCTATCCAGAATCTTATCTATCTTTAAATGTCTGCTGGACTTTTCCAATCAGTTACTTCCCATGTAACTCCATTTTTCTTCACCGGTCATATCAATTTACCTCACTTCTTAATCGTGCTTTGCAGTTATCACAATACTTGTAACACTGAATAGACCTTCCATAAGGTACAAATAATTCATTACTGCACTTTGGACAACGATAAAGCGAACCTCCTATTGCCATCTTAGGATTGAGATGCGCTACTTCCCATACAGGAATATCCTTAACAAGTATGAAATCTGTCATATCAATTTACCTCCGCAGCAATTACATCATTCTCGATATAGTTTCGAATGTCTTCGGTAATCTCATCATAAATTTCAATATCTTTAACGAATGTTACTTCATAAGAAGTTAATTTATCAAACTTCTTGCCGTGTCTTGTTATCTTAAACATCTTAGAAGGTATGCTTGAATATCTATTGTACAGAGGCTCTAAGGTGAGTCCTATGACAAATTTAGCCCTGTCCCAAATTTCCACACGTTGTGTTTCGTAGTTGTAAAGTGGGATAAATATTCTAGTTAAACTACGTGATCCAGCTTCGCAGTATTTGCAGTTATCTATTGTGCAGTGTGCATAATGATATGGGCTATCTTCAGTAGGTTCGACACGATGAACTGCATATGTATAGTCAGACAAGTAAGCATCTATTATAGGCACCAAGAATCTAACTCTTGCAGAAGCCTTATCGTCATCTAGATGAAAGAAGTGTAACATGAATCTGTACCTCCGGGTAGTTTTGATAAGTGTTGTTTTATGGTTACATGTACTATAACGATTCTAGGTAAAAAAAAATAAACCTCAGCCGATGATTGACTGAGGTTCCTGTGTAGCAATAAATCAGTTTACACGCTATTCAAGTTTAAGATACGTTTAATTATTTATTAGCATCAATAACCGGAGTAAGGCAACTGCTTTTGCAAGTATTGCTCTAGTACCTGCTTCGCCTTCTGAAGGTCAGCATAATCGCGGATGATGATTTTGTATGTGCCCCATTGAGAATTTTGATAGTTACGAACTTCATCAAGCCCGAAATCATAAAATGCATCTAGTAATTGTGCATTATCCTTGCTGTCCAGAATTTCCAATACACAAGGATATTTATCAGCAGCCGAAGAACTATACAAGCCGCCCGGCACCCATCCAGAAGTATCTCGTCTACCTACGCATATGGAAAGTCCATGACCATAATCACGAGGAAATGAAAATACATATTGTTTTGATCCGGAAAGATAATCTTTCTTGAGATTATATTCCGAAAATACACGAGTAACTGCATCGCAGATCTCGTCTTTGGTTGAAAATCCATCTGAACTGTTGGCACGAATATATCTTTTCATAATCTATTTCTCATCTTATGCTCATTCTATTTTTGATAAGCTTTTACATGCATCTTCATCTTAGATTATCGTACTAGATTATAGTATAAATTATTTAGTATTATCTAAATATCTTATATAATCTATTTATGAGAATGAAATTCTCAATGGGCTAACGACATGCCCTCTATCCCATTGCTCGAAAGCGTTTGGGACTACTTTTTTCATTATTTGATATGCACCGTTGATATCTGCATTGATTAGCAGCCCTTCATTTGATTTGAATAATCCTCTGTGAACCCTTCTAGATTTGTTATAGTAATCTTTGTTAGGTTCTTCACCATCTAAAAAGCTAGTTCCGCTAGTGTATGATTCTTCTGTACAGATTGTATCAATTCCATTAACTTGACCTTTATATTTCACCATATCAATAAATCTAGTATGTGGAATATAGACGAAATTCTGATTAGTTCTACTTCCCAGATTGATAGAGCCTTTCCAGCTATCATTCTTACCGATAATTATTGTATTGATATCATTCTGAACGCAATATTCAATCAAGTATTTAGAAGCACAATGTAAGTAATCTTCAATCTTCCGACGTCGCTTTTCAGTTAATCTATCAAGACGATGTGTCCAATCTAAGTTATGACGGATCTTTGCTTCTGACCTCAATTCTGACTGCTTCTTGTTATAATATTGATTTATAGATTTTAGACTCTTGCCATTGATAACAAACGGGTGCAAACTTTGATCGTTTGTCACGCAAGCTGCTAGATTATCTAAACCTAAGTCAATACTTAAATATCTAGAATTGTCAGGCTTGGTATCAGGAACCTCAACAGTGTATGCTATAAATATTTCAATTTGATACTTCTTAGAAATTATTTTAATCTCGTTGACTCGCTGAAATCCTTCTTTGTGGAAACAAGCAGTATAGATTTTCAATCCATTGAATTTCTTCGGCAGCTTGAAAGAACCGTCGGGTAATAGGTATGCGCTATAATCTCTGCCATTAGGACCAGTTGTAATTGTAAATGGATATCTACCGTCTTTTTTCAGATACTTTGGTATTTTAGGCTCTCCTGGATATTTATCTGGATTCTGTTTCCAATTTTTATGAGCTGCAAAGTAAGCTTTCCAAGTACTGGATACTTGCCTTAAAACTTGTTGAGCAGAAGCCATATCTAACATGTTCCGATAATCTCGATATTCTGTATCATCTCGAAGAATGGATTCAAAATTTGATGCAAACTGAAAATTTTCATTAAACAGTGAGTGCCTTGTGAGATAAAGAGATTTGTTATATAGATTTTTAGCTCTAAAGCACAGATCGTCTAATTGTTCAAATCGTGGATCAGATTTAGTTACTATTTGTCTTTCAGTCAACTTAGTCTTCACGGTTTCACCTCCTTTCTATATAATTTCATGAAGTTGATCCTATTAATTAATTTAATTATTTTCTTCTATCAATTCCTTTATTTTCTTTCTAGTATTCCGCTTAGAATATAATTTCATTGAGTAGCAGTGTAGCAAGCTAATAATTTCTTCAAAGATTTCCTCACTGTCTAGCTTTGGAGATCCTACTTCGCTCATAACTTCTATTTCACAGTTGTATTTCTTAAAAAGGTGATAGAATAGATCAAATCCTACTCTAGATAATCTATCTTTGTAGGAAATAACAACTCGTTCAACTCTCCCTTCGATAACATCGTCAAGCATTTCAAAGAATTGTGTTCGTTTCTCAAAACTTATTCCGCTTGCAATGTCTGAATAGATAGCTGATATGGAATATCCTTGATTAAAGCACCATTGCCTCAACATCTCTATTTGATTTTCGAGATCTTTCTTTTGAGTAGATGCAGAAACTCTAGCATAAATATAAGTCTTGCGCTTCACATTTCCGTAAGCTATCTTATATACATCAGAATTTGTTTATATATTTTTCGTAGATTGCATCAAACCCGCCTTCCCATCGCTCTATCCACTTAACGCATTCTTGCCGACTAGAAAATCCAGAATCGTATCCATGTTCATATAAGTAATCTGATACTTCCTTAGCTTGTTCAGTATTTAATTCAGAATTCTGCGAAATGAATCTAGGGCTAAAGATTCCATTCCAAGACGCTTTTATATATCTCTTCATAATGGGTTTCCTCCTGTTATTTACCAAGTAGCTGTCATAACTAATCTATTTCTTAGATATGCAGGTCTACCCTTGTATTTTATCATACTCCTAGTGTTGAATTCACCCTTAGTCAGGTACTGAACATCTCGCTTTTCAAATGATATATCAAAACCATTATCAGCAAACCACTTACCTAACATTCCGTCGTCCATAACAAATTCTACAGTAGAATCTGGGCCGAACGGAATTACAATTCGATGATTAGCTAAATCAACTGTGCTTCCTTTGAAGCCCTCGGCAAACTCAACCGCTTGGTCTAATGTTGATTTTGGTATTTCTGTGCATCTAATGTATCGTTTCATTAAAAGGTACCTCTCATGTTTATCAAATTACTCATCATAACGACGTGTATAATAATGCAGACGTTTCTGCAGATTTCGCATACAATTCTTTGTGCGCCATTCTGATTCGGTCCACTCGATAGTTGAACTAGTTTCACCAATGACTGTAAATTCAAATCGAATGACTATCACATATTCACCCCAAACCATGTGTTTAGGGAATACTTCAATTTCGTCAATCTCTACATTAGGGTATTTATTAGCAAAAGCAACAAGTTTTGGCTCTACTTCTGCTAGTAATTCAGCACATTCATTATCCATCAAAGATTGACGTTTCTCAGCTGCGTTGCGACGATTACTAGCAATATCATCAGAAATTGGATATTCATACACAATCTCATTGGACTTACTTAAAAAATTTGTTGTTGTAGATTTAATGTATCGTTTCATTGAGAGTGTCTCTTAGTTGTCAGAACTGACATTCAATTGTATTGTTATCAACTGTGGTCTTAGATTGCCATTTGCACCCAGGGAAAGTTTCGTTGAATTCTTCTGTTGTAAGATCTGGAAAATATCCAGAGAATTCTGAATTAATGATGTCGATGATATCATCTGCAGAAAGATGTTCAGAAATCATGTAACCTACTACTCTATTACGATTAGTAGCGAAAATTGGAACTATAGTCATGAATTATATCTCCTTATGTTTTTATGTATCGTTTCATGTTAATCACCAATCATATTCAGTTTCAAGTATCTTACGCATACTTGTAATTTCACGACGAATACTACGAAGTTGTTTGAATGCTTCTCGTGTAGCATAAGAATTAAGTCCCATATCTTCTCCATATTTTTCTATACTCTGCTTGACAGATTCGAGGCTATGAAGAGCAATCCTATAATCACGAACTGAATTTCCAAAACGATGCATTAGATTTTCATATGCGGTGCTAGAATAATCAAGATTACCTTCACGGTCCTTACCAAACGTGAATGAATCTACGTTGAATAGATCATCTTTCAGAGCTGCAAGGTCATCATGAACTTCTTGAGCTGTTTCAGCAAGTTTGTCTAACCCCTCCTTAGAGCTATAGAATTTTAACAGTCTTTCATCAGGATTAGGGATTATGTAGCCTGACTTATCACGTTTATCACTACCATATCTACCGCGAGAAGTTGTTCTACCTTGTGCGGACCAACCGCCTGCATCCCAACTAGACGCGTCTTTGTAGTATTGACCAGCATACTTGCCATATTGATCATATCTAGGATCTTGATAGCGCTCCTTACTAGGCTTGGCGTTATCTGCGATATTTACATAGACAATGTCTGCAATAGGCAGATTTTTCTTTGCAATATACTTTACTGCCTTATATCCACCATCATAAGGATCTGTGAAATACTCGTTGTCGTTGTATAGTCCTGGAATCCAAACTGTAGGCCATGTGCGAGATGCACCCTGTTTCTGCAATAAGTAGACTGTATACTGCTCGCCACTTTTTCCTGTTTTTGATGTGCTGAATGTAGCATTCTTCAAATCAATTCCAGCCCTAGCAAGTGCTCTGAGCGCATTCTTATCATTTTGCAGCCAACTAGGTATCCAGTTATCAAATGATGCTCTAATGTACCTTTTCATACGATTTCTCCTTTATGTGGGTATAGTTACTTCAACTAATTACTCAATTGTGTAGTATCATAACATATGAAAGGTTAAAGCATCAACAATCTATTGATGATTTTATTTTATTATACAGTGGTAGAATACTTTCAGGAATATCTCTAGCAATTTGTTTAATGTTAATATCATAATATACCTGTAACGCCGTGATACTTAACGATAACTCCTCGATTGTAGGTATCTTAATAGTTTCCCCACCCGCATACTTGCACAGGGTTATCAGGCTATCTGCGCCAATTATAGAAAATAATTCAGGTAACCATGCATATTCAGGAACTTCATGCAAGACAGGCATCAGTTCAAGTAAATATGCAAAATCAACTTCTTCAGATTTACTTAAGTTATTCTTCATACATTTTCGTGTATTCATCAAGAAATCTAGGGATATCTTGATTAGCAAGTTGCTGAAATACTACACTTAGGTCAGAAGCAGGTAAATTAATATTCTCCATTGCAGTATTGAGCAACTGAGTTTGTAAATACAGCTTGATCTGATTGATATCTGATTTTGTCATAGATTCCTCCGAGTATATTCGTCAAGTTCATTCCCTAATACGTTAGGATGATATTTTTCGTATCGCAATGTAGGTTCAAAATCTGAATGAACCTCCTTCTGGCACTGAGATATAAGAAATTTAAGTAATTGCAAAAATCGTTTCATTTAGGTTCTGCCCTCTTTGCTGCTGTACCTTCAGTATGTATGCTACTATATAGTTCATTACGCCAGCAGTTAAATCTATGCACATCTTCTTTGTTAGATTTATCTAAATTAGCAAGTGCTTCTCTAACAGCTTTCAAATATTCCGCGTGTGTCATTTAATTCTCCTTAGAAATATTTACTACGTTTACAGAATCTATGTAATCAGGTAATGCAACCACACCTGCAATGATCAGTTGAACATCCGATACGTTGCTAAGTCGTTCAAACAAACTACACAGATTAGTAGGATCTAGATGATCAAACAAATCATCTACCACAAGCAATTTAAGATTAGAAGAGGACTGCTTGACTAATGCAACTAATAAAGCTAGAGTATATATACATTTTTCTCCGCTAGACAATAGATCAAAAGTTATGTATTTGTTGTTTCGCACAAGCCCAAAACTAAATGTGTTTGTCTTACCCTGTGAATTGAACTGTATCTTTGCATCAGAAAATACTTGGGGTAAGTAGTCTGTAATAGATTTTGAAAATTCTACAAATGGATCGTCTCCGGAAGTTGCTTGCAACCCATTGATGCCGGTAAGTGCATCCCACTTTTTCAAAATATCAACACTCTGATCTATCATTGATTTTTCTTGAGTAAGTGTATCGATCATTGTTTGATACTTCTGGTTAGCTTCTAGCTTGATTAATGAATCATGTAACTGATCTAATTTGCTGTTTATATCTTCCATAGTACAAAGATCATTCGGTATCTCTGGAAGCGGAAGTATAGCTGCATTTAATACTGCTATCTTATGATTTGTTAGCTCTGAATCCTGAAGCTGTTGTTTTTTAACAGATAATTTAGTTTTTATAGATGAAAGCTCTTCTTGAAGTTTAAGTACTTGTGTTTTATATTCAGACAGCTTTGCAGTATCTTGTATAACTTGATTTCGATAAGATGCGACTAACACAGATATTTCATTGCAATGACTTGCAGTATAAGGGCATACACCTCCACCGTTTATAACTTTTGTTTTCATAGAAATTTCAGACTCTAGCCCAGCAATACTTGGATTGAGTTTAAGTATCTTAGCGGATACTGCGTCAAAATCAATCTGTAAAGTTTCAATGTTGCTTCGTAACTCATCTATATCAACATCATTATGTAAATTGTTTATTTGCATTCTAACTGTATCATTCTTAGAACGCACTGTATTGTAGTCAATTAGCAACTGCTTCTGAGCTTCATACTTACTGATTTCAGATTTGATAGCATCAACTGACATAGTAGATGAAAAATCATCGTAGTATACTAAAGATTGCATGGTGTTTTGCAATCTTTGTGCAGACTGCTTCTTAAATGATAACATAGATTTGATATATTCATTGGCCTTCCTCAATTCTTCAATTCCAGATAGACCGAATGATTTTATTTCAGAAACAGTAGTAGGCAGTAATTCTGTATCCAGTATATTAGCTACACCGCTATTATTAGACAGAACAGTCTCCCAATCAGTTTCAAAAGATGTGCTAGGTAAGAAGTTTAAGAACCAATCTTTCAAACTATTAGAAGTCATGTTTATGAAATCACTGAAATTAAATACAGGTAATTCAATATCTGATATTATATCGTCAATTGTGTAGTTATCTGGGTCTATCGTGAACGTATTAACATATTTGACACCACATCGAGATAATGACCTAAACAATCGAATTTCACCACTATCTGACTCAATATGCAATTCAACATTCATAGAATTCTTACTAGAATGTCTAAACAATGCTTCGTAACTATTTTTCTTTGTGCCGGGTACATATCCAAATAGCCCGTACTCTATAGCATTTAATATAGTTGATTTACCAGCACCATTAGGCCCTGTGATGTAATTTATGTTGTCGAATTCATATGTTTTGCTATCAACATTGTGAAATCCAGAAATGGTTATTGATTTAAGTTTCATATTTACCGCGCCTTTCAATATTATATGTTGAAGTATAACGATTCAACGTACTCTTGTCCATCTCCTTCGTTTTCCTGAAACAGATAACTGATATTCGTATATCCCAGGCACTAAGAGTCCACTGTGAATAGTAACATTACCTAGTACGTCATAACTATCTAATATTTCTGGAAAATGATACTTCAATACATGCTCCAATACAGAGGTTTTATTAACATCATGTTTAAGATGTACATTAGGATATACATATATACTTGGATCAAATATTATGTATTTGTTGAAGTCCTTTCCTGCAATATCTAAAATATCAAGTTGTCGGGATCTGTCATCGTCAACTCCTATTATACATCGATACGTTACCTTGCGGCAATCGGCACGACTTGATAAATGCGAAGATAATGCACGCAGAAATTGTTCAGTTAATACAGTCCTATTCATTTCCATTGCCTTTCAATACACATAGATTATTTTTTGCTCGAGTGATCCCTACATAATATAAATTGAAATTATCTTCGTTGTCCAATCGAAATGTAGAAGTATGCACTCTATTTAATATAACATTATCATATTCTAATCCCTTTGCAGAATGTATAGTACCTACATACAGACCTGCATTAGAATCTTTATATTTAAGTATGATTATGCTTAACGCATATATCACATCATCCTTACAAGTTATGTCACTACTAACTTCCCATAGAATATCCTTGTCTATGTTGTAAAATTCGGCTAATTGCATCAAATGTATTGCATAACTTGATGTATCTCCTAGTTGCAGCTTAAGTTGCAATATTTCATCAAAGTACTTATGAACAGATTCATTGTTAAATGATTCAACTAACTGTGTACTTGATAGTTCAGGATTCAAAGAACGCTGTCGTATAAACTCTACAAATTCATCTTGTGATAAAAACTTAGAAAGGAATGTAACTGCATACATATCATCCAAACAAGATTCATACACATCTACACTATAACATAGCTGTAAGTATTTTTCGTAGTTCATGAAATATTGTGCATACCGAGTACGTATATTATCAACTTCTTTGTTAGTTCTGCACAATACTGCAGTAACCCCACCTAATGATAAATAGTCGGAAATATGTTTATCCAATGTGTCAATGGTATCTACGATTACATCGGAACCTTCTCGCTCAGAACGTATTTCTATTCTATATTGGTTATCTGCATAATGACTCATAGAATTTGCAAACCTACATATTTGTTTTGTTGATCTATAGTTTTGCATGAGGCGTAATGTGGCCCAATTTGGGTCTGCAGCTAGTTCTTTTATTAATCTAGACGTAGTTCCTCGGAAGGAATAAAGATTCTGTAACGCATCCCCTACTACAAATATACTCGCATCGGGAAATGAAGTTACAAATCTCCACTGCACTTCATCACTATCTTGGAATTCATCTACCATTATAACTTTATACGTATATTTATACTGCTGTACTAATGGAGAATCCTCTACAAATAACTTACAAACATCGTTACATATCTTATCAAATGTTATAGCATTGTTTTTCTGGAGCAATCTATCTAAAAATTTCTGGAATACTGTGTATTCAAATTTATGATTAGGTGTAGTTAGATTCTCACCATGTAATTGTTTTGCAGATAATTTAACACCACTGTCTAACTTAGCAGTACTGACCAAAAGCTTGTATTCAGCATCACTTATTATATGAGGTATGAAATCATAACCTAAACATCTGCGTAACTCTGCATCTTTAACAATCAACGAATAGCAGAATGCATGGAATGTTTTGAATTCCGGAGAATTTGCACCCTCAAATCTATCTCGCATATTCTGTGCAGCAGCATTTGTGAATGTAAGTACTAGAATAGATTGTGGAGATACGCCGTCTGCTATTAGTCGGTTTATTCTATGTAACATGGAAAATGTCTTACCAGTACCTGCACCGGCAAGACATACAATATATGGATGATTACATTCAACGACTACTTCCTGCTCGTAATTTAACTGGCTCATATTTATGTCCTCGGCACACTACATTATAAGTTTGAACACTTTTTTGATATAATTTCTTGTATCCACCATGACATACAACGTCAAAGTAAAGTGCAGAACTGTAATTAGCAAGCATATTTATGTATTCATGGTTCTTGGCTAATATCATACACCCTAGTCCTGCAATATTAGGCATGAAATGATAACATGTCCAGGCAATCAAAGTAATTACTGAAGCAACGATGGTTGTGTTAGTAAGTGCTGATACATGCAGCAAATATCCTTGGTCAATGTCGCTATGTGTCAACATGATAGCTTCAAAACATAACCATACCGCAATGCCTGACCATAAACATGATGTTGCAATAATCAGTTTACGTTTCATACTCGTACCTCCTTAAATTAGTTTGTTACACACAATAACGATTCACCGATTATCTCGATGAATCGTCATTGCTAGCAGAAAAAATGATGTCAGATTAGCTTAACATCCTGTATATTCACGTAAGTGTCTACTTCGGCATTAGAAGTATCAATTTCATCGTCATCATAGAACCTAACACCGTATATGCTGTATTCAATAGTAACTTTTAATTCTACTAAATAGTCACCTGGAGTAGTAACACCAAATGAAACTACGTCAGCGGCTGCGTTTATGAGCTCTTCTTCAAGTTCATCACTAGAAATGACAAGCAGAGCATACTCGTTATCATAGATGTCTTCAATACCTTCAGTATCTGTGAATTCAATGTAGTCCGGACCTACATACATAGGCAAAGTCAGTTCCAGTGTTATTACATCAGATGTATCTTCAGATACACTATCAGGAACATCCATCCAAGGTTCATGTCTATCATTGTATCCCATATTGTTTAAACCTCCATTATTCAGAAAATTGATTCCAATCATGGTTATATTCGTATTTATTCACAAGCTTATTTGTGAAAGTTTCTGTATATCTTAAAGAAAGATCAGACGGTCTGCGTATCTTACGCATGTCGATTTTTGTAGATATTGCATAATCATACTCATCGTCAGTAAATTCTAGTGTTATAGTTTTGTAGTCATCTTCTAAGAATGCATCTTGAAACGACAGATCATTTGAGTTGCTCCAACCATTTCGATACAACCAGCTGTTTGCGTTCTCAGCAACTTCTTCACCTAACTCTACTAATTCTTCCTTTGTCCAAAATGCATAAGGATCTATATCAAATGCACCACCATAATTTGGTAAAGTTTCACAAGTTACTTTAGCAGAAGCTTCGATAAGATCAGAAGGTACATATGCAGTTATTATACCAGGCTCATCTACATCAAAATAAGCATCTTGAGAAATTTCTGCAACAATAGGATCAAGTTCAGCAGCTAGCTCTACTATATCCGCATATCCTAATTCCGCACGTACCTGAACAGCAAGATATCTGCCGTCTGTAGTAGGGCTAACATCTACTGTATAGTAATCCACTACGTCTTCACTAGCGAATCCTTGAGATATCATAAAGTTCTTTGTAAGTTTTGTTAATTTATCTACAAGTGTAGAATATTTCATATCAGGCCCTCCCAGTATTGCAGAATTAGCAAGATCTTCAGATGCAAATGCAGGTTCGTCTTCTAACTCTGCAGTAGATGTAGGCTTACCAGAGCCTATTGGATCATTATCAAATTCATGCTCTTCAATGTCAAGAAGTGTAACAATACCATTTGATTTATCGGCAGTGAATTCGGCACCGCAGTTTGTGCATTCTAAATAGTCCCCATACTCAATGTCATTGTAGCTCTTTGCATTAGTATCTGTATCATACACCGCTTTTATATGACACTTTGGGCACATGAGCGCGATATCTGCAACATCTGATGACCCATCCGCATACTTAATCTTTTTGATCATGTTGAATACCTTCAATCAATTAGTTTTATCAAACAACCTAGATACAACATCTTCTGCAAGTTTCTTGTTATTGAACCGACGTAGAATACCGTCATATACGTCAGATCTGCTAAGAAATCCATACTTTGCATCGGATTCATATTCTGCATAAACTTTATCAAAAAGTTCTTGAGAATATGTTAGATCTCTGTGTTTGAAAAATCGTAGCATAAAGAAATCCTTATAATCTACAGAAATATTAAAGGTTGTTTGGTGTAAAATACTTAGTGATTGAAAGCTGGTCTGCAAACTGTAACATATGCACAAGCGGATAGTTTTCGTTAGCATACTGCAGTTCATTACATTCGCTATCAACAATCCTCCATGCGCCCATGTGCCATCTAATAGCTAATGCTTCTTCGTCAGATAGGTTGAACCATTTACTAGCAAGATACATGGAAGCTGCGCCATGCCCTAATGCAATCATAGGCGATCCTGAATACTTGAACGCTTGAGTCTTGACCCAATTACCGGTTGCGTCTTTCACATTTTTGTCATAGGAAGTATAGAACCCAATCTTACACCAATCATGCACCAAGGCTACTAATATAGCACTCGCAAGATCAACAGAACTAAAAACAGGTAATTTGCTAAGTGTAATTATGTTATCAACTACTTTCAGAGTATGGTCGCATAACCCGCCTATGTAAGATTCATGATACTGTGTACTTGCAGGTGCGGTGTAAAATCCTGAATTATCTAACCATTTGTATAAACTTTCTAAACTGTTATAATTGCGTGTATCTGTATCGTCAGCAGATCCATCAGGAAACTTCCTAGCTAACACTGCCCATCTCATCAACAGATTGTATTTAGCTTTAGAATCTTCCGAACTATTGATTAACTCCCATAAATGTGAATAAATCATAATTGTGTGTACCTCCCAAGTATTAAGTTACGTACATTAACGATTCTATAACATAGTAGCAGGTAGCTACTGTGGGTAACTACCTGCCGAGGTACAATTACAGAACTAAAGTATGGCAAGTTTTAGTTCGTTTTGAGCTGTTTATACACCTGATTAACACCTGTTGCAGCTAATCCGGAAGCAAGTCCGATTGCAGCAGCTGTTATGATATCTTGTGCAGGCATATCAGGAATATGAATAAGGAATGCAACAATACCTAAAATTATTCCGGCACCTCCTACAAAAACAGGTATCCATTTATTATCAATAGGTGTTCTTTTTACAACTTCGCCTACAAAGTAGCAAAGTATTGTGATTGCAGCTACGTTTGCAATACCAAATGTCATAATTACTTACCTCCTATTATGGATTTATGTAATTAAACAAGGTTGGTGATATGATTTCAACTATACTGGTTGTTTTCATCTATCTTCTTCACATTTGCAATATCTAAATATGTATCGCCTTTGATTTCAACATAGCCAAGTTTTATCAACTTGCGACAGATAACCTCTGCAAAGCAATCTGCATTTTCTCTAAATGCATCATCAACCACTTCGCTTGTCACGAATCTTACGAAGCCCCTCAACTCAACAAGTTCAGTAAGCCACTCTGCTAACTGTCTATGTTCTTCCGCACAATCCTCACAACAACCTGCTCTGTCATTCGCTACTTCTTCACAATGCTTTATTGCTTCATCAAGTGTCATTCTTCTTTACCTCTCATATCTGTAATACTGATTACTATGTTATTTCCATTGTATTCATCAGTCGTACATATAGTTGCTTTGTCGTTCATATCAAATTCCAATAACATAGAAATTAAATCTTTAATCTTAATACGGCACTCAAACTTACCATGTTCGGGTTCTTCAAGAGCATTGATTGCAAGGGCAATAGCCGTGTGTTCTTCCTCGCAACTTTCGTTTGTATGGGTTATGAGATAATGCTCTATCTGCTCTAACACTCTAATTGCCGTTTTATTCTTCATTCTTCCTCACTCCTTTCTTTCATAATCCAACCGATGCTAATACTCCACTTTGCAAAATTGATAAACAAATAGGTTTCACCAAATCCATGTGATATGCAACTTCCGAAACTCCATGCACCTTCAAATTGTCTATCAATTTTAATACCAAAGCCATAGTTTGATTTTTCGTTCATTCTTCATCCTCCTAATGGCTCTATGTCCCAATCACACGGCGCTTTGTCCAATAAAGCACATTCCACATAGTGATAATCGTCGTCACGAGGTCTACCAAACACACATCTTCTACATTGTGTTTTCTCGCAGTAGTTCTTAATTGATTCTAATGCTTTAATCGGTGGTCTGCTCATTCTTCTTCTCTCCTTTCTCATTTTTAACTGGAGCATACTCATAACAAACTGTATGATTAGCCGTACTAATTCCTACATCGCTATGCTCGCAAGTGAACATATACCTACAAGTATCACAAAGTGATTTATTATCATTCATTCTTCCCCTCCGAACAGTTCCAAAATCTTCGCAAAGGCTCTCTTCATTATGCACTCTCTCGTAAATGCACTCTCTCCATCTGCCTCTGCTATCTCTGCCTTGTAATCGGCTATAATGGTGCAAATATCGTCATAATGAGTAAGCCACTCTGCTAACTGTTTATTCTCCGCTGCACACTCGTTGTAATAGTCGGCATTAACCTGCAACGTCTCGTCGTCAGCGGTTTCTCTTAAAGCAGCTGCCCTAACTGTAAAATTGTTTATTGCGTTCTTAATTGTCACTCCGGTCTCCTTTCCTCATATCTGCACCACACCAAAAACAAAATGGATGTATATCTGAACTATGTCCACCGCATTGATTACACTTGTATGTTCCATATGGATTGCCAAATTCTGTGTGTTTGGCGTCAAATATCCACTTCCCTGCTGGTATTTCTTTTTTACCTCGCTTGTAGCCTTGCAAATAACCTTTTGCATACATTTCATATGCTTCATCATTAGCTTCTGAATCATCGGCTGCCAATGTAGTAACGAGCGGTTCCTCAATGGCCTTTTCAAGTGCATATATTATCTCGTTAGCATAATACATAACGACTCCGCTATCTGCTTTCTGATAACTTTCTGCGTCTGTAATACTTTCAAATACCTGCTTGCAATCGTCATATGCGTTTTGCAGATTAAAATTATCATTTCCATAGTATTTATTCATTTTCTCACCATTCCCTCATATCTGCTCCACAGCAAGCACAGAATTTAGTCCAATTCCCTTTTTTAGAGGTTCAGATATATCAGCATTCTTAAACCACATAGATGATATAATTACTGCTCGTTTCATAGCATCATTCCAACCTGCTTTATAAGAAACACACTCTTTAGATGCAGTTTCTATATCAAAAGTTTCTTCTTCGAGCATATCAATTAAAATGTCTATACTGATATTATTCATTCTATATTTATCTCCTTGTCACCTAATTTGATTTTTCTTAAAATACTTTGTATAAATTCTACAGTGTCTATATCCATTTGCAATTCATAAGATTGCCAGCGACCATACTTGGCACTGAATTTAACAAACTCATTAGGAAATTCTGTTGTAGCCCAAATATCTTCGTCATACGGCTCAAAATAAGCATACGTTCCAGTACAAGAACAATTAGCTTTATTGAAAAATAATCCGAATTTTTGTCTGTATCTTTCATATCCGTAAGAAACAAATGAATCTGTTTCAGATAACAACTTCCAAGGCAATTTTACTTCGGCATTATTCATTCTCACGCCACAAGACGGGCAAAAATGATATACAGATCTCCAAGTATCTAAATCATTTTGACCAATGAATTCATCCTTACAATTTGAACACGATATTGTAATTTCTGATGATCCTACTAGTTGCGTTGCAATCCAATATCCGTTCATTGTGTTAAATGCCCCTATCGGTATGACTTAAACTATGTGCCCAATAGCTATGACTATTCTCTGTATTTATTGCCCCCATCTGGGCTTCTTTATGAAGCATCCAAATAGCTCCTATTAAACATATGCAAAAATATACTGCAAGTATTATAGAGCTAACCATAAGTATGACGAACAAGAGGTGAGATAAATCTGATAATATTCCATTTATGGATAAATCAACCATTGTAATTCTCCTTCATAGACATAAGATGCTTTCTCTCATCTGCTCTTCCCCTTTCATATGCTTGATTAAGTGCATAGCTCTGTTGTACTGCAGTAATCCAAGCATTTGCGACATCTACTCCATAAGAAGAAAGATTCTTGGCATATACTAATGCTGTACACAACTCCATATCCGATAACTTAGATAATTCGTCAATCAGCATTTCTCGATCAGGTGAATTTTTCATATTTTCTCTCCTCAAGTAACTCAACACGATTTAGTAGTTACAATAACCATAACGATTCTTACAAAAAAAAACATAGACCACTAGGCCTATGTTGTAGATAAATATAAAAAATCAAACGCTCAAGTTTCAGTGCGCAACCTATCAATTGTATCTACAAGTTCTACTAAATCACCTTCATAATCTAGCAGATTTTTGCGATTATTAGGTACTGTAGGTATTTCCACATAAGGTATGTCCCACTTGTTGAGTTTTTGGATGTTAAGTGATTTCTTTCCGGATTGGCTTAACTTGTCAATATCTCTGATATCAAGTATGAATGCTCTTTTATGGGAAATGTATAGTATGATTATTAGTCCCCATACATTTTGTATCTTAGATTTCTTAAGGAGGTTTTCATACTGATAGTCAGATATCAGGCTGAAATCAAATCTATCTTCATAAGTTGATTTGCTTTCAATATAATATAAATTAGGAGTATGGAAGCACATGAAATCACATATATTCTTGCTACCATATAAACCGTTCATCTGATCAGGGATTCTATCAATAGAATAGCCCAACTCTGGATGGTCGAGCCACTCTTTAATTTTTTCTTCTGCTTTCTTATGAACGTCGTTACTCATTATCTACTTCATTGTCTGGAAAATATGAAGGTCCATACTGCTCCACAAGCTTATTCAATTTACCTTCTACAGCTCTTTCAGCGTGTTCGTAAGATTTAAAAGACCTTTTATTTACTATCAATTCGCAAAAAGTAGTATTCCAGTAATCAGGCAAATCCGGATATTCAGAATTTATGTGCTGCAAACTATTCTGTTCATGTTTTGCATACCTACGCTTGCTACTATCAGTAGCTTCGTGCATAGATAATCTAAAGTCTATAAGTATCTTTCCATCAAGTTCTCCATAACCGTTCTTAACCCCAATATAAAAATAAGTAGATTGAGGTGTGATATTATCTAACGGAGATATAGTTCCTTTTTGCTCGAGGAGTAGCACCAATGACGGATTATTTATTATTTGCTTACGCACAAAATAGATAAAGTTATTCCAATCGGCAAGTACTTGCGTATCATCTAATATGCCCTCACCAATCATTTGAGCAGACTGTACATAATTAGTAACATCAACAGATAACTCTATGTATATTGTATCTAGAGTTCGTATATCGGATATAAAGTTTGGAAGTACTGTGTAATGTTTCATAGTTTGTTACTGGTCTACTAAATAAGCGCCATTTGAATTGTATCGTTTGTCCTTTGCCATAGCATACATCTTAGCTTTTGCTTCTTGCTTAGATTGTGCATATACACATAACGATAATTTATGTTCATTGGGTAGTATGAATTCGTATTTATTGACCTCAGGTTCTACATGTGCCTCCTTCACAGAAGGATTTTGTATTTCTACCCATGACTTTGCGTCCTCGAGATCAATAAATGTTTCTACTACATTATCAAACTCATCTCGAACAATGTATTGATTTCCATCCTTCTCAATGCTGTCATAGGTGTATGAAGCGCTTATGTACTTTGGAGTTACTCTAAATGATTTCATGACGTGTTACCACCGTGGATAATTTTCCTTGAAATCCTCAAACGTATACACCTTAGGTAAGTAATTATCGTATCCAGGAGCTACAGGTGCAATTGTCTCATCATCGAACTTAACTAAATACATGTAGTCTTCACTAGAATAATTATCACGAGGAATCAATGCGCAGATTATTGTACTATTAGGGAAATGACGATAGATCCTATCTTCAAAATAATCGGACTCATAATCGTCTCCGCCGTAATCATTATAGAACTTATCTAAATCCATACATGTAAAGTATTTGTTCCACCAACCGCGTCTAGATGTTGCAAGTATAGGTGTTTTTCTAAATTGCCTCATAGTACAATCTCCCCGGTTTCTACATTCTTTATTTCAAAATCTTGGTCAGTGAATTCGTATAATCCGCATTCATGGCATCTCTGAACTTCAAGATCTAGCCTATCAACGCACTCCTGCAATGTGCCATATTCGTTACCATACTCACCATATCCTTGTCCGGATATAGGAAGTCCTGTAGCTTTATCAATGACAACAAATACGCGTTGATAAGCTTCAGGAGTTACGCCACATTCAACACACTCAGATTCACTGCCCCAAATATCTTCTTCTTTTTGAATCCATTCAGGATAGATATCATACTGTTTAAGTTCTTTAGAAGTAAGAAATCTATCTAAGTATATAGCAGTAAACCAATGAGGTAGATCCTCCGACTTTAGAAGTGTTACATCTTTAGGAAGTGTTCCAGGGCCTGTGCCGTGTTTTGTTAAGTAACGATAACCTTCGCCAGGATACTCTCTAGAAGCTTTTACATACTTAGGAGATACTGTAAATTTACGCATTATGTAACCTCACACCTCTTGAATATCTTCAATGTTTTTTATTACCCACTTTAACGATTGATCAGTATCTTTTCCGCATAAGGGACAAATACCTGTTAAAGACTCAACAGGTTGATCTGATAGTATTACTGCGGAAATAAATATCCCGTGACAGCTTTCGCATTCTGCGATGTAATGGTTTTCGATGTTGTTATCAATTTCAATTGAGGGATCATCCTCTTCAACATCCATCTCCTCCTCTTCAACTTCAGCAGTTTCTTCCTCAGAACCAAGTTCGTCATCATCGAATGCTTCGTCATCAAACATCGGTCTACCGTCAAACCCTTCATCAGCTGCGAATATAGCTCTATGATGTCTAGAAAGTTTCATATAATCATCGCCTCCAATTATTTCTTGAGCTCAAGCAGCACAACGCTCATATTTGCAATCGCACCCTGTACTGCCTGCTTTTCTTCAGGTGTTTTACAGCTTGACATTATAGTCCCGAGCTGATCAATAGCAGATTTAACAACCTTCTGAGATTGCTCAGAAGCTGTAATAACATCCGGCTGCCTAACTAATTTCTTGCCTGCAGTTACTTTACGTTTTGTTCTATTTATCTGCATTGTAATATGACCTCCTACAATCTATTGATTATCTTTAATTACTATATGCCACAACCCATCTACCATAGGACTATATCCTACTGCAAGTTCAATGCCATCAGGAGTATGTAGTATCCAGATAGGAAACACCCTACCATGACGTTGAGATATATCATAGACAGCATTAGTAGCTTTAGCAACAGAGGATACAAACTGCTGTGTATCTTCGTCAGTTGCGTCATCTGGGATCAAAAAATCAAACCATGTTTCGTCTTCGCCGTAATCTACTAATTCATAATCAGTAGTATCCAACATACCAAAAATTTGATCTTGAATTTTTTCAAGGCCTGAAACAGACGATTTAATGTATCTCTTCATGTTGTCTCCGTACCGCTAGAATCTTACCAAATATCAAGTTCACCAAGAGCTGCTTCTATGATATAATCAGTATCTTTATCAATATCTTTAATAAGATCGGACTTAGGTATCTGAAATTCGTGAATAGTTCCTTTACTACTATAAACGATCAAATAAATATTGTCGATGCTTTCATGGTAAGTAGAGGTAGCATCATAACTCTCTAATGCCGCGTCTACCTCTTCCATAAGATCTTCATAATAATTTAAAGTGTCAGCTTCATCAGATTCTCCTGTTATGATATCTAGCGAAGGACTAATACTAACTGTGTTAGTTGCAGAAAAGATGTCAGCTGAAAATTCGTCAGTTAATAGTTCATACAACCTGTCATCGTCGCAGATAACTTCTAAAAGTTCGTCAGCATCTACGTCTAGAAGGTCATTCACACCGAATGCATCACGAAGTTTATCACCATAGACCGGCTGATTCTCATCTATCCAATCAATGATTTCTGAAATATCAACTGAATGCTTGTTGCTCATTCCTCGCCTCCGATAATGTCCGCAATCTGTGCAATTATATCTGTTAACTGTGCATGTAGCTCATTTGCTACTTCAATACCAGAACTACGTGAAGGTCCGCCGTCTCGGTCAAGCTTCTCTAATCCACTTACTGCGTAGTCAAAATCATCTTCAATCACGTCAATCATATCTTTGAGACGTGTGTCTTCAGATGCTTCAGCACTCATAATTACTCGTTTCATATTGACACCTCATAATTAACAGTATTTGTATATTAGTATTTAAGGTTCAATCACAACAATAGCCGAAGTGTGCCTACTCCGACTACTATTGTGTACGCAATATGTATCACCATGACAAATGGAGATCAAATATTATAGAAATGCTGCCTCAATCTCAGAAACTACATAATCTAGATCGTCATCCAAGGTATCAACATCGCAAGATAAATCAGACAACGGTACATTGAATTCTTCAACAGTTCCATCTGCCATCGTAACAGAAATTTCAAAACTCTGTTTGTTGAATGAACATTCAACTGAATCGCAGTCAACGTCAGAACCTATTATAGCATCATTTATCTCCCAGCAGAATTTTTCTACAAATTCAGGAGATGCTGCAGACGATGCTGTAATTGTTGAGCTATTAGTACAACACATTAGTTCATGCTCTTCAGCTAGTTCAGGGAATCTGTTGCAGAAATCTCTGCATAAAGTATCGTGATCAGATATCCAACCAATTACTTTATCTAATGTGATGTCTTCTTCAGGAACATCTTGGAAGTAGAAGTTGAAATCATCATAAGCAGTTTCATGTTCCTGTAGCCAACCTACAATGTTATCAATATCTGTTAGCTCGTCATCTATGAAACCTAAAACAGGTTCTTGATTAGTATCACAGCTGTTGCGCTCGCTTATCTTGAGCTTTTCAGCAGAATCAATCAACCCGGAAGATAATTCATCAATTCTACTTTCAAATGCATCAATCATGTCAGTTAAGTTTCCTTTAGGCATATTTAAAATCCTCCTTAGTATTCATCATCTGAATCGTCATCTTGGTCATATCCAATATCATCATCCTCGTCTTCATCTCTCAGGACAAATTCATAAGGACCTGAACAATTATAGATATCACCTTCTGTAGGTTCTGATTCTAGCGAACTAACAAAATCTGGTGTTAAAACTCTATCAGCAAGTTCGACAAGCAACTCAGCGTAATCTGACTCATCTACACAATCCTCAATGCCATCTAATATCGATTTAGTGATAGGAACATATTTAACTAACCAGTTAGCATAAGATGATAGATCATTTGCCCATCCAGCTAAAAGGTGCGTATTATCAAATACGTCACCGTCATTGTAAAATTTAAAAATCAATTTGTTGATAGCTGTAACCATTTGTGTAGCTTTAGAAGGACCCTGGCCACGAGCAGGTAGATATTCTGATAGCACGTCATCAAATTTATTGAAATAACTAGAGCTAATCATTTTATTATCCTCCGACAGAAGCTAACTCAGAAGGGAGATCCCAATATTGAGGTTCACCAGATGCATCGTATACAGGACCTGTAGTAGTTTTGCGAATACGCTGTGTATACTTGAACATATCAACTACTGAAGATTCTCTACCATCAGCCTTAAGTTTTTCATAATCATCTTTGTAATGAGAAGGTATTACGTTTACAACGTATTGGGAAGGTGTTTCTCTTAATATTCTAAGATATACGTTACGACCCCAATATGGTGAATTCTCCCAATTGTATACAAGAATTGCAACGCCCTTATCACCTACAATATCTTCCATATCTGCAGTAGCAAACTGTGAGTCCCAATTTTCATATGCAGGTTTTTCTGGTAAAGGTTCTCCTTCATTCCAGGTATTAGGAGCTTCTTTATCCAGCAGGTCTTTCCAATCTACATCATTTAGATATTCAAGTGCAAACAATGTTTGTCTCAAGGATTTCAACTGTGCAGGTGTTGTTGCGCTCAAACCGCTCCACGAACCTGTGTCAGAAACAACATTGCCATTGTAATCAAGTCCGACTTCGTACTCCCATCTGAGTGCATCATCGTCGCTCCTGTCAGATTCATTACAACGAATTCTAACCTTAACGTATGTGCGCTCACTATCATAAGATGCAGGATATGCAATATCAAATTGTGCAGAAACCTCAAATCTAAGCGTGTTGAACACTTTCAGATTCTGCATTATTTCTTCTTTGATGGGTTCAGTTATTGCTTCCCTAGCCTCTCGAGCTACTCGAGATTTTGCTTTATATGCATCTTCATATGCTTGGGACTTCGCATCATAATCAGCTTTGCGCGTTTCAACCTCAATGCGATTTGCACGCTTTGTTGCAGTAATCTTCATAAATCAATCCTCCTCAAAATCAGATGTTTCCCAAAAATGAGTAGCAAACCAATCATATGCAAGATCCATTGCTTCTTCGGCAGTATGCACATCCAAGTAATCTCCCCATTTGTTATGCATCTTGAATGCTACATTACTTAGAGCATTGTAAACCTCAGATTTTAATTCTGCTTGAAACTCATCAAAAGAACTATCTAGAGATGCTTTGATAGGTGTTGAGCGCTTAGCGCTTGGGTTGTGTTTCATGATCTTCATAGAATCATTCCTCCCCTAACAATAAGTTTAATACTGTTTCGTTATTAAGATCTAGTTTGTTGTCTACAATATATGTAGACACGCCGTGCTTCTTATACAATAAAGAATGTACTGCATCGTCTACAGTATCCTGTGTTATTATTGTATGCACTTTAACCGACTTTGTTGTACCTATTCTATATGTTCTGTCTTCAGCCTGTTCCTTGTCAGAAGGCGTCCAGGGTTCATCATAGAATATAACAGTAGACGCGGCAGTAAATGTATGTGTAGTACCGGCTGCACCTATTGTGCCTAGAAGTACCTTATAATCTGGATTGGTTTGAAAAACACGTTTGTGTTTCTGCCGATCTGATTCACTCATTGTTCCAGTAAAACAACAAGTTTTGTACTTCTTTGATACGAATTTATATAAGGTTCTGAGCGGTTCTACCCAGTTAGAAAATACTATTACTTTCTCGCCGTTGCTAATAGCATCATCTAGAAGTTCCATTAACTTCTGCAACTTTGCATTGTACTTTATATAGTGATCATTAACTTGTAAAGAAGCATCTATAATTTCCGGAGAGCCATTAACTTGTCGCAATCTGATGAAACTAATATCAGGGTGGTTTAATCTTACCGCTTCTGCCTTTTGCTTTGCTAACTCGGCTCGGATCTGACGATACAGTTTCTGTTGATAATCAGTATTTTCTACATATTCTGTATAGTAGATTTTAGGTGGAAGATCCAGTACATCATCTTTGCGCCTTCTTATCATGTTATCTTGAAGCAAAGATTTCAGATAAGGTATGTTCTTATATCCTACTACTTCATAGTCACCATATCCGCCAAATATACAGAAATTCTCAGACCATTGATAATAGCTTTTGAAATTGTGCCCACCAACTAATCGGAGTGGTAGAAATACATCAGTAGGTCGATTTACTATAGGTGTGCCTGTCATTGGTATCCAAGTTATTGTTTTAGTTTGACTTTTGTATATTCTAAGTAGCTGTTTACCTTGTTGAGAAGTATGTGAAGTGTTTTTGTGCACCTCATCTACAGCAATCATACCAATCTCACCATTATTGATTAACTTGATGATTTGATCCGCAATGGGGAAAGTTTTGCCTACTTTGTATCTAAGAGATTCTATATTAGTAATTAGGAAGAATGGAGCATCTTCATCTTCACCATATTTCTTCAGAGTTTGCAAATCTTCAAGTTTCTTAGCAGTTTCAGTATCATATCTAATCGTTCCATTTCGCTTGTATCGGCTGCCTAAAATATATCCTTCATACTCTCCTCGAGTATGCTCTTCAATATCTTCCTTCCAATTATACTTTGAAGAATTAACGCAACATAATATGAGGCAATGTTTGATATGATATTGCTTTTTGTTGTAGATAGCCAAATTCATTACTTCTAGCGTTTTTCCGCAATTATGCACAATCATGTTGTTACAAATAAAATTATGTATGGTAGGATGATCAATACTAATGTCCCAAACATGCTGCAAATTACAAGCTTCAATGGATACAATAGGTGATAACTTTGGCACTAAATAAGTACGCTTACCTTTACGCTCAATGTAATCCAAATTGGTGTTGTACTGCGGAAGATTCTGTGTATAAGTGTCTTGATGCAACATAGCATGTTCATGATGTGTTACCAGCTCTAGATTTTCAATGCGATTATCTGTTTTTATCCCGTTCTTATGATGAATAGCTTCAACTTTAATATCAACAACGTGTCCTGTATGCTCATACCACACTTGATGGTGTTCATACACACCCATACCAGAAGTTTTTCTATATGTAGGCATATCACGCGTAGCTTCACCAAATAATCTAACATATCCGTCTTCATCAATTTTCTTAATTAACCCATTGTATTTAGTACCGTTGCGAGATTCATACATACAAGACCTGCAGTATCCATAAAATTTAGCATGAGGATAAGATATTAGATTATCCGTAGCACCGCACAAGGGACAAGCTGCTTGTCCATTTGTGAATACTTTATCGCCAACAGTTAACTCTCCTGCAGCTATCCACCCCCTATCAGTATAAATAAGATGATCTGCAGTACATTCCAAGGATGTGTCAGCAGTAGTTAACTTGATAGTAGATTTATATCCTTGATCTAAAACCCGGTTAATAGGTAAATATAAGAATTGCCCATTGGCCATGCATTTTATCTGAATAGTAGGATCTGCAGATAACAGACGATTAAGTGTAACAATTGTAACACGTCGCGTTGCAGGTTTCCCTTGTTCCTTTATGCATACTTCGCTATTGCCTGCAACACACCCTTGCTCATCCGCAAGGATAAATCCTCGCATGTTGCCTCTGAGCTGTCGATCAATTGCGAATTTCATGAAGTCTATCTGATGTGAATAGAGCTCACTACCTTCCTTGACATACATAGGTATCCTAGATATGTCAATATCAGGAATTTTCAAAGTAGAATCTACTGTGCTGTTTATGTTGATTTCTTCATCAGAATGAATATCAAGTGAATTTTCATAGTTAGTCCCTCTAACCTGGTTCACTAGAAATCCTAATCTATCCTTTGGAATTGTCCAAACCTTCTTATCCGGTACCCAAGTACGTCCTGGTACCTGTTTAAGAATTTCGATAAATTGTACATCATATCGAAATTTTAATTCGTATACATCATCATTTTGTACTACTGCAATCATATACGCACAAATGTATATCCGCTACGCTTCTTGCCGGTCTTCAAACTATCACTGACCTGTGCAGGGTCAATGCTATATGCTTTAGCAGCATCTGATTGTTTTTGGAAAATTTCACCAGTCTCGACACACTGTATTTGAGGTAACCGTCTATTCATTGCCGCAGCAAGACTAATTATCTTGCCGTCTAACCTAAATTTGTATCCATTCTCTGACATCTGTTTCATATATGAATACGGAATATACTCCTCATAGATAGTTGACATCTTGCACTGACCATCTGGACCAATAACCTCAAATTTCATGTTAACATTCTCCTAAATAAACTATAATTAACGCGAAAAGTAACACTAAGATCACCAATTGAAGTTTGATTACATACTTAGGTAACTTGTGCATACAATAACGATCCACCTTCTATACATTTCGCAACAACAATAACGATGCACAAAAAAGCTGCAAGGTGTTACCCTTGCAGCAGTGGAGGTACTTATCACGAAAGATGATATCAGATATCAGAAGTTCTTGCAAAACCAAATGCAAATCCATCTTGACCTGCAACTTTAAAAGCGACCTTTGTAAAGTCACTGCTTGATGCAGACTCAATTATGATTACTGCACCGGAAATAGTTGTAAGATAGAAATCTACATTAGGTACTTTATAGAGCTTTAGGTTGTCTACAACTTTAGAACTAGAAGCTTTCTCAGACTTCTTCTCCTCTACAGGTGCTGCAACCTCTTCTACCTTTTCTGCTTTCTTGGATTTCTTAGCCGGTTTAGGCTCTTCTACAGGTGCTTCGTCAGCTACCTCTGCAACTTCAGGCTCTGCGACAGGTGCTTCTGCAACAGCTTCCTCTGCAGGTGCTTCAGCTGCTAAAACTTCCTCTGCAGGAGATTCAACGATCTGCTCAGATTCATCAACAGTCTTTTTTGCTCTTGCCATTGTTAATATTCCTCCTTAATGAATATAATCCCAGAGCAACTTTGTTAATATGCGTACTCGGGAATACTTATGTGAGTCTAATTGTGAATTGTATATGTATGTAAGGTTGTGTACGTGCATACTGCTATTTATACTGGCGAGTACGCTGTTTCTCACATCAATGTCATAGATATCATTTAACCATAACCGTATACGCTCATCACGTTTTTCGGATTCTGATTTATAATTTATTATAGATCGTGGTTTATCACCAGTTAACAACCACGAGAGCGCCTCCGCATGAGATATATTACCGCAATACAGATTAGATAGTGCACGGGCCTGAGCGCCAATGATACTAACTGCACCATATTTACCTACAGCTTCGCATACTTGTGTATAATATTCGTTGTTTGTCCAATAATCCATATTTCCGCGCACATAGTAATTAAAGGAATGTATCAATGTTATCAGTTACTTCTGGAAAATGATCTTTAGTAAATTTAACGAGTCGCTTATGAAATTCGTCTACGTTAGTAATGTGTTTTTCCGGTTCAATTCCGCGATTTCCTTCACCGGGTAAAAGAAATGTAATATCAGAATACCCACCATCGGCATCTTCTAGATATCGAACCTTGAACAAGACCTTAGACTTATCTATAGGTACACCGGCTCGATTACACGGCATGACCTTTGCAACAATATGACCATCTGAAGTTATCTCAGGAGTATCCAACAAGAATCCGCCCTTCTTTAGTTGATATGAAAGTTTATTGAATCCTTGTCTAAGTTGCTTGATAGTTTTGGTTAGTGCAGTTAATGACATCTTTATGCTCCTATAATAGAGTAACAGCCGGGCCCTGAAACATCCAGAACTCGGCTGTTACAATTATTCAAAAGGCAGATAAAAATTACTTTCTAATAGCCCTTCTAGCAGCTCTACGAGCAGCTGTTGAAGCTTTAACAGCTCTGCGAGCAGTTCCCTTTGTAGAAGCCTTGATAGCCTTCTTACCAAGAACCTTTGTAGAAGCTTCGAGGAGCTCCTCATCACCTTCAGGTGATACTGTGAACTCGTCCTCGCCTACTGCGAATGTAACAGTGCCGTCATCCTCAACTGTAACGTCAACAGGCTCACCAGCGATCTCAGCTACGAGCTCAGCAACATCCTCAGTCTCGAAAAGAAGCTCTGTAGCAGCTTCGTCAACTGTGATTTCGTCCTCTTCGATGTCTACGTCTACATCCTCAACAGGTGCATCAACATTAACATCAATCTCTTCATCTGCAACGATACGCTTACGATTCTTTGAAATGAACATTGTAGTAATCTCCTTATACTTATTTTTTTTATAGTTGTATACTTATTTAGTTAAGAACAACAAGCTTCTGCTTATGTGTTTCTAACTCTTGTCTAATAGCTTCAAGTTCCGCATTAGCTTCGGCTAATAATGCTTCGCCATCTAAAGATACATTAGACCCTTCTACTGTATATTTAGATCTTGCTCGACCTAAAGCTTTTTTCAAATTTGCTTCGCTCATCCTGACTAGATAGTTTATCCAAGTTTCATTCTGTATTTCAGATACATCTTGATAATCGGGTACATATCTAATTGTGACAGAAGCAGGCCTAGGATCTCTGTGAGTAATATAAACCACATCATTATGTGGATCATATTTCCATTGAAAGTCTGTGCTTAATGTATTTCTAACTTGTGCCATCGCCATCTCGGTCATAATTGGGTCGATATTCAACGACGATGTATTTCCTATAGCACTATAGACGTTGACTGATGCAGCAACTTGAAATACATTGCCGCTATCAATAGAGCTCATTGTCAGACCTAATCTTGGAATTGCAGCTTGTACGTACAGTACTTGTTTAGTTACAATTCCTGCATCTTTAAGAACAATTCTGGTACTAAAAGGTACTGTCTTTTCTACAGGATCTCTCATGTACCGTTTGAGTTCTCTAAACGCAATTAAAACTGCTTTCTCAGGATCTAAGCATTCTACATTATCTACAGCAGGTTGCCCTAACATGAATGTAACTTGATCTACGATCTCTGCCATATCCATATCAAGGTCAACCTCCTAGAAGATAAATGTGTTTTAGATTATCAGGCCTCAGGTGCAAGAACTAACTGACTCAAATCAATTGTTTGAGTTGTTTCTTTACCTTCAAAAGTTGTAATGATTTTGAAAGTAAACTCATCAGTAACGATCCATACACCATTGAGATCCTCATCTAGCTCAGTCGGATTTTTGATCCCTGCTTTAACAGTAACACCTTCAGGTACATTACCAAACTGTAACGCGATGAAGTTGCCAGGCATTCCAAATGCATCTACTACGTCACCTTCAGATACATAATTAAGTGTTCCAGTTGCTACACCATCTTTGATCGTGATTGACTGCAGGTCTGCAGGATTGATATTATAACTATCAACATGCAATATAGATGTTGCAGGTTGCGCGGAGATATTGATAACCAATTCCCCATACTCTTTATCACCAATCTTTGTGTAGTAGCCTTGATCAGCTAAATTAGTAGCCATCTGTGACCAATAAAGCTCTTCTTCATATCCACTGATTTCAAATGCAACGCCTTTATTGTAGCCACCTACTAATTGTGTATTAGCATAACTGATTACAGCGCGTTCAAATTGAGCAAATTTAGCATTAGTTGATGCCATAGGCAATAACCCTGCAAGCTTTCCCCAACCTTCTACATTAGTATCATAGATAGTACCTGCATAAATAGCAGAATCTACATATGAATCATCAGGGAGAAAAATCCTAGCGATATTGGAACCAACCCGGATAATTTGTTTGATAGGTCCGTTGTATATGATTTTTACGTCGGTTGCCATATCATGTTACCTCACGCGGGCTCAATGCCGTACTTATTGCTACCAACTTCGATGTAGAAGCCCTGCTGCCACATATTAGCAGCAATCTGATTCCAATAGAGCTCATCCTCATATCCGTCGATGCTGAATGTGATTCCATCATCGCCTGCAAGAATAGCCTGCTCGAACTCAGCAAACTTAACTGTTGTAGATGCCATAGGTGCAAGACCTGCAAGAGCGCCAAGACCCTCTACGTTTGTAGCGTAGATGGACTTACCGTATGTACCCTCATCACCTACTGCGTCTGCGTTAGCGTAGCCCTCAACAAATACTGCAGAATCAACATAAGAATTGTTAGGAACAAAAATTCTTGAGATGCTGGAACCTGCACGTACAATGTCAACAACTGTGCCTGTGTAAATAATCTTTACAGTAGTAGCCATGTAATAGCTCCTCCTTCTTGTAATAATATAGATATCTCACCCTCTATTTATTACAATTTCATATAAGGTTAGGTAACTTAAGTGGGATTCCACATATGAAACATCTATCAGGTTCACCAGAAACAATTTTAGTTCTATTTTTACAGATAGGGCACTGTAATTCTTTATAAGACACGCCTGATGTAGTCTTATTGATACTCAAAATCACCCATTGGTATGGTACATCCATCTATGCTCCTCATTTATGTGTTGTTGTATTGTATATACTAGTTCATACGGATCAGATTCTGAAAGGATGACCATACCAATAGATGCTGCAAAGAACAATATTAGTAACCATATTATTACAGCATCTTGGATCAATTTCATATTAGATAGATTCAGTCTCAGGCATCGCAATAGGAACTCGATATTCAATATCTGCACCACAATTAGCACAATGGCATACATGCACAATACCAGCACCATCATATCCATAATCTTCAAAATCAAAATCGTTGTCCCATATTACAGATTTATTTCCGCAATGAAAACATTCATACATAGTTAATTTACCTCACTGTTAATTTTCCGGTGTAACGGGATCAGATGTAGAACCAGGATCGTCTGTTGTAAATTGTGTATCCATGTGCTCAGCGAGCTCTAGTATACTTATTGCAAATATTCTCAACATCTTTATAGGATCTCGATGTTTAGCAACTGCAATACCGGTGATAGTTTGTACACAAGATAATTCAAGGTCCTCTATAGTTTTAGCTAAACTTATTCGGTCTAAATTATCTAGTATGTCCCTAAATTCATCGTCAGTCATAATAGATTACCTTATAATTATGTTATAATCTTAGGTTTTGTAACTTCTGGATGTACTAACTTTATTTTAGCTATCATCTTCTCAAGCATATCAATAGAATCCGCAGGATTATTAACAAGTACATCTACATCATCTGCAAGACCTATTACAAGATTATCTGGAAAACTAGCTTGTAGCGTCTGAAAGGTATATTGTACATTATCTGGCAACATGGTTTCCTTGAATCGAAATAGGATCACATCATCATTGGCAACTTTGATTGTACTTATGGCCTGTTTTAATTCATCGTGGGTCATAGTTAACACCTCCTCGTCATCTATAACGATTCCATAGATGTAAAATAGCTTGATACAAAAGTACCAAGCTGTGTAAGTATGTGATTTAGCAACACATTACCAACAACCAATTAGCTGTTAATCTTTACGATACAGCCCGTGTGTATGCTCCGGCAGGTAGTACACAATATCCTGATACATTGCTTGCCAATCAATGCTACTATACGCATTAGACAGTGCACGTCCAATAACAGTACGAAGTTCATAATCCGGAATGTTTTTCAACAATTTAGAAAATACGAATTCTCGAATTTCTTTATCAGTGTACTGCGGAATGTCCTTGGGTGCATCAGAATCTACATACATACTAGGGTTGTTAGAAGAATCTGAAGATATGATTATACAACTATTAGGGTGTTTTGTAAATGTACGTTTCATAGCTCCTCTTAGTCCTCTATTCTAGTATAATCACCTGCTTGAATACCTTTAACTTGTCTTTCATAAGTACTCATAGCAACATGCACAGCTTCGTTAAGTTGTTTAGAAGCTTGTAAGAGTTGATGGGCTTTATCGGAATCTCCGGCATTATGTGCTTCTACGTAAGTATCCCATACAATATCAGAATCTGAATACTGTACAAAATTATATAATGTCATCTCAGCATCTTTTAGATTCTGCCAAATATCGTCCCAGGTCACTCCGTCAATACTAGAAGCTGCAATAACTTTTTGGTTTGCAGGTCGAGTAGTAAATTGTCGTTTCATTTTTTATGTCCTCCGGTTACAAGTTATCTAGATTGAAGTTCCTTCTTTGCAAGTGCCCTAACTCCACGATACTTACTAGCTTCTGCTTCGGTTTCTAATATTGAATATGGAGTATTAGGGTTTGTTATCACAGCTCGAACTATGAGTTCATTTGAATCTTTGTATTCGTCCCAAATATCAATAAGTATATCTGCAGGTGTATTTATATTTCCAGCAATACTTTCGTTTAATTTAAAAGAATCAAATTCAGTCTGCGTAGCTAAGTAAGTTAAAAATTCTGGATCCTTTGAATAAGCTGCAGAGTACAGAATTGCGTTGACAACAGCTGTACGAGGACCTGTAGTAGAATCCTGCAAGATGTACCCAAAACCTTGTTCCTCAAGTCTACGGATCAATTCACTAGAAAATGTGGTAGGATTCAATATAGATGCTTCAATGTTGTTATTGGGATACGTAGTAAATGTTCGTTTCATGTATTATTCCTCGTCTTCATTCTCATCTTCGTCAGGTATTCTTATCTGTATTGACCAATTCCATACATATGATCCCGCAAGATCTTTAGACATTTTCCACTCTTCTGCAACATCTTCAACTTTTTGATTGTAATCGCTGTAACCGCCACATTCATCAAGAAATTCGAATATTTCAGGCTCAAGACTCGTATCGTATTCAAAGACCTGAAGATAATTAGTAAATTTAGCAAAGTCGTTGAAGCATCCTAACCCAGTTAATTCTGCTTCATAGTCACGGGCCCATTCATCACCTCGAAGATCCTCTAAATCATGAAGTAGATCTTGATAATCGTCATAACTAAGATCTAGCTCACTTGCTAAATAGTATGCCCAATCATCTGCATCGTATTCGTTAAGAGACTTAGAATCAAATCCATATGGCTGTACATCTTCCTGCCAAGACGCCTTTACATAAGATGAGGGGAGTTTCGTGAATTGTTTTTTCATACTTCTTGCCTCTTCACAAAATAATTCAGTTGCTTATTCCAATATCTTAACCATTCATCTAATGTACTCTGAACATCAGATGTCTGATTAGGATATGCAAATGTTATTGCATCTATGTATGATTGAATATAGCGAGTTATGATATCCAAACTCTCCTGAAATTCGTAAGACTGTACCTTGATATATTCGTTACACCATTCAGGTTCCGGTACTGCACCGCACTTTTCTACCAGTAGCTCACCCAAAGTATCAATCTCCTTGATAAGCTCCTCATACATCTCTTCTGAAAGTAGATGGAGCTTCATCATATCATTGCCCTTCGCCATCCAATGTAAAATGTATAAGTTACGATACATTGTGATTCCGGACTTGAATGCTTGATCTAAGCTTTCACACGGATCAATAGGGCAATCTGCACATTTCTTAATATCAAAACCTTCATCGTCTACAACTACAGCAAAGGTCTGTGGAGAAGTAGTTAAAGCATTACAAAATTCAGGGCTTTCAACTAAGCACTCTACATCGTCTAAAGTATCTGAAGGACTATAATTGGAATTTAGGCCTAATATGCTAACCTCATTTGAACATTCTATTTTATGAAGTTTGATTAGGAATTTATTAGAATATAATTTATCCATATGTTGTGCCTCTCCTATTCATTGTATTTTTTAACACTGTATAAATGTATCTTTTTATTCAAACACCTCATATAATTCATATGCATCTTCTGTATGATCAGTAACTTTAGCTTGTCGTATCCAGTCATAATATTTCTTAGGTAAGGTTATTCCATCGTATGTTCGTTTCTTCCACCCTGCACCATTAGTATAATTTACTGTATACATATCATATCCCTGAGATTTATCTACAGAGTGTACTATGTAAGATACTTCATAAGGGATTGCTTCTGATGATCTAATGTATCTTTTCATAAATTAATCTCCAAAATCAAAATTATCTAATACATGATTACCTGTCAAATTAGGAACATAATAATGTGAACTAGGTATTACATCATATCTTTGATTTGCAATACTGAATTCCTCTGCAATCAGCTTTATTGCATTTTTATCTTCCGCAATTTCTTGACTACAGATTATTTCAAACACTTGTGACCTAATATCATAAACTACTCGACCTCTTTCTATTGATCGGTACCCTTTTGGTATCATATCAATAGCTCCAGGTAACTGCTTTTTAATAATAGATTCCCATTCAGTTATATGATTTTTTGTTTTGCTGAATTGTAGATAACCTCGGTCATCAACAGCATCTTCAATAGGGCAATATTCACCAACAACAGTATTGTCATAAAACCACCAGATACCTACATTACCCTCGTGTTGAGGCTTTTCTTCTACTGTTCTGATGTATCTTTTCATGCTGACCCTCACAAAGTGACTAATTGAGAACCGTCTCCGAAACTTTCGTAAGTCTCTTCAGCAGTCCCATCTTTCCAGTAGTAGTTGATACGCACACGATCATTTGATTGAAGTGTTTCTGTTTTGATATAATCACTGGACGCATCTAGGGTGATTACGACATCCTCGCCGTCTTGATTAGTACCTGTAACTACTGAGTTTCCGTTAAGTAAGTCTAATAAATACTCATAAGTTATCATAGTAAACCCTCATGTATCTATAAACATATGTAAGGTTGGCTTCCGTGAGGTCTAACACCAAAAATATCCTTATGCCAATCAGAGTAATAGTCCCAAGTATGTGGGTCAATCTCTCCGTAAGATTTTCCAGAAATATGCTCGTTGACCCATGCGTTAAACTTATCAATATTCTCGTTGTAGTATTCCTCATCAGAAATAGCAGTGAGATTAGAGTATGTTGCATAAGCTGCATCCCATATGTTATACTCATCAATGTACCCATTGCAGTCTAACACTGCGGTAACTTTCTGCATGAGAACCTTGCGATCCTGACAAGACATCTTCATGATATCCTCATAGCTAACTGTGTACTCTTTAATGAGCTGATCTAATATGATGTTATTCATAGTAACAACCTCCTCTTGGAACATTGATGTATATTGTTAATTATAGACGGATGGTCCAGGAATTAAAAGAGAGAATTTTGGAAAATAATAAAATTCAAATAATTCCTGTCGAAAGATTGGTCTATTTTATTTTGTTACATGAATCACATATTCGTTGTTCACGCCTAAATGACTTTTGTTTTGAATAGTTTCAACAACGTATTTTTCCCAACCCGGATCAACTACCTTACAAACCATAGTAGCATCTACGAAGTTAGGCGCATTTTTCATTGCGATTTCAAGCCATTGACATTGTGTTAAGGATTGTGCAGATTCGTCAAATCCTTCGAAATTGTAATCTTCAAAACACCTACCAGTATTTGGATCAGAATATGGTGGGCAAATAAATATAGAACATGATTTGTCTGTTTTGAATTCACGACCGTCACACCATTCAATATGTGTTTTACCTACTTCATCATACCATTGTACCAGGTCTTTATTGTAGTCACAAGCAATATATTCTCTGTTGAGTTCTTTACAAGCATCGGCTCTAGCGCCCCAACCTGCAGCTAGGTCGTATATGTTGTCACTGCTACAGTAGTTTGTTATGAGTGATTTTGCACGCTCTTTGCTAAACCATGAAGGCTGTTTACATGTTCGTGTTACATTCATCGCAGTTAGTATTTGTTTGCTATCTATGAACCCACCAGAATAGTTAATACGATTGAGTATCATTTTCCAACGAATTTCAGGATCATAAAACGCTTCATGTGAACTTAATTTTCCATCTACTCTTACATCGTAGAAGCATTTTGGGCGATCTTTAGCATACGGAAACTTTGGACTTTCTTTGAATAATTCAAAATCTACGCCTATTAAAGGATTAGGGCATTTATCTGAATATTTTAACCCATTGGATTCACTACTATTCGGCTGACCAAATATCGAATTCACCTTATCAGTTTTATCTGTGATAACAATGACATGATTCTGCCTATATACATCTAATTTTGCAGATATTGGTACTGTCTGTGCATAATCATACACTCCATCTAATAAATGTGGACCTTTGACTTCAAGTAGTATATTATCTACTTTGAAATCAATAAGTGTAATGTGTTGTTTACCTGCATATTCAAATGTTAAGGGCACTTGTGTCTCAATATTGTCGTAGCCTAGATTCAACAAGAAATTATAGAACTGTAATTCGTAATTACTATCAAACCGCTTACCGTCCTTTGCAATATTATTTTCTTTATTCAACATCATTCTCTTATGAATCTCTGGAGATTGTGACACATACTCTACCCCAAATTTCTCTCTGTTAGTGTCCTTAGATTTCTGCTTGACTTCATCTAATTGAAATACATTATCTACACCCTTGTTTTTGAGTGTTTCCGCCCGCTTGTTTTTAACTACTTCAGAAGATAAAAAATGTCTAGTCCCATAGTTTTCTAATGAAGTTGCCTTAACTCTTTGTTTATACTCGTCTGTTTGCGTGTACCAATCAACTCCATGCTTCTTTCGATTAGTTTCCTTGATTTTTTCTACAGAACTATGAAGTTGCATAGGATTATCAACCCCGTGTTTTGATTGCATAGTGTTCCGAAGTGTAGATACCATAGCTTCAATATCCTTATTTTCAGAAGCTAACTTATACCTACATGTCTTACTACAAGTTTTAACACTAGAATCTCGCCTTACATCTATTTCAAATTGATTACCGCACACTGCGCAAGTTTGATAATGCGGATTCTTGCAATAAACATCTCTAACAGAGGATGGCTCAAATTCTTCACCACACCACTTACATATCTTTTTAGAAAGTTTTGCAGAAGTCTCACGCTTGGATTTTATAAACGCAACTTGGCATTTTTCACTACAAGTTTGCTTTGTATCGGAAGTAGTACAATGTGTTTCAAATTCATTTCCGCAATAAGCACATTTCCGCAAAATGATAGAATTACAACACTTCTGTCTAGTGGAATTTGGATGGAATCGCTTACCGCACAATATACATGTATACAGCAAATCTGGATCAACTATCTTTCCCATAATGCAAGGACCTCCTGTTATATGTATAATAACGATTTTATAGAAGGTTTTGAATAGAGGTGATATTCAGCGGTACTCTGTTTTATTACAAAAAAAAATAGGTCCCATCTTTCGACAGGACCTACTTTGAATTTCAGATTCTATATAATAAACGAGGGTGAGAAAAGTTTAACTTAGAATCTTTCCTTATCAGAATACGCCGAGGATCTTACCGCTGACGATTGTATCAGGGTTGACAATCTTTGTGCCGTACATCGTACAATATCCTTGTTGTACAGAGCTATTAGCAAGACCAATTGCATCCGTATTTGTCAGAGGCATATATTCTCCGAAGAGAGCACTGTTTCTTCTGATGTCTGCGGACTTGCAGCACATTACCCAAGTATCAGGCTGATAGTTAGGATCAACGATGATATCGAAGTTGTCAAGTCTACCGGACTTGTAAGGACCAACGTTCTCAGAAGCGCCTTCTGCTACGAAACCGTTCACCATACCAAGGTATGTGTTAACGTTTGTACCAACGATGAGCTTGTTAGGCTGAGCAAGTCTTGTTGATTGATAGATAGAAGCAGCTGCCTGGTTCAGCTTAAGCTTGAACATGTTGAGGTAATCAGAAGGTACTACAGAACCTGAAAGTACAGGAGAAGCATCGAAGTTGAACTGAGGCTTCAATGTAGCAGCATCTGCGAGTTCCTTGAAGCAAGCAGAGTTGATCTCAGCTGTGAGCTCTGAGAAAGCAGCTTCCTTAGCGATGTCGCCGATGTTTGCACCGTATTCCTGCTGAGCAGCAAATGCGGAGAAGACAGACCAATAGCAAGCAAGCTGATGAGCTTCTGCTACCATGTTGATCTCATCAAGCTGGAGGTAGCCCTTACCCATCTGTGCGCCATACTCATAACCGTAACCACCGTTACCAGGTACACGAGGACCAACGTTCTCGTTGTCGTACTGATATGTACCGGATACTACGTTACCAGCAGCAGCGGCGATAACACCAGAAGAGAAGCTAATAGCGCCTGTTGAATAATTGATGTAACCTACAGGTGTTGTAGAACCGCTCTGGCAAAGATTTCCGTTACCGTCATCAACGAAGAGTGTTGTTGCACCAGATGCTGTGTACTTGATTGTAACAGAATTAGGAAGTACAGGAGTATAAACGAGAACCTGTGAGTCTGTGATAGCTGTACCCTCAGACATGATTTCGTTCTTTACAACCCTACCTGTGAAGTTAGGATCAATACCCTGTCTGTTTGCGAAAGGACTAGAGAATACATCTCCTGCCTTTGTTTCGCCCTTTGTATTCTCAGCGATGAACTTGAAGTAAGGAATGAGCTGCTGACGAGACTTCATTGCAACTGAACCAAATACGTCAAGAACGAGGAGCTTCTGTACGAAGAGAGGAAGCAGCTCAAGGAAATCAGGACGAGCCATGATGTTTGTTGTGTTAGTAGCAGCTGTAACGGGCTGGAGCTGTCTAGCGTTAGCCTTTAACTGCATAGCAAACTTTCTCTGCTCGGGAGAAAGGCTTGCCATAATAGAAGATGAAGGTGTTGTAACCTTGCGAGGAGCTGCAGCAGAAGTAACACTTCTAGAAGCCATGATAGGTCTTCTTGCATAGCTAGCAGGAGCAGCAGCTCTACGTGTAACTTTAGTAATAGCCATGTTGATTCTCCTTTAAAGAATTATATTATAGTGTAACAAGTCCGTCGTCTGTATCACCTAATGAGGAAATCTCCTGCATAGCAGTTTCTTCAATAGCTGTTGTCGACTTAATCATCTGCTTCAATTGCGAAACAGAAGTCGAACCTGTTACAGCGACGTTGTTTAGAGATACTCCAACTGCGCTTGCGTAGAGATTAGCATAAGCATCTTGGTACTCCGCAATGATCTTATGTGCAGACTCTAATTCAGATCTAAGGTGTGAAAGCTCTGCATCTCGGTTTGATGAGGCAGTTTGGATACTACGTGCAGCAGTGACAGTTTCATTGAGCTTCGTTTCCAGATCTGCAATGTTATCTTCCTTAGCCTGAATGGCTTGCGTAGAGGATTGGATCTTCTGTTTATATTTAAGGTTATCAGCCTTTAATATATCGATTTCTTTCTGCAACGCTTCTATTTTATTAGCATATTTTGAAGATTGCGTGTCCATTGTAGCTTGTATATCTTGAGATGCTGTAATAGATCTCTTCAACTCTTGATTATTCTTAGCGATTTGAGATTCTAAAACAGAAACTTTATCACGGAGTTTTGTAGATGCTTGAATTGCTTTAGCCCGGTCACTAGAAATAGATGCTAACTGCATGTCCATATCATGTAACTGTGCGGACATTATCCTTTCCATTGTCTTCTGTTTACGCTTATGAGCCTTAGATTCATCGGCAAGTGACTTCTTAAGAGATGCAATAACTACATCTTTTTCTTTACATGCTTGCGAAGCTTCTACATAAAGTTCTGTAAGTGCTTCAATCTTATTACCTTCGACATCAACTACATCTTCTAGTTCTTCAGAAGTAATTGCTGCCTTCTTTGCTTCAAGTTTTCTAAATGTATCAGACTGCCTAGCAAAACATGACTGAATAACTTCAATGGACTCCTTTGTATTAAGACCATCTATGTTATTATCAACTGCTGCACAAATCTTCTTATATTTCTGCCTACTTTCGGTATCAGTAGCTGCAGCAATTTCAGTAAATGTTGGAATTGATTCAGGGAATGCAGGGAATGTTACAATATCAAACCCGCGGAATACAAATGTTTCAGGATCAACGGAATTACCTACAATATCTCCTGCACCTCTAACAGAGATTCCAAATGTTACTCCTGCATCAATGAATGTTTTTACTATTCTACCAACAGGAGTGTCAACAAGGTCAAATTTTCCATATATTTTACCACTATCATCAATATGACCTTCAGTCATAACGATACAAGCATCTTGGAAGTTCATACAATTAGGATCTTCCGGATGTCCGAGATAGCCAATATACCATTTTTTCTCAATTGCCTCTTTGTAATCATCCGATTTAAATACGTTCTCCCATACCTCACGAGTAATGTCTAATCCATTTTTATTCGTGATGTTTGCATCAGCGCATTCGCCTTCAAATGTCCCTAAGATTGCTTTGTCCTTTACATCTGCAACAATTGGAGATTTAACTGCCATATTACTCACCTCTTTATTTTAGTAGTTTACTTGATAGTCTAATCATACCACCAAGTAATAATGTTTTGATTGCTTCTTTAATTATACCAGATTCAATGTATTCATCACCGGATGCATCTTCAGAATCTTCAACTAAATCTTCATATACTTCGTCGTTGATATCTGCAATAGTATTAAGTGCAGTTTCATCTACAACTACTTCTGCCTGTGCAGTCTTCAATATATAATATGAATCATCTACTTGTAGCTGTATATTGCCATCAAGTGTTTCTGAAATTGCGAGAGAATGCTCGTCAAATTCTGGTATCTGCGAAAGAAGTTCAAGTAATGCAGATGATGTGAAAACTAGTTCTTCCATATCAATAATGCCTCCTTATGTATCTAACGGGTAGTATATATTATCACCGTCTTCTTCAGGAAGCCCGGCAAGCTGAGAAACACTACCAATCTGTATCTTCCATATAACTTGTACAACCTGGTTAACACCAACACGTAATATGTTTTGCTTAAGTAACTGACGATTAGCTTCAACAGTCATGTCCCAATCGCTAACATTAGGAGGTACAATTCTATAAGCTGCAAGTAATCCGTTATCTCCACTATCTACCCAAGTTTTTCTCGACCACATACCTACTTCAGAAATGAATACATAGTCCTTACCGTCTTCCCTAAATTGCTTCAGAGCACCGGTTGATATCATTGTACTAAAAACAACATCGATTGTTTCAGGTAATTCGGATTGTGACTCAGGAAGTGTATCTCTATAAGAAATCAACGACCTAGGGAATGATTCAGAAATGAGTTCACATTTAACTGTGTGAGATGGATCAGGACGATTTTCAAATGTAGGTCCTAATCCTAAATATTCTCTTCCATTGTTTTCATTTGGATCATATCCATCTGCTCCATACCCTGGGACGTGTCGCATGTATTCAGCGAAACGAACTTCCTCAGCACCTTCCCCATCACCAACACCTTCCGGCAATCCAGATGCATCCTCATCTTGATTGAATAATCCCATTGTACCTAAAGATATGTAGCGTGGTACATAGTTTTTCAGCATCTCGTATCCTTGGTTAAGGACACCATCACCTGAAAGGTAATGCGCAATACCTAATAACATAGAGTTTGTTGCACAATTATGACCTTCGTGCGATTGTAGTATCTTACCAGTCCTTTGATCTAATACATTGATCGAAAGATTGTGAGATATTCCTAAATTTTTACCTGCTTCTAATATGCTATTCATGGTACCTCAGTATCCGTAGACGACTCATCATGTAAGTTTATTTTTGCATACCTATAAGAATTTACACCGCCTACAATCAGCTCATGATATCTAGGAGATAATTCAGGTAACTCCCTATCTGTTGCTTGTATTCTACGATGTAAATTTGGATGAGTATACCCTAAAGCATCTTTAGCAAGGGCTTCTGCATCAGCAGGAACCGCAAGTCCTTGTGCCATAGGCTCAATAACATGTACGTTACCTTCGGCATCTGTAAATGTAATTGCATCAGCCATACTCAACCTCATTATTATAGATACTATGATACAAGGTTGTAGAATGCGTATAATTATAATTACATTATTAAGTTATGCCCATATCGGCAAGTGTGCAGTTTGCTTCTAACAATACGTTACCATTCTGGTCTTTGATATCCATTGTATTGAACAAAATAACAACAGGAAGCTGTTCGAGTTGGTAACTAAGACCATCCCAACCAGAACCTGTATCATTATATACACCATACTCTGGAATAGTATATGTGCTACCTCTTCCGGAAAACTGTACTGCATATGCCGTATTCACTCGAGAAGTATTTCTATATAATTTAGAATTTGATGTATTGTAATAAGGGTTATCTACAGTATTTGTTGTCATACAGATATAGTATCTATTATCTGCCCATAACATGTATGCATCAACAACATTTGCATATCCTGTTGGTTTTATGAAATCTTTAGGTTTAGAATTATACATGGCTTGTTCCATGCTAATTATTTGACCATTTCCCCAGTTATCTGTAAAGAATGGATGACAGCCAGATCCCAAACTAGTAAATTGACTCGGCATACTAAACAAAGTCCCTGAAATATTATCATTGCTAGCATTAGATAACCCACTTACAACCCAACCTTCTACACTATCAATAGGATAAAAAATTTCACGCCCATATTGTCCAACTTCGGTATTAAAATTAGATCCGTTCCAGCCAGCAACCCAAGTAGCGCCGTCACTAAATAAATGCATGTGCTTCAAATGCCCATGCTCAGAAGCAATAGCAGACACAGGATGCATAGCGAAATTATATTCAGATTTTATGATGCCTATATACATCATAGCATACCCAGGCTCTACTGGAGGGTAACGAAACCAGCATGCTAACTTGTAATTAGTATTCAAACTTTTCGCAACGCCTAACGTGTGATACCAATTGTCTAAAAATTGCTCAGGGCGCAATCCTGTATCTATTGCTTGAATCGCTGCGGGCATCTCAGAAATTCTATACTTATCTGAAGTACCTGTTTTAGCTTGTATAGCAAGTGCGATGTTATTTACATATTCTTCTGTATATAGCTTCTTTGTCATCTAAATTCCTCCATTAGGTTGACGGAATAGCATCAGTTACAACTAAATCATTCCCTACAAATATTTTCTTACTAACAGTATCATAAATACAAGGAAAATCTGTGCCATCTTGCACTGTGATAGTTGCACCTACGTAATTAGCAATGAGCTGTGAAGTAGCTGCATTAGATATCTTTAAATATTCTATATAAGCCTGTGAAGGAGTTGTACTTAGTCCGCCAATATATCCTACTGTATAATTAGTACCACCTGTTGGTCCTGTGTAACTTGCAATTGCAACTTGATCATCTAGCATAATAGCAGTTCCTTCGCCTTCGTAATGTATAGTATGCTCTCCGGGAGTAAATGCAATTCCGGATCCTTGATTACAGAACCAAAATTGATCTGCATACGTCAACCATGTGAATGCCAGGCGTGAATCCCAACTACCATCAGATGATCCAAGTACCACTCCATTGGAATAATAATTTGACACATAGGCCTTGCAGTCAACTGCATGGATGCGGGATTGCTCTGTAGGAGTAGTAAAGGTGCTCACCTTAAAATATTTATGCTGCACAATTTCAATAGCACTACCACCTGATGGTATATTATCTATAGCATCGGCCATCTGAGATACTTTGTAAGTAGTAGATTCTCCATTCTTACCTCGTATTGCGTTTGCAATCGCTTGTATATCTGACTCATTATATAACTTTAATGCCATCTACTTCACCTCAGTAAGATATATTTGTCCCGTTTACATCAACTGCGACCCAGTTGCCGGATGCATCTACAATGAGCATCTTACCTTGATCTGCAGAAGTAACTGCAGGCAATGTTCCAAATAAGTTGCCTAGATGCTGTCCGGTTATCTTGTAAGACGCTTCGTCGAGTTCTGCTAAGAACAAACAGCTATTCACAGAAGAACCTTGTGGTATTTCAGTTAGTTGGTCTAGTTTTAATCTACTCATAAGTTATTCTCCATTATTTACAATGTCTATTGAATGATCGTTTGTTAAATCAATATTATTATCATTTGTAGTTACAATATCATTATCATTCTCTTCTACAAGTATATCAGGTTCAGCTGTTTTAGTATATTGGGTATTTGTAGAATCCATAACCATTGCATCTCCGACAGAGAACATGATAGGATTGATTTGTGGTTTAGGATGTGTATAATCACCAGGGACAGTTCTATCTGGATCAAGTGTATATACATCTGTGGTGTCATCATTACCTTTATCATATCGAAGATTCCATGCATAAGGTCTATCTGCATCAGGCTTGAGCGGAATATCTCCGTAGAATACTTCAACATCTGTAGGTGTGTAGCCTAATCCAAATATAGGAGGACGTTCTGAACTTGGGTCATCAGGATCAAGTAGGGCTTTAACAATATGTTCATTGTTACATAACTGAAGCGAAGATAGCGCTCTATATCCTGCGTTAATTGTAGGAGTTACTTCGTATTCAGAATTTCTATACCAAGCAGGATCACGCCCATCTGCAGAATTAAGTGTCATTGTATCTTCATCAGTCATTTTCTGAAGTCTTGCATAATCATCTCTAGTATAGTGGCCAACACGTGTAGGTCCCATAGTTGTTCCAATATCCTTTGTATTAGTTAATCTTGCATCAATCGATATCTTAGTTCTAGCATCAAATCGTACGCCGGGAGTAGCAAACAAATACATTCCTACAGGTCTAACATATTCAATACAGGCATCTACAGGCTCTTTTGAACTAAAATATACTACATCAATATATCCTTCAGCAGTATGAGGTGTAACATATGCAGCATTTACAGGAATAGATGTATCTTCTAAGCGATTATACAGTATATCTTTTTCTTTTCCATATTCCAGCACGTTAAATTGTGCTAAATTAACTTCCGCTGCAAGCGTTACTCCATCCTTGCTACCACGATTTCGTATCATTGACATGAAATATACAAGTACTAATCGGTTGAATGCAGTAGGTAGTCTGTCATCATATTTGAATCCCATAGTGTCGCACAACATCCAAAGTAACCAATCTGGACATTTCAGCGGATCGTAGATGTCAGGTAGATTTTCAGTATCATGCTGTATCTTAGATAACGCAGTACTGAACCACCTAATAAATAGGCGAAAATCACTACTTGTTTCATATATCTCAGGTACTGAAACTTCAGATATGTTCATCTATGTTATGCTCCTACTATATATTCTTCTGCAATGCGTATGTTATTAGATCCTAACACATCTAAGTATCTTGCGAAACTTATTGGGTTGAAGTACTCCGGATCACAATTGTCCCAGACGATTACCGGGTTAGTTAAACTCCCTGCATCAAAATAATCAATTCTATCATCCGCTTTTCTTATTATGTTCACGACTTCCATAAGTGTAGGCTTATCACCTATATTGCGATTGGAAGGTGCATAATATAGGGCTAGTGCTTCTTTCACTCTAGCAACGATATTATTTGCTACGTCCCGACTAACAGGTTTCTTAGGATATATTTGTCCTACTACATGAAATGTAAATAATCTAAGATATCCAAATGCTAATTCAACGGACATGGCCTGTAAAGGTCTGTAATCTCTTATTACATTTTCAACAAACTGAATAGGTGGCTTGTATTGCGTAAATACAATCCTATCAGAAAACCTTTGAGATACTTTACTTTGAGAAATCTGACTGTTTCCCCAAGAACTATTCTGAAAATCATTGTGAATTGCGAAACACATTGCTGTGTAAGTTTTAAAATTGGAGATGAATTTCTTAGAATCTTCGACATTGTATTTCGCATTCAACATCGGAGTCCAATCTCGATTAGGATCACCTTGTGGAAAATCTTGATTGGTGATATACATTTTAGCCTTCTGTATATCGCTTAAGGTAGTATCATCAAATATTGCTTCATTTATTTCTAATGCCTTTTGACAATCAATAACTACGCCACAATCTACACCAGGTTCACGATTCAGAAATCTTGTGAAGTCTGGCAAAGTAATTAAGCTGTCCCATGTGTTTATGTAGTTACGGCTAGATACATATGCTTCTTTTGCAGTTTCAGGGCTCTTACCGGTTACTGTGTAGGTATGAGGTAATTCGACTGTGTTAGAAAGGTTCGATATCAGCAGATCCCCGGACTGCTCCAATCCAGTATCAGGATTCTTTGCTGATAGGAAATTACTAAGTACGTTAGTACCTACACACCCAATAACACCTGAACAATCAATCCAATAAACGGTAAGATAGTTATTCTCATAATTCTCAAGCTGATTCAAGTAGTTACTAACTTGTATTTGTGCATTTGAATAAGAATCATATGTAACTGCGAACCTAGGTTCGGGTACTACAAACTCTGCAGGGCTCTTACATTGTACCCATTGCGTAGCTAAGAAGCTATCTGCGTTCTGCGAAGCTTTAGCTTTTATCCATATTGCAGTAGTATCAATGTGCTGAGATGGTACATTTATAATGTAGTTATTTTGTTTGACCTGCTGAACAGATACACTGTAACTACGTAATTCACCTTCGACTGCTACACGAGTAACACTTTCGCCAGGTGATAATGTAACTTCGTCAGTATCTGCAAATATATTTATTGCTTCTGTAGTAGTTACACGTTTACTGCGGGTATCTTGTGTACCGTATGTATTTGTCATAGGAAGTATGTTGTAAGTAATTACACGAGATTGATCTGTTATATCTGTATAAGCATTCAATGTTGCGAAGTTAGCGCCATTGAATCCAAAATCAAGTCGGAAAGTGTAATCAGAATTATTAGTAAATGTAACTTCCGTTCTAGCTGCTGTAAACCATCCAAGATCATATCCAATCAAGCCAAAAAGCTTCTCAGCGTTTTTCCTCTGAGATACCGAAGGTGCAAATAACTCATTGGCTAACCAATCTAAGTTAACACCTAAAACATCTGCTACACTTGCAAGGAATTTACCAAGTACTACACCAGGATCTGCATCGGCTTCAGGCTTCCATAATTCAGTCATAGTAGGAACTATTGCCCAAAAATCCTCCATTATGGATTGATAATCTCGGGATGTATACTTAACAACGCCGCGTGTATAATCGTCCATCTATAACCTCCAGTAACATTATAATTTAATAGAAGGTTATTTACTGTACTTAATAGTATTTCCTTCTATTGTGCGAGTGATGTATGTAGAAGATAGTACCACCTTGTCCGCTTCTAATATCTCTGCCTTTGTAGCTCCTAAGAAATATTCTTGATATCCATTTGCAGATTCTCGAAGTATTGTATATCTGATAGTAGACGGTCCTTTATCATACTTCAATATGAAATCATCAATAATTACTTTGTTCCAATCAAATGAATCATCTGAAGTTATTCTAAATTCTACGGCATTACCAAATATAGATATTTTAACATAATTGTCCTTACAATAGGTGTACCACATTTCGTTTAGATCTTCAAAATCCTCAATGAGATATTCTAACTCATTGGCAGTGTAAGGGCATTTACTGCCGAGCCCTACATATTGTTTCAAAATGTTCGTGTATTTAAGCTCGCAATAAATATCAAATCGCGTTCTATCAGCAATTGTAGGAGTTAATGTGTGTAAGTATTCATACAAACAGTACCAATAAACAACTACACCATCCTCTTTATCTGCTCCAGCGTTTTCTATAAGAAAATCAATGTCAGTAGGGCAAAGATGCTGTATTCCTCGTGACATATAAGTAGTAGAAGGAACATGTAAATCTACTGAATATAAATTTCCTGAACGGTCTAACAAATAAGAACCCTTTTGTAATGATATGTTAGCTGTGATATATCGCTTCATCATGTTTGTCCTCCGACTTTATTTATTACATTCAAGATACCTAGGTTTTCATACTGAGCGTACATACTAAGAAATTCCCTTATTATCCTAGATAAATCGTAGTCCATACTATCAATGCATGCAACCATGTTTTCATATTCTAATAGTTTTGTTATCTGCGCTTCATAATTTTTATCTGCATCTATCCAAGCATGATAATCGTCGTAGGATCTAGAATCATGATATCTTGATTCAAGTTTCTTGACCCATTGTGATTCTAATTCAAGCGAAGGACATATTAGCAATACAACTTCCGTGGAATTTACTAGTGCATCGCAAACAGGTTCTAATGCATCAAGAAAAACGATGTATCCTTGTGCAGATAAACGTGTTGCTACCATTACGTAAGTTTTGACCCAAAGTGAAACGTCAGATCTATCTGCACGGAATGGCCAACTATCAAGATCAACATACTTGAATCCGGGATGTTGTTCACAAAGTGTAGTTCTACCAATTCCAGAATATCCTAATACAATCATCGTTTCACCTCGTTGATTCTAAATGCATGTTTAACCCATCTTTGTAAAGTATACACCATCTATGCAAACATATGGAGTACCAAAATTATGATAATGTCCATTTCTAAATGCAAGTACGTTTCTAGGTAGCGTAGGGCCGTCATTTATAACAGATATTACAGCATTCATACAAGACTGACTTGGTGTTGTATATCGCACCCGACTTGCCGGACTAAATACTCCAGGTTCATATATTACACTTAGTGCAGATTTGTTGTATTTCAGCATTCGGTTTATAATTACGCTTGCAATTGCTTGTTGACATGAATAACTTTGTGATCCTGCTTCTAGATATACAAGTGCTGCAATGTCACGAATTTCTGAATCTGTAACCGATACTATAGGTGCAGGCGTAGGTGTTGGAGTTGGAATATATTCATTCAATCTTTCAATGTCGGACTGCATCTGTTGCATCTGGTTGAAATTATCATTCAATCTATCAACTTGTGTCTCAGCATATTCTTGAATATCACTCATGGCCTCGGCGTGTTCAACTTGTGTGTCAGCTAACTGCGAAATTTCACAGGCCATGGACGCATAGGTCACAGATGCAGCTTCTGTATCTAATTTTCTCTGCAATTCAGAATCTTCTAATTTAAAATATAAATTAGTGCAAGTAACTGCGAGTATTATCAATGCACTTGTAAATACAACGTCTTTGAAAGGTATATTTATGTTTGCTGCAAATCTTCGAAAACTAATTAATGCTAATTCGCATCGTAGGCACATTAAATGTAATTCAGAACGAATATAATTGATGATGAATGTACTTAAACTTGTCTTAACTATAAATTTCATATAAATTTGTTACATTACCTCACATAAAATATAAGAAATATATAATTCTAATTAATGCTATATAAAAGTACCATAGATTTTATATTTTTCTTACTATAAACAGCCTTAAGTATAGAATCTTCTAGCTGAACTCGGTATTTCAATCCCGAGTTTTTAATTTGTATATATAACGATTTTATATCATCAAAAGCACCAGAATAGTTCAATTCTTCCAATGACTGGACTATTTTAGTTTTTGCTTCTGCAGATATATCAAACATTATATTTTTATTAATAGGTTTATCTTTCTTAGAATATTGATGGTGGAATTCGTAAGCTCTGCGACCTAATTCTATAGAAGCTAAACACATGTCAGGTAATCCAGTATCTCGATAGATTAGATTGCCCTCAAATGAAGAGTAGTTAGCTACTACTTTATATAATCTAATCCCACATCTATCACAATATTTTTCAATCAAAGAATAGAAAATATTTCTATTCCATTGGTTATTGACTAATCTATTAAATCGACGACCTCTTCCAGTATCATTAGATATAATTTCTAACTTCTCAATTGCAAATAGTTCACATTTATAATGCTTAGCTATCTCTACTAGAAATTTAGCAGAATCTATATTTTCATATGTTCTTTTATTATTTAGGTATATACGTTCTATGTCATATGAAGAAATATGAAGAGCACTATCAGCAGCGTTAATCTGTCTATTAGATATAACACCGGCATCTATTACTGTCTTCTGAGTAGAAGATACCCAATCTACTACTGACCACCCAATATAATTAGGATTTAGATCTATAGCAAATACTCTATCAACTTTATGTGACGGGCTAACTTCAGAGAGTTCATTAAATGTGATATAGATGTACTTCAAATCTAGCTTATATGTAATAGGTATACTACAACTGTTCTGTGATGCTATTAACTTCTGTATATCATGTCTATAGTTCTTCCTAAGTTTGGGTAGTTGTAATGTAATATGCGTGTGTCTGTCCGGCTTAAATAATATCGCACTCTCAGATTTAATTTCAAACTTACGATTACCTAATTTACAAGCTTCTCCAATGGATAATAGTGGTTGCAATCTATTTGAATGGTATTCTTGCTTCGATATGTTACCCTTACATCTTTGAATATAGTTGTATCTCCCTCCAAATATTACTTTTGTTCTTCCCCTGAGTTGTTTAGCTTCATATTGAGCCGAGTTTAAAAAATGAGAATCTATAAACACATTATTCATAGATTTTTGCATTTCAGTAAGTTGTTTAGTAGATAATTTAAAATTATTATCGCATAGTCTATTATATGTAAATCGAAGTACATTATTATAGTTAGCAATATACTTACTAATTATATCAAGTGACTCTGAGCTATAAGGTAACTTAATTGTTCGTATTGACACTACTATCTTCCTCAAGTTCTTTTCTAATCTTATTAAGTTTTCGCCTATGTGAATATGACTTCATAGTAAAATAATGAATAATTGAGATTAAATCTTCAGTTAATTCCTGTTCGTATGTTCTATTATCTAAGGCATCATTTAGAACCATAATTTGTGTGCCATAATACTTAAAAATCAGCTGAAGTGTATCAAAATTAAATCGGGTTAATCTGTCCTTATTTTCAATTACCAACAAGCCAATTTCTCCTTTAACCACTCTTTCAATGAGTTTTTGAAATCCTTTTCGATCAGCATCCATACCAGACTTTATATCTTCTATCTGCTCATCTAATTCGATGCCTTTACTTATACAGTAATTATATATTCGTAAAGTCTGTTCTTTAAGTTGATCTTTTTGAGCTTGCGTAGATACCCTAGAATAAGAAATATTAACTTTGTGATTACGATTAAATTTCTGACCCAAGAATTCATATACAGATTCTTCATCATAATTATATTGACCATTCTTTAATCTATCTACTTTAATAATGCCCGATTTGACATACTTGCATAATGTCACTCTTGAAATACCTAATCTATCTAATACTTCATTAGCTTTCATCATGTCACCTCTAATCGTTATACTCTAATATAAGGTTATAATAATTTAGAGATTATTAAAGTTTACTTTATGATTTATATAATATATAATATAATTTAATATAAGCTAATTAATATTTGTTTACACAACAATACATTAACGATCATGTGTCGTTTAATTCTACAGATAGATCATCCCCAAATACAGTTCTAAGTCCTACAGTCATCTTGAAGTGATTTGGATGTTCATAAGTGTCACCATCTCCTGTGAATATCAAACCATCAGCAAATGTTGTATCATCGGCAACTACGCAAGGTTCAAACAATCGAAGTTCTTCGCGTATATTATCTTGCATACGTGCCTTAGTATTCTCATTGTTATATTGAAACATGTACTTTTTGAGACCTACACCAAATGTTGGATTATTATATAATTCTGTAGGATCAGAGAGCATGAGCAATCGAGAACGATTCACAATCGACTTATCATCTTCTACAATACTTACACAGTTTCGTGTAGGATCAATCAAATTTGGAAAACTCCATGAATTAGTTCTGGACATATCAACCTCCTATGTTGGTAGCACCTGTATAGTATGAACCACCGGTTAGACCTATTATTATGAAATCTGTACTCTTTTCATTTGTAGTCATCAATGCAACTACTTCACCTTCTACTGGAGTATGTGGCAATATTACAGAAGGGAAGAAAGGCAGATCGGCATCTTGAACATAGCCACGAGGGAGTTTACCTCGATAATCATCTTGTCTGAATGGGCCATGAATAGCAGGTATTCGGGTCTGTACTAAAAATGTACCATCTCCGGTATATCGATAATCTTTTACATATCCATATGTTAACATGTTATCTCCTTAAGTGAAATATGTTCCCCAATTTATTACGTAATCAATTTTCTTGCCTTTTAACCCTGTGAGGTCTAATTTTCTGTTGTTTGTTTGCACTCCGTCAAAATCAGGGCTCCACTTGTTCCATTCAACCATATTAACATATGGTTTCTTAGGATGGTAATGTCCCCACTTATTTGTAGAAGATCCATTACCTTTACCTTTTGAATCTGCAAGAATTGCATTGAACGATGTCCCGTCTTTCAGAACAACTGTCACGATTTCTCCAATATTAGCAAAGGTTGTGGTCATAGCAATTAGATAGTATCCCTTTATTTTGGCTATGTTGCGTTCTCCTTGTTTGCCAAGTTTGACCCACTCTTCTGCTACTTTCCTGCCAGCAAATCCTTTATTCTGTCGCATCATTACACTGCCTACCCAACCATAACTTTCATATGTTTCATCAATTCCATAATCATATGCATCATCTGGAACTACTACCTTTTTCTTAGCAGAAGTTAATACCTTGCCGGATTGTGTAACAATCGACATATTGCTAGAAGTAGACGAATAACTACCAGATGCTATAGGTATAATAACGATTTGAGGCCACATATCACGTATATTTATGGATCTTATTTTCATTGCATCTTCAAGCCCATTGAGTTGCTCGTAGTTTTTGAAGAATAATTCTGCACTAGCAATTGCGCCTTGAATAGATATATCTGTTACAAGATACAGTGAATCAATTAAATTTTTGTGTTTAGAACACATATCCTCCCATAAGAAATCACATTGTCCTGTGAGATTAGTAGGCCAATTAGGTACTTTGTCTAATAGACGTTTACGACGTTCTCCTGACCACTGAAGAATTCCTAATTCAGATCCGCTGTTACTTGCTTTATTTGTAGTAAAGCTACTGCGAGCTTGAATACATCCTAATATACCTACTACATTAGCAATATTAAGTCCTTTGTCTAACAGATACTTTGCAATTACACGTGCATTCTGGTCACGTATATTAGATACATCTATTTTATATTGAGTTGTTAGACCCTTACTTCCAAAATAATTAAATAGCGATGCAAGCCCCACTGTATAGTTTATAGCAGATACCGCAATATCTGTTGAAGATAAAGTTACAGAACCTTTACCGGAAATGTAACCGACCTCTCGCATATCTGCATCTTCTGCAGTGTTATATGTGTTATACAGTGGCTCAAATGTACCTCCTCCAGAAGCAGCTGAACCGTCATCGGGTATGCCTATTAAAGTCCAATTTGGATGATAATATCCGTTCACAGAAGTAGTTGAAGGTTTTAACGTACGGCTACCGCAAGCATTGCTCTTATTACCTTCAATGGTAGTTATAGTATCTCCTGAAACATATGCAACTATGCCTATATGGTCGCTGAAGTATTCGTAATTGTATTTACTAGCACCGGAAGTTCCTCGGGCCTTCCATCTAAAAGAGATTAAATCTCCAGGAGCAGGAGTATAGGATACACCGTGCCAACCTGCCCTATGCCATGTTCCTAGTTTCTTTTCGGTACCATATTTGAACCAGCTACCTGCACCACCCCAAGAGTTAGCACCCATAACTTTACCATACAGCCCGCCTACTGACTTACAACATGCATATACAAAAGCTGCACACCATGCCGAAGTATCTGCAGGATATCCTGTCATTTTCTTGACCCAGTTTCGAGCAGCAGAACTTTCGCCCTTATGACTCAATGCTGTATTGATAAAATCATCGCGTTTAGACATATTTTTCCTCTATATCAAAGAATGCTGGGTCTAACAATCTTTCTAGGTCAGATAATTTAGTTACATGCTTTATTGTCCAAAGCAACCAATCTTTTTGATGAGCTGACCAGGTTATGTTACTTAGAAACGATTCTTTACATTGAATACCTATTTTACCTTTGAGACCTAATCTTGTAAGTTCAGTTTTATATGTGTTTAAAATATTATCATTATTTTGTATGCTTCCACCATTTATTTGCATAACTATCCAAACACCTAACGTAGGAGAGTATTTTCGTATCAAGAAAGATAATTGATATATTTCATCTTGTGCTTCTTTAGTTGTTTTTGCACGCCCATACATCAGCCAACCTATAGGTAACTTATTAGTAAGTGCCTCATCTACTTGTTTATATGCAAGAGGATTTCTAAAAATTGTAACACGTTTATGTGGTAACTCAAATAAATATCCGCCTTCAACAACAACTCCGGATACTCCAGATTTTTTCATTGCAACATAATCTACTTTAGAATGAGTATCTCGAGTTAATGTTATAACATAGGGTTTAAGCTTTGTATAATCAATTGCCATCGTCTACCTCATCAAACGTTACATTCTGAAGTAAACTCTGTGTCATTGAAACTTCTGAACCATAATCTAGCCAAGATTCATATCCATTCAATAGTAAATCAATAGGATCATGTTTATAAAATGTTTGCCCTGTTAGCATAACTTTAAACCTGTTAGGGTCTTCTGTAGATAAATACTCAACATGCACAAATTCATCAGGGACTCCGACTTCATGATACGAATCAACCAGCTCACCGGACTTTACAACAAGCGACTTCATATTTTGAAATGCAACCGCATGTGTTTGATTATACTGAATAATGACTGTATAGTGTTTCTGCATATCTTTGCCAATGTATACAACAGTTCCAGGAAATGGACTATAAACTTTATCACAAAGAATATCTACACCCGTATGCCATCCGACTGTACCTTTATGATACGGAAGTTTTTCAGAAATATTAAAATACTTTAATATTTTTACATTGCCTTGTGTCACAGTTGTTTCCATGTTACACTCCTATTGATATCATATCAGTGAAATTAGGATACAACGCCCCAAAATCTACTTTGTATGGTGTTTTAATATTAGATGTAACTGTGTATGCACTACTAGGATATCTGTTAGTTCCTTGGATGTATATACCTTGCCCTGCAGCTACCTGATTTGCAGAACTTATTGTTAATCTCTGAACCTTCAAAGTAGTTATGAATGAAGAAGATATTGTATGAGATACAGACATTATGCTGTAAACTCCGGATACAGGTGAAACGGTATTACCGGTCATAACTAATAACGATATTGGTTGTGCTACGGAATACATTTTTAAACTACCAGGAATCTGTATTGTAAAATCTCCGCTAAATTGCGTTGCAATCGCACTAACATCATTTATGATGTTTGCAGTTTGGAATACATCGGCTAACCTAGAACTCCAACTATTTACTACAGAAGCATCCTGTACAACTGTATTACCACTACAATCTACAGAAAATCCTACTTCCTGGAATCGCATGTCCGTCATGTTATATGCTACACCATTGTAAGAACCATTTAAAGAAAGTATATTGGTATTAGAAGTACCATACTGTAGAACATCTGATAACTGAGAAGTTGCTAGTCCTGCTTGGCTTTTGTAATGTATTACACCTGGTTTAGTCATGGTGGGTTCGTCTACCCAATACACAAATGAAGCACATTGAGGGGTAGTATCTGTATTAGATTTCTTCAAGTAGTTCTGTAGCGGAGTTACAGACAAATTATTTATCAGTGTATTCAGTTTCTTCGCGCCTAATATACCTGCAGCATCTCTAGAACTGCTGTACGATTTAGATAACTTAAGCAGTCCTGGAAATGTATCATAATCATCTTGACCAGAAAATGTACCTCTAACATATTGATTGAAGCTAGTGTTAAGTGCACCATGATAGACCATTGTAGGTGCGTCATTGTGGTCAATATCTAATTCATAATAATTAGTAGCTTTCACCGCTTTTGCTAATGCTTCTACAATAGCAGAGGGTTGCACAACTCCGCTAACTTCTGGAATTCGTAATACAGGCATACTGGTTTGTATAGCGAGTGTTGCAAATCCGGTTATGTTATACGTCATGTATAATCCGGATGTACTTACAGAAAATTTAAGTGTGAATCCTTGATAAGAAAGATAAGTACTTACATTCCCGTGAGAATCTAACCACCCAAATGCAAAAGAAACTGGTATTCCACTAGCGTCAGGATATGCACTAGCGGCTTGCGCTGCAGAATACAATAATGCTTCAAATGCAGCTACATTGATCTTTCTAGACGCATCACCACCTACAGTGCAACGAAGTGTCCAGGAGGTGCAACTAGTAATTTCACTATTAGACAATTCTAGAGAAACAAACGGCGAAGGTACTTTAAGACCAAACTCACTTAAGTTGACTCCAGCTAATACAAAACTGCACCATGGTTGTTTCTTCATTATTATTCACTTCCTAAATTTAAAGTAGTAGGATTTACAGATTGTAGTATTTCACCCTTGTTAAACAGGACTGTAATAGATTTTGGAATCATCAACCGTGTACCTTCAGGACAACTGTAACCATCCGATATTCTGTTGAAGTATGCAATGACCCAACCATAGGTAGCATCTCCAAGTGTCTTGTAGGCTATGATATCTAATCGATTTTCTTCATGAGCAGGTACATCATAAAAATCTACATTAGCGGTAGTAGTAAAGGGATTAGGTGTTTCAAGTGCAACAAATCGTTCTTCACTACTCGGGCAATGAACAATCTGACGCAATCCTCTATAACGTGATATATGATTGAAATCACGACAAACGCCATAATCAATTCCTTCGTAATCTAGAACTTTGTATGGTGTAGTAGTATTAAGTATTTTCATCCAATAACCCCCATTTGCATAACTGTATCATGACTAAGTGCTTGCGGAGCTACTTCTGTTATGCTTAACGTCAATTTGCAATGTAAGTACCAACCATCATGGCCTAAAGGGCCATCCCAATCTACAGAAACATCATTCATTATTCCGGAAATAAGTATTTTACCTTTTACATACAGTGTTACAATAGCTGTATTTACAGCAGCGCCTACATATCTCGGATAGCATTGAGCTTGGCAGAATCGTATTAGACGGTTTGCTCCGCCTCTGTTATGATCTCCATTCCACATATCTCTATGAAAATCAAATACATAACTATTAGTACGAGGCCCGGAACTCTGATAAAGTTGCCAAGGCTCATATTGATAAAGTAATTCAGGCATCTCTGTATAATTGGCCTTCCTAGTATCACTTACGGATTCCGGATACACAGGAAAATCAACATGTTCATTGTCTAAGGAAGAATACAGAGAAATATCTCCCCATGGTATTTTGAAGAATTCAAACACTTTAGCATCTGGGCGCGTATAGTCAGAAAATCTTGAAGGCACTATTGAACTATATTCATTAAATATATTAGGGTCTACACTATGGGGTATTTCTGACAAAGAATTCATTGTACGATTGTATACATTAGCCGATACACCCTGTTTATTACCTAATACACGTGCGCTATCAGGGATAACAAGACCTATTGGTATCTTTATACAAGTAGGAAATGAGCCTTTTGCAGATATAAATTTCCAAGCAGAAGCGCCAGATAAAGCTGCGGTCTCAAATACATCAGAATCACCTGCAAATGAATTAAGTACTGAAGATTTTCTTTGCCAATCAACATCTTCCGTTATGGATTCAATAACAGATTGTGCGTTAGATAAGTATGTTTCACCAATATTAGGAACTCGTGGCAGTTCGTTTACATGCAAAACTTGATCTACATTTCGACTACCTACAAGATTAGACAGTTCAGATAACTTTGTATCTTTAGTAACTTCCCAAAACTGCATCATCTACCTCCCTGTACCATGCTCAATGAATCTAGACGTAATGACTTAAGTACATGTGGTTCGCCAAAAAGTGCAGGAGAACGATGGTCGCGTTCTGCAGGTAGCATCTTTCTTAGCCACATAGAGCTTATTTCATAACATTTTGCTTGAGCTTCTGGAGTGAAAATATCATCAATATTATCCACATCCATGAGTACTAACATATCATGTATATCTAATTTAGAACTATCTGTACTAATTACAGCATTGAGCATATAAGAATATATCCAATCAGGTAACCTGCGGTTAGGATTATCAGACGATTTAAACGCATTTAAATGATATCCTAAGTTTTCAATGAATTCTCTATATGCGCCTTCTAACCCAGGATTTACTAACGGATAATACCATTTAAACCATGACATAGAATCATCATCAAGAAACTGTTCCCACAACTCATCACTAGTTTTAGTATCATCTGTAGGATACTTCAGAAATGCATCACACATTTCATCATCGGAAATAAGGTGAGGAGGATAATTGGGTAAGAAACCTTCCTTAACCATGTTTATCTTGATGATATCATGTATAAATGTCATGATACTGTGCCTCCTACAAATTGATTGAATACACCGCTTTGCCATGCATCAATTGAAGATGTTGATACTATGCCGGATATAGAAGTTACATCAGAAATAGTGGTCTTAAATGCAATCTGACCGTCATACAATGTGTTGTTTCTATAATTCTGACTCAATGCAGAGAATGTAGTTTCTTTAACTTTGTAACCTTCTTCCGCAATTGAACTAATAGGATATGCAGTTATGAATGTTCCAGTAACTTTAAGTGGACTAGTTAGTTTACTTGCAGGATAAGGTAGTTCTGAACTCTGAGGTAATGTGAACTTAAATACTGACATGTATGTTCCATTTGCTACGTTACCTGTTATATTGTCAGTTACTAATAATTTACAACCTAGTATGCTACCATTGTCTGCGAATGTAATAGATTTAAGTGCATAACTATAATGATTATCATTAGGTGCAGTGCTATCCCAGTATTCATCGGAATGTGGTGTAGTAGTGCCTGCAAACTCCACTGTCATATCATTTACAACTAGGTCAGAATCATTTGCACTGAATCTTTCATACCACAAGGTTAATTCTGTAATGTTTGTGAGTTCATCAAGAATCGCAGCGTCGTAATAAAGATTACATCTATAAGAATTCAATATGTAATCACCACTTAGTTGATTATCTATTCTAAGCTTCTGACAATCTACAAAATTAATTGTTGAACCTGCGGACACACTACCTAATAGATGAACATATACGCTAGTATTGAATCTACTATCAATATTCATTATATTAAGTATGCCTGCCGTATCATCCTCAGTTAGATTAACATATACATGAATTACATCTGGATCAGAAGTAGAGGTTAACTGAGATGCATTGGGGAATGCAACGCGATTATTAACATATTCATCTAATTCTTCTTGTATACTTGCCATATCCATTCCAGAAGCTGTTGTGTAGTTCTGCCCTAACTGATATGCAAGCGTACCAGAAGCTAATAACTCATAATCAAGTAATCGTAAGTGACCATCGGATGTTAAATATATATAACCATTTCCGTAAGCAGTTTCTGGGACATTCAAGAATCCACCAATAGCTGTTTCTGTAGCAAATGGTATCTGACCTGTAACCCAAACAGGTTCTGAATACTCGTATTCACCAGCAATAGATACTGCATAATAGTAATACAGCGGATCGCTTCCAGATGCATCTACAACAGTAAAGAAGTCTTTATTTACGATACCTCTATATCCTGTAGATAAATCAAACAAACTATTGATAAATGTCATGTCCGTAGGGTCAAAAGTAGTTTCCGACTCGTAGTATCCTAACTGTACACCACCTGCTAGCGATGCAGGAATTACAGAAGACGGAGGTACCTGCTCGACCTTTGCGATAGCGTTGACATAGCCAGGAAGTACCACATACATTGTTGCAGGTAATCTTGCAGTTTCGTCGTCAATATCAAGTGTTCCATCCTGGTTTACTAATACGTAATCACCAACATCCCAACCAGTTATTTTAGGTAGCTCACTTCTCTCAAGCATGATTCCTGAAATATAATATTTGAGCTTACCTTGCGGCAAATAATACAGGTTATCAATCTTGCGTTCAATAGCCCGGATGCTCTCAGTATATGCAGGTGTAACAGTACCACCGGTTTTTGTACCAAAATTAGCTGCAGGTAAATCAATTACTTTATCTGCATAATATTGTGAATCACCGCTACTGTTAGACATACCATCTGGTTGTTTGTGCGGCATATGTAACTGTGTGTATCCGGTAACTGGATTGTAGATAAACTGTGCAGAATTCAATCCAGGATTTTCACCATCCATGAGTACAGGATGTGCATCCCAAACAATCAAACTATCGAGTGAATCACACCAAGTATCATAACCTGTTTGAGGGTCTGTACCTTTACCTGCAAACGTGTAAATCTTCTTTGGATCTAACCCACGCTTACTTACATAAGTACTATCTACTAAAGATCCTGTATTAGAAATTCTATCAGGAGATAATACTGCGGTCTTATCAGGATTTATTACTATTCCAGAAATAACTCCACTTCTATAAGTAAACTCACCTAATTTAAGATGCGCATTTACTTTAGATTCATCAGTCGGTGAATCAGATGGCAGTGTAAATTTAGTGCCTACTTCTCCATACTTTGGGAGAATGACAATTTGTACACCTTCATAAAGATTTGCAGCGTTTTCTACAAGCATTGAACCTGCCATTGTAGTTTCTGTGCTATACATTATCCTAAGACCTACGCAGAGCTCACCCTTCAAAGGCTCTTCACCTTCTTGTTGTGCAGATATGTTAGCTTCTGCGATATCAATAACAATAGGAGCCAAAGATTCTACAAAGTGTCCGTTGACAAGTGCACGTCCTTCGCTGATTTGGAGTGAAGTTGAACTAATAGGGACACCTGTACTATCAAGCTGTTGCGAAATTGCAAAATCTTCTGCAGAATGTGCGTATGATGGGCCTATGTGATATCTAACAGACGGATCTGTTCCTACACTTTCACGAGATCTGAGATTCCATTCTGTAGCGTATTGGCCTCCAGCATGTGAATTAACAATAGGAAATATATTTGTGCTTCCTACAGGAAATAATACAAAATTCATTAGTGCCTCCTATATTATATTTATTGATATTTAAGGTGTTTATTTATACTTTATATGTACCGCCCATTGCAAGTGCAGCTAATGTATCCGCAAGTCCAGATGACGCCCCTGCATTGTTTGTTTGGTTCTGGATAGCATTGATTACTACAAGGATCTGCGATAACAATGCATTTGTTTGTAAGGTTGGATCTTTCAAATCAGCAGTGTTAGCAGTTAATGCTTCTGCTAATGCATATATAGCATCACCCTTCTGTGTTTGCTCCTGCCTCTGTATTTCTGCAACTTTCTTGTAATAACTTTCACCACCTAATGCTTGATCATAGTATACATGATTTATGTAATAGTTTGACCAATCTGTGACATATTTTTTCATTGTAGACTGATGCTTGTCCCAATTCTCCCGCCATTCATCCCATCGCTCTACCATTGAATTTAACGTATCAAACAAAGGTGTTTGGAAATTTTCAGGGAATTGTAATTTGTAGAAATCTACACCTAATGAATAAAATTCTCGCTCTACCTGCCGATACTGCTCTGCTTCTTGTGCAGCTACTTGCGCTTGTTTTGATTCAAAATATCTACCTAATGCAGATTCGTCATATCCTGCAGATTCTAATGCATCCGACAAATTAACTATGCCGTGCTTCCGTGCTTTTGAAGCAAAATCTGTGTAGGACTTACTACTAGAAATAAGATCATACAATAAACTGCTAGTGCGATTTGAAGATGATGTACTATGTGTAGCTACTTGTGCAAAATTATAATCTGAACCTCCAAGTAATGACGATATTACGCTTTGGCTTGATTTTCCTAATATGTTCCAGCTGTATCCGGAAGACACGTTAGTAGAACGAGACCTACCTAACATACTGGATACAGCACCACTTATGCTACCAATCACTGCAGCATCTACATAATCGTCTAAATCTCCTATACGACTTAATAGTGATATGCCAGTATTAATGTTACCGCCTGATAAGTATCGTCTTCCAAATTGCATTATTCCATAATTTGATCTGCCTCCAAGCTGACTAACTAGTGAACTCGTCAGATTAAGATTTGCATCACGAGTAAGGAGATTACTCAAAGTAGTCCTATTTGCAGAACCTACATTTCCTAATTCTAATACTTGACGTATATCACTCTTCCATGCCTCAGCTTCTGCAAAAGTAGATAACTGCTCTATACTTTCTGTGATACCTTCCATACCTGGTATCAACCATATTATAATATTCTGTATTGCAGAGAGTATTCCTAACAATGCATCTAATGCAGCGCCTTGCAGATTAACACCATATTCGGCTTCCATCATCTCACGAGCAAGCTGCTCATCCCACATATGTTTTTGGATTTCTCTAGCTGCTTCATTATCAAGTACATAAGATAATCCGTTTTCAATCATGTATTGGTTAATCTGTCGATTTTTAAGTTGCTCTGCAGTGAGTGTAGTTTCTCCCGAAACCATGAGTTCCATGTTTTCGTTGAGTGCATCGCTATTTGTGTTCATCTGTGAAATTGCCTGCGCAAGATAGTTGAAATCTATTCTAGCAAATGCATCAGAAGATAATCCAAACAGCTCTGCGTAACCTTCCGCCTTCTCCATGTAGGCTGCAGAAGAGTCATTGTACATACTTGCAAGGTTTGTAAACAAAGTAGAAAATACTTTCTGCGGATCACTTGCAAGTGCTTGTAAGAATTCTGTGTTAGATGCGTTTATACCTGCAAGCGATCTCAAGGCAACGGTACTACTAGCGTTACCTCCTGTCGCAGCACTATATACTGCATCAGTTATAGCATTTGCAAGATCAGGAGCAACTGCACCTACAATTGCAGCTACAGACGTCATAACGCCGGATATTCCTGAAATATTACCGGACCGTGCAGCTTGTGCAATTCTTACAGATTGTTCATATATGCTCTGTGCATTAGTAAGTCCAGTTGAATAACCACCCGCAAGTTGTCTACCAGCGTATAGCAAATTATTTGCAAAGGTTAATAAACTATCATTTGCTTCTTGAATTGCTTCATCTTGCGATTTACCTAAACGTATTGCATTTGCTGCAATAGACGAATATGTAGAAGCATACCCGAAGAAATCTTGTGTGGGAATTGCATTTCCAAGTATAGTTGCCTGGTATGCAAATTCTTCTGCAACTCTACCGCTCAATCCAGACGAAATAACTTTAGACAGATTGTCTACTAAGCTGCTACCACTGATTATATCAGTAAGACCTTCATCTCGTAATCTCTGTGCGTATGCAGACATCAGATCTTGTACATCTGATTTAGTGTATCCTTGTGTGGCAGAAATTATTCTGAGGTTACTGTCGAAAGCTTGCGTAAGTGAATTTGCAGATTCTTCTAGTATCTTGAAAGGCTCGCTTACAAGTGTTCTAACATCTGCAAGTAATCGATCTTTTGCAAGTTTTGAATTTTCTCTTGCAGAATTCTGTTGACGCTTAGAAGCAGCATCTAATGCCTTGTTATACTCTTGAAATCCTTCAATTGCAGGTTGTATTGCTTCTTCTAATTCGTTTAGTTTATATATTACAGCAGCGCCTGCGAGCGCAAGTGGGCCTAACTTTGTAACTACTTCTCCTAAACCAGATGCAAGCTGTCCTGCATTATTTCCTACAATTTGTGCGCCTCGAGATAGCGCCTGGGTTAAAGACCCACTAGCATCTAATGTAGCATTAAACCCAGTGAGTGCCTTATCAAATACAGCACCTACTTCGCCTAATCCGCTCTCAACACCAGAAGATCTGAGAATTCGTTGACCAATCTCTTTACCTATTCTGCCAGGAATATCTTTTAAATTGAGATTCTCACCAAAGGCCTTTACAACAGCATCCTGTATTTTCTTACTAGTTGCATCATTAAATACATTCTTGAGCAGCCCGTCTTTTATGGCCTTTGTGAATTCATCTTCAAATGAACCATAACTGCGAGACTGCCCTGACCCACTGCGAGACGAAGAATAATCATTATAATTATTACGCATCCTGTTAGACGTAGCATTACGTATTGCATCGCTAACAGATGACTGAGAACCATTTTGTATAAAACCTTGAAGTTCTTTGAGGCTCTTATCAATAGACTCAAGGTGTCCCTGTGTTGGACCTAAACTTTCTTGTACTAATCTAGCTAATACATCTGAATCTACTGATGCCATTGTGTTCTCCTTTGTAACAATTATGAGGTAGTGATTACAATGATTGTAATCCTACCCCACGCTTAATAGTTATTTCTTACTTGTACGTGCGTTTCTACTCGACTGAAGGGCTTCTTCGCGTTCTTTAACCTCTTTAGTGAATAGCTTCACGTATTTCTTACGTATGAATATTGGTTGTGTCATTATCCATTCGGCAGAAACTGCACCTTCGGATGCTCTGGATATGAATAATGCTTCATCAACTATTTGTTCATATAGTTCTTGCCGCACCTCATGACGACTTTTCATCTCCCCCTGCACGTCTATCATCTCTCCACTTTCGTAGATCTCCCATGGTCGGACGAAAAAACTTATCGTTCACCAATGCAAGGAAAGCAGCGTCATTCTTACCACATTTAGGGCATTTCGCAACACCTGCGGCACGCAGACCGTAATCTGTAAGTTCTTGGATCTTATTTTTCAAGATTATATAATCAGCAGAATTGAATCGCTGTGTTACAAGCATTTTTGCTTCAACAGGGTTAAGATTCTTTTTTGTTCCTACTTCTGAAATCATGTAGCAGATACGAGCAAGCTGTGTATTGGATTTATCACCTACCTTGAACGAATTATCATTCTCAGCATTCAGCATATCCTGAATTGTAGGTAATTTAACATGTACGTCTTCGTTGAAGTCAAGGAACTCGTCTTTAGATATTACAATATCATTAGTAAACTTGGGCGGAAGTACTTTACAATCTACAGTACGCAGATCTACAGTGTATTCACCGTGTGAAGATTCCCCGCAATTACTGCAGAACAATACATTAGTTGTAAAATAAGGTCCATAATTGAGAATTCGAAGTGCCCTACAAATCCAATGAAAATCGATTTCAAGTAACTGTCGGAAATCAATCTTTTCTTGAACAGCTTGTGGTAATATGCTATCAAGCATAGTTTGTTCAAAATCCTCTGAACTTACAAATTCGAGTTCACTAGCAGTAGGTATGCTCTGTAATGTCAATACATCCGGTATTGAATTATACAGTCCTTTGCCCAGTAACTCGATTTTTTCAGAATTAGCAGCCATGTTGTGTCCTCCTAAAGGTTTTAGAATTTTGTGTGGCTTTATAAAATTATTAAAGGTTCAAACTGTGAATTTTCAACCCTATGAAGCAATGAGTGAATTCCAGCCCTCAATAGCAGCCCGCCAAGTCTTACCAGGTAATGACGCAGAAGTAAGTCCGCATTTCTTGCATTCAATATATTTGAAGTTAACATCCGAAATGTGTGTACGTTTATTGAATCTTGTGCTACCACACGATGGGCAAGCAGATAGTTTTGGAAGCGGTGTCCTAGGTTTAGATCCAGGGACAGGTTGCAGTGGACAGCTTGCACACTTACAATCTACATTAACCGGTTTCCGAGTGATTAAACAAAAATTCTTACCTTCACATGTTTTCATACAGAGTTTGCATTCGCCACAGTGGGAAGGCATTTTCATATTCAATATTACTTTATCTTGCGAATTAACTTTCCGAGTCGTCATCGTCATCCTCATTCTTTAAGCTGATTCGACATTTAGCAAGCACAGTACCTAATTTGAATCCTTGTTGAAATCCTGCATTCTTGCCGCAGAAATATCCTGCCATCAAACACAGCCCACATTCAATAATGTATTTTATACAAAATAAAATCAAAGCTGATCTGTTGATATCAAGCATATCTATCAATGATGGTACGCAACATATCTACAATTGCTTCTGCAGCAGCTCCAGACTCCTCAAGCAGCTTAACTGCACTACGCTCATTCTCCCATGCATCATAAAATGCTTCAACTTCGTCATCCGGAATATCATCAAAGAAAGAAGTATCTTCAATATTGACGAAACCTTTACCCTCGTCATCATCAAAATACTTCCAGTTATCAGTATACTTATCTACAAAGGGTTCAATTGCTTTGATAATGTCATCAATGAAGTTATCAATAGCATCGCCCTTATCTGATGCTAGTTTTGCTAACTCTTCTCCGGTCTGTATGTAGTTGTCACGTGTAATAGCCATTGTGCGCCTCCTATAATGTATTCATAATGTACTTAATAACGATTGTAATTGTTTAATTTGGAACAACTCCGGTTGATGATGGATGTTCTTGTAAGATGTTGAAACTTCTGCATCTATCAGGGCATCTTGGATCGAACATATATACGCTTGATAGTATATATTGAATGGATCCACTGACGCTTCAAGTAACTTAGTGACATCGTCTAACATCATTTCTCCTGCTTTGCCATAGAATAATTATTAATATTAGTTACTACGATCTCAAACACTACTGCGTTTGCAGACCTTGCAAGTCGATTAAATACTAGATTGTCGTAGCATAAATCGCGAAGTAGCATTATTACATTCTCCATGACGTTATTCAAATTTACACTGTCGTTGTAATGGATCCAGAGTTCGTCATCTTTCTGAAGTATATAACTTACACCTGCAGTATCTTCTCGAGCATTAAGTGTGCCTTGTAATGCTTCTAAATCAAGTTTATTTTGAATCATAACAGAACTTTCTACAGAATTTTCAGAAGCAACTTCTTCTACATCCGTTTTGCTTTCTGCCGATTGCGCAGGTTCTTCATTCATATTATTCTCAAATTCTTTTAGGTCATTCATATGATCTGATTTAGAAGTAAACGTTGCGGGCTTAGATGTCGATTTAGTGCTAGGAGTTTCTGCAACAGCTTCAGGTTCAGCAGTTTCTTCATTATCACTAGAAGTATCATCTAACTGTTGATCAACCTCGGTAATATTTTCAGTATCTTCAACTTCTTCAGGTACAGCTGTAAGTTCCTCTACTACTTCGTCGTCGAGATAAGAACGCAACTGCTGCACTAACTCAGCATTAACAGGACTCTGCAATGCGCTTCTAATTGCTGCTTTATTCTTAGAAGCTTTAAACAATGTACTTGCGTAAATTTTATCTAACATATATCTGCCTCCTCAAAATTCAGTCCGTGTGAAATCTTTAAGATATTGATTGATTGCATCCTTTGCGTCCCTCAAACTCCAAGTTTCTACATAATACTTCCAAGTATTATCATCTCCGGGTATTGGTTTGATTGCAAATTCATATTTGTTCTTCTGTTCATAAGAATCATAATAAGTATCTGCGGAAGTAACATAAGGACGAATTGCTTCCGGTAAGCTCAACAGAAGTTTTCTATCTCCATAGAAACGTTCATTCACCTGTATCTTAGACGCTTGGACATGTCGATTCAATTCATAAGCAGTATCGTACATCTTCTGCTTAGCACGCTTATAGTTCACTTCTGCATTCTTATCAAAATCAGCTGCAGGATTTATCTTGATTATAGTTTTGCAAATCTTCCATACCGAACGCCCGCTGTTATCTACATACAAGAATTTATAACTATGATAGTATGTGAATTTATCATATTTCGCTGTATACGAATCGGATATCTGTAAATTTATGTCGCTATATTTATCAATCAACTGAAGCTTATAGTCGTCCAATTTCTTGTCTACAAATGTAGCAAGCTCAGTTACATCAACATCATCATGTAAATCAGAACCTGCACCACCTCGAACATCTACACATAACGCAACAAATTGTTTAGAAGAATCCCAAGAATCATAGATAGTACCATTTATGATTGGCAGTATATGATTTGTTCTTCCGCGTTTTGCACGATCTTCAGTAGGTGAAGTAATTACTAACCAAGTACCGTTGGGGTGTGCATTTGCAAACTCCTCTACCGTACTAATAACCCCACCTGGAGGTGTTGTAATCTTATCACCACGACGCTGTATGAATTTGAAATATACGTCATGCTCGTTGTAAGCATAGCCACCGACATCTCGCTTAATTTTATTTAACTCAGAAGCTACTTCATCATAATCCATGCGGTATGCAAGACTTAGACCACGCTTAACACAATCGCCTACAGACTTTCCTCGAGTGTTTGCATTATAATAAACTAAATCGGAACCTAAGATAACTACTTTAGCCATTGCATGCACACTCCTTGTGATCCATATATACATATGGCTTTTCAGGTTTGTTACACTGTAGTGTATAATCGAAATAAAGGGTTACCACAATTTCATCGTTTGTTAGTCTCACCCGATACTTGTGATATCCTGCAGATAGATTCAAAGAGTCTTTAGGAATATCTGCCCAAATATTGTGCGGTTCACGCTTAGTAGTTTCTAATATGTTTTCCGGTTCATCAATGTTACTACCTACTTCAAAGATATCTACAATATCAAAAGGTCTAGCCCAAGTAGGAAGTTCAAGATACACTGTATCTGAAATTTCATAACATGAAATTACTTCACTGTTTCCATATAATTCTGAAGATTTACGGGCAATGAATTTGATTACCGGATATTCCATAATCAGAAACCTCCAATTATCCAACGTTTGTTAGGATCTGCTGCACGATTATCTGAAAGAACTTGATAGCCGTTGGCTTCAAGTGCATCTTTTAAAGTATCAGGCATCTCTTTAGACCAGACTACAGTATGTGCACCAGTGTTTGCTGCTGTGTTGATCAAATAAGCAGCTTCCATCTCATATTGATCTTCAATTGCACCATCAGCAACAGTCTTGACAGCACTAGCAAGTTTGAGTTCATGTAATTCATCTTTTGGAATAAGGCTCATAAATAACCTCCAATTAGAGTTGATATAATTAGTAAAGGTTAAAATTGGAGTTTTCAAATATAAGAAAAGCAAGTGTGCTGGAAGCAGCTTTCACCAATAAGGAGTGCTTCCAGCGGAATACTCAATCGCACTTGCAACGACCGGCTTTCATTTGCAGTTAGCTCGCACCTTACCACTCGACGTTAGTATTTCATTCCGCCTTTGCGCTACGTGGTATAGGACTTGGTGCGGATGACAGGACTTGAACCTGCACGCCTTGCGGCACGAGAACCTAAATCTCGCATGTCTGCGAATTCCATCACATCCGCGTTTAAATCTGCCTACTCCCCACCGGGTTTGCGACAATGCGTAACCTCCGGTGGCTTTCGGCAAGGGCTCAACCCTTTTTGTCAGAGTTATCAGTCATGTCTCTGAGTTCCCGATAGCTCTAGACTGTATTTCGCAAGCACGGTGTTGACGATGAAGAGCCCAACCTCTTCTGGCAGGATATCTCACCCTGGAGTTCCCTTTGTCTCATTTATATACCGCAAGTATAAGGTGGGTGGACTGTTGCAACAGTCCAGTGCGGATTGGTACAGGACTACCCTCCCGTTGCAACGATTAACTCCACACGAACTTGTCTATCGGATTACTCCTGTATCGCTAAGAGTAGAGGTTTGTCCTGTTGGTGAAGTAGGCAGGAGTTGAACCTGCAATTCTACAATATGTTTTGATCACATATAACGAGACACATCCGGCGTTTCCCTATTTCGCCACTACTTCATGTTGATAATAGTACTTAGGTACATAACCAAGGTTTACTTCAACCCTAGAAATATAGGTTCAACCAATTTTCTATATTCGTCTACTCCATGATCTATTTTATCTAAGAGCAACGGCATTGTAGCGTCCTCAATCGCACAACAAATTCTCATGAGCAATTTTGCTGCTTCAGGTGTTACCTCAAATTCTGGATAATTACCTTTACCGTCATGATTGAATTTACCTGAACGATTATCCGCTAAGAAGCCATACAACTCTTTCACATAATCGCTATTTGTATCACCCATGAAACAAAATAGGTTGTTGTGTAACATCTCCTTACTAGGTTTTTTAGTCTTTGGCTTGAGCGTGAAATCGTCTGCTGCTTGAATCCACTTTGCTACAGAAGTTATCCACCCATTGACATCATCTGGTCGAATATCTGAATACATGAGAAGTTTGATAATATGTTCAATGATAACACTAGAGTAAGATCTCATAAGAGATCCTGCTCTGTCTTTGTCGGTAGACATAGCTAATATGTATCGTTTCATTTTTACATGCCCTCCTTATTGGTACTAGATTTTTAAGAGAGAACCTAGCAAACTCCTGCAAGTTATGAAGCAACTACCACCTTGCTACGGCCCATATTATTTATATAGCACTCCAAACCTCTTAATGAAGAGTAATCCCGTCAGATTGGTTGCATGGCCATCCGAGTGCTTATGGTGTTCCAGAGGCGACTCGAACGCCCGACCCATTGATTAAAAGTCAATTGCTCTACCGACTGAGCTACTGGAGCATAAATGCCATTTGTTTTCTTTTCAAAAACTACTGCCGATGGCTCGACGGAGAGTAGGTTTTCATCTCTCGTGATCTCCGCAAAGATCACCCGCTATCCTGGTCTCCTGGACGGGAGTCGAACCCGTAAAACTCGGATTTTAAATCCGATACCTATGCCAATTCGGTTACCAGGAGATGTAACTGGCTGTAACAGTAAGGGAGAAAGTAGTCCAGAGAACCCTTGCTACGAATTTCACGCAGATCTTAAGAAAGAAGACACCGTTCATCTACAGGAAGAACGATGTGGTCGGAGTGACAGGATTTAAACCTGCGCCCTCATGCTCCCAAAGCACGCGCTATCAGCTGCGCCACACCCCGATGATTACTACCAAATGACTTTGGCCATTTGTAAACTAATTACTCAATCCTGGTTAGGCTCAGTTCAAGGCAGAGCTTCCAATAACGGCCTCACTTGTAATCCTTTAATTGAGTGATTACCTAACAGTTCACAAATAACCAGAGTCATCTGGTAGTAAAAATGTCAGCAAACTTTAGAGAACTTTGTACTAGTATTATCATACAAGAGAAATGTAAATCTGACATCCAAGTGCTGTTGCTTACTTGGTTTTCTTCTCTTTATGTGGTTGACGATGCAGGACTCGAACCTACAATAGTTGAGTCAAAGTCAACTGTGATAACCGTTTCACTAATCGTCAGTACATGATGCCTTTCTAAACATGTATTGAAGATGTACACAATGCAATGAGATGTGTGGTGTAGGTATCTCTTCTTAGGAGCGTGAATCGCGTTGTCATATCTTCGACTAATACATAAGCTTTCACCGGCAGTTTACGACAGATTAACGTATGAACCTGTGTTGCTATATATTTACGGATGAATATTTGAATCGACAGTACGTAAACTTCGGAGGGCAAATAATTAACAATAGAATATTAAATTGTCAAGTTACTGTGTTATACACACTATAACGATTCGTAAAAGTTAACTATCATTTGATCTACTAAGCATATCTTTTATAGTAGCATTTAAGGTTTCAAACGCCTTATTAGTGCCATCATTCCAACCACGTGCATACGCATGGCTTAAAGTTTCTTCCGGATCCATTTCAATGTTGTGAGACATATCAGAATACGCAGTTAATTTTTGCAAACCGTGCTCGTCAAACACTAAGGAATTAAATCCCTTTACTTTATACAATTTATTCCCATTGTAGTCTAAATACATTTTATCAATTTCAATTATAAACTTTTTACCAACGTAACTCATTCAATGTACCTCCTGCTTAAAATAGCTTCTTAACTCTTTTTATCTGTGTATCAGGGTTTAGCCCTTTAACACGATTTACTCTATTATGAACACGCAACCTCAATGATTCTGAATCTACATGTAGTAGTTTTGCTGCTGACTCAATGCTTTCATACCTAACACCATCAATCTCGATAGGAATTACTCTAGGATTATTTTCTGATCTATTACTATTGAGACCAGTTGCCCATGCATGATTTACATTTTCTTGATTAGTGACCCATTCAAGATTTTCTACTCGATTATCTGTTTTAACTCCATTTTTATGATTAACCTGAGGTTTATTTTCGGGATTAGGTAGGAATGCCATCGCAACTAACCGATGTAAGAATGCATCAAATCTTGATTGGCTATCACCAGTTAGTGTTATTCTATGATAACCATCTTGGTCATAATCGGGTTCAAGTACCCTGCCATGAATAGTTATTAAATGATCTCCACGTTGTTCCTTTCGAGGACATGTGTAAAATCGACCTAGCGAAGATATCATGTACCTACCTTCGTACCCTTCAACGTATTTCCACTCTTCAGTATCTAATGTAGGAGGATGTATACCAAGTTTCAGGTTATCTGCTTCATCGTTTGACATATCTCCATCAATATGTGTGATAGGCTCATCTATCCACCCTAAAAATGTGCTTGCTACTAGCTCCTCAACCCGGTATTCTTTATTATCAAGCATGATCTTGTTACTACAATTTATATTACCTTGCGCAATCTTAAGCAAGCTGTCTTCGGCACAAGATTTGATTCTTCCTAAATTAGATACGCTATAATGTTTGAAAATCGGTAACCAAACTTCTCCAGGTAATGATTGTATTTGAGATTCACAGGTTAAATTAGATACAGCACAATTGAACCTATCACCATCAACATGATGTAGTTTAATCAATTTTGGATCATATGTTGGATCTACAAATAATTGATATATCAGTACATCAAGTGTAAATTCTCTGTTACTACCATCTTTACGCAAACTAACTTTACCTGAAGAAGAGACTTTCAGCGGTGTATTCTTTCGCAGATTAATTATCTGCCCACAATCTTGAGCAAGATACAATCCTTCATATCCTAGTACAGGTAACTCAATCATACTAGATTAAAACAACCTCTTAGTACGCCTTATCTTATTAGGATCATATGCATATTTTGTGCCAATCAGCTTCTGAATACTGTGTATATTGAAAGCAACTCGTGCTGAAGAATCATTTCTAATCTGATCCATTGTTAAATTACACGCTGCAACTTCTTGCTCAAGAATCTTAACATTATGCTCATCTGCAAGTGAAAAGAAACTCATACTTGACTTATTCCTAGTTGTCCTATCACGATCTGTCACAGAAATTACACCAAATGTAGGTGAAAGAATTTTACAGTATGCAGCAATGTGTCTGTGACTTATTGAATCCGCGGAATAACAAGGAAGCTTGCTTAACCCTTCTAACGAAGTATATCCATACAAATGTGTTTTTACATTAGGATTAGACGAAGCATGGATCAAATCTGCACATTCTTTTAGGTAGATGTCCTTCATCGCTACGCTGGCGTCATTCGCCGGCGACAACCCTATGTAATCTAAGGGTTCCCCATTTTCATCTGTCCATTCTAACATATCTTTCAACACCTGCATAGACTCTCCATAATGGAATACAGGCATAACTTTATGTGGACTCTTAACTTTTGTACGCATATACAAAAAGTTTTCCCAAGATTTCTTTGCAGATTCTACATAATCTTCTGCAGATTTGGGCTGTCCAAACTTACCTGGAATAGTATCAAGTTGTGCGCACACATCAATATCATCGTCAATACTGTTTATATAATCAATGTATGCATCTTCCCAGTCTCTGAAGGTTGGCTGTTCAGTGCTCTTCCATCCGGGTAGTTTAGCGTTACCAGTATGTATACTAAACGCACCAGAATCAATAAACAACCATCTGCAAAATCCTTCATGTTTCCACTTAATAGTTTTAGTAATTGCACTGCGATCTAACTGAGTTATGAGTATATCTAGAGGTTCAAAATCTGGGATACCTACTAAATAATCATGCATTTGCTGTGTTAATGACCCTGACATTACATATTTTTCCAAAATCCGCTACCTCCTAATTACTTATATGTAACATAACGATTTTGATGTATCAAGAATTGTAGCCCCATTCACCCGTTACAGGGTCTAGTCCAATTGTGGAAGATCCGTCATTTCCGGATTCATTGGATGTATCATTAGTGTCAATTTGTATGGCATCAAATTTTATATTATCGCTTAGCATAGGGCAAGTTACTAAAGACCTATGGATCTGCTTAGCATTGTTTCCACCGGCAAGATTAATCACATTGTCTTCTCTACAAACAACAAGAAAAACTTCTTCAGTATCCGCATCTTCATATAGTATTACGTCCAATCTATCTTTGATTTTTCCACCAATCTTCATAGTTCATACCCCATACTTGAAATCAAATGCAAACTTCGCAAGTACCGCATGCGAAGACATTCGTCTATATTCTAACTCATTCAATGTAGATATGCATAACTTTTTAATTTCTGGATTAGTTGTTGTATTAAGAATACAACGGAATACAAATCGCAGATTACTTTCTTCATTGTTATCATAATGCCCAAGTTTCCATGACAAATTAGAAACACTATCGTTACGTGACAAATTAGTTATACTTTGATAATATGATAGGTGTTCTGAGGAAAGTTTAACAATATCATCTATGTCCTTAAATGACATTAATGCGCCATATATGGACATAGTTGTTAAATTTACCTTATCAGGATATTTTACAGTAAGATAATCTGTCAACTCCTGACGCGTAGGATGACCTACTGTAACTACCACAGAACGACTTACAATTGTATTAGGTATTCTGTATCTGTTAGAACATGTGATAACAATATATATGTTACTTCTAGGTTCTTCTAAGAACTTAAGCATAACATATGAAGAAGATAACTGACCAGAATCTAGCCCTTCAATACAGACAACTACAGGAGTATCTACATTGTAGCAATTTTCAAGCATTGTGCGGAGATCAGCTACAGTAGAATTTATAGATACTATATCATTGATATCAAGTAACTTTCCATAATATGCAGCAAGATAGCTCTTACCACAGCCTGCAGGCCCTTCTATCAATATACTGTGGCGCTTTGAATCTGCGCACTGCTTAAGTTCTAATATTGCAGCATCTTGACATCGTAGTATCATTGTAACACCTCTACTGATGGTACTTGCGAAAATTGCATCAAGCTCAATAAGTATATTGACAAATCATATGTGTTAGCGGATATTGTGCGAGTTTTCAATACACATTCATATGCTTGCATAAACATGTTATATGTATCCTCACGACTCCAGCGTTTTGCATATTGTGTTAGTATAGATTGTGTATATGGCTGTACCTGTATTTTCTCCAATTCGATCATAGTAGACATTATGATATATAAAATATCATCATTAGATTTCAAGTACTCATCTAGCAAACTCAGAACATATTCTAAATTTCTAGAAGCAATTCCAATTTTCAAAGACCGCTCATCGGAACCATTTGCCCCGCCAAATAGATGTTTAAGTTGAGTATCATTAAAAGTATAGAGCACTTCCGGTGCAACTTGTGACATCGCACGACATATACTAGATGCTTGAAAATAGTCGCTACTTATATCTATAGCCAGATTTATGAACCTATCTGGAAAATTAGGAAAATCAGAATGCAGATATTTAAATATGAAATTATCATTTACTTTATCAATAGATACTGTGTAATTTGGCAGATACTTAGCTAGTTTAGCTGAAGATTTTTCATCTTGATAAATACATACAATACAACCACGTATCTTACATTTAGCAATTCTATTAACGGAATTAACATCTAATGATTTTATAAAATCTTGATCATATCGTACTATATACACTGCAGGGTCAGGTTCAATGATATGTTTAGTTTCGAACAACTTCAATACCGCATCTACGGACGCATGCTCAATCTTGTTACCATAGACATTCACTAGCATATCTATATAACGCAACTTTATCCCATACTCTTCTCCGCAAAATACATAGAATGATTTAGGAGTTTTATTCATTATCTCTAAACCTACTTCTTGTATTGTTCTCATCGCTGAAACAACTCCTGAAACATGTTAAAATGCATTATGTACATGGTGCATTCATCTGCGACACCATAATATACTACTGACTCATTCAATAACGATTGTCGAAATGTTGCGGTAGATTTTATTAATTTTGGATATTTCTGAATGGTTATATTAGGGTAAAGCTCAGCAATGTCGATAGTTTCAGGTATCATACACCAAGTGTTAGATAACAACTGACTACCGTCATCTACAAACAAAACAGGATACCGCTGACGGGCTGCAGCTTCTTCAGAAATCTTATGCCATACTTTCAAATTAAACACAATTGCGCAATTAGGTGTAATATGTGTTTTACATTCACCTAACCAATCAATTCCGCACACATCTCCAGGATACAGATGCCTAGCACCGCTTCCAGGGACAACGTTCCAGCCTAATGCTTGTGCAATCTGATGTTCTTGTTTATCACTGAAATAGCGTTTGCCCTTACTGTTAGACACTTATACCCTCCGAAATTCCGTTTGCTTCAATATCTTCCATTATAACCTGCTTCAATGTCTCAAAATAATCCGGATGTTGCTGGACATATTCTAGAACTTTAGCGAATCCATTGAGCTTGACAGGCTTATTTTCAGCATCTATAAGAGGTTCGCGAGTTCTTGGGTCTAGCATAGTCATCCAAGCTCCGCCCTTCTTAATTATACCATATTTTTTCATAGCTAACTGACAAAAATCAATATCAACACGAATTCCAGACTGTGACATCAAGTAGTATTCGCCATTCCTTCTATCGTTAGGTGCTGATTTTTGTTTAACTAACTTAGCTGTTATCTTATAGCCTGCAGGATTTTCTGCAGATGCAGGCAAATCATTACCAAGAAAATCTACAGGAGTACCAATCTTAAATAGTATTCGCAATGCAGAATAGAATTTAATTGCTTGTCCTCCAGGAGTTGAAACAACATAAGGATTGTCCATGTTGTCCCTGACCTGGTTGATCAATAACATAGTGCATTCGTATCGAGCAAGTAAGGGCACTATTTTTCTGAGGAATATTGTCATCAGCCCAGCAAGTGCGGATACAGTTCGTTCACCATATTTCTTTTCAAGTTCAGATTTAGTTACAAGTGAAGGTATTGAATCAAGCACTAGGAGCCCAACTTGCCCAGATTCAATAAGTTCTTGAACCTTCTGAAGAATATCCTCAGCTGCAATGTTAGGTGGTTGCATAACTTCAATTTCAGTATTATCAATACCTAATGTGTGGGCCCACTTAGAATCAAAAGAATGCTCTAGATCAATATATAATACTTTTTTGGGTCCAATCTCTTGTAATTCCTCAATAGAAACAAGTGCAGATTTATCCCCTGCAGATGCCTTTTCCTGCAATGAAATTATCCTATCCTCAAATTCTTTCTGAAAAATTTCAATAGAATTTTTACAGATATCAACAGCTGTAGTAGATTTACCACCCTGCGGATTACCGAAAAATTCTGTTATCATGTTTCTAGGAATGCCACCATAAGTTGAGTAATTTAGTTGAGGACTAGAAAATGGTAATCTAGGTTTCTGTGCAGATGCAGCTGCATCCATCAATTCTGGGCAGTCCCAATCCTTCTTACATTTATTTATTATGTCATCGAAACTCGACATATAGTATATCCTCCTTTACAATTGATATGGGGGTAGATCCTGTGTGCTCATAGGATTTATAGGATTAGATGATTCCGCAGCACGTCTTGAATCCCATATCTTCTTAGCACCCATGATTAATTCTCTAGAATATGTTAATTGATTTTCTACTCGAGTAATGATAGACGTGTAGCAAACTTCCATTATTCGATATTCAGCCATCGACTGAACCAACTCATCTTTAATGATTTGCGAAAGTATGCTAGATTTCTCTCCAGTTTTAAGTAATTCAGCATTAAATGTTTTCTTCTGCTCAATCTCACGTTTGTTGTTTTCTAACTTTGTAACTTCTAGCTTTAAACGCAATTTATTTAAAGATTCGGAAACACTAAATAAATCCAGTGGGAGCTCGGTGAGAATGTATGTTAATTCTGCGTCAGTTATAGGAACTTGTTCAGACTTCATCCTAGCATGCAGCTTCTGTACTTCTGCAAATGTCGGAGCAAACACAGATTCGTAGATACTATCACAGAACTGCTCCGCAGGTGCACATTGATTATCAAGTTCCTGTTGTATTTTTTCAAACATATTTATTGATGCTCCTTCTTAGGTAATTGACATAAATAAGTTAAAGCGACCTCTTGTAAATACTGTGTCGATTTCAATTCGTTGTTCATACTCAAGAGCTTATTTGCAAGTTTAAGGCACACGATAGAATGTGCTGTCCCATACTTAGAGATCTTATCATTGTACTGTGAGGGTATCAAAGTTTTTTCAATGTCCTGCAAAAAGATGTATTTAACTACATTGATTATAAAACTATGAAACCCTTCAAACCACTTAACAAAGTTAACACCGGAATTATAGACTTCTGAAACAATACGTGTTACTTCAGAATTATCTTTGCTTGCATACGCTTGCAACAATGCGAAATAATCATCATAGTTAGGTAGATTCAATGCAATTTCTAAGTTCGACAAAGTTACATCATCACTATAAGTAAGAGCCTTGTCTAATAAAGTTAACGCATCTCTCATACCACCATTGGCCAATTTTGCAATAAAATTGATAGCCGACTCTTCATAAGTAATGTTGCGACCTTCTGCAATCTCGCAATCTAAAACATACTTTAACCTGGCAGTTATGCCCGCTAGACTAATTTTAGATAACTGAAACGTTTGTACTCTGGAAAGTATTGTCGCAGGTATTTTCTCAGGATTAGTAGTGCAAAACAGAAAAATACTTTTTGCTACACCAGATTCAATAGGTATGAGCAAACTTTGGAAAGCACTTTGGCTCAATGCATGGACCTCATCTATAATGAATACTTTATATCGGCCTACAATTGGATACTGCTGTGCTTCTTTCATGAGATTTCGCATATGCTCAACACCGCTGTTAGACGCCGCGTCAATCTCAATAGGCTCACCTTGACCCTCATTGAGTACGTTTGCAATACAACGTGCTATGGAAGTCTTTCCACAGCCCGCAGGTCCAATAAACAAGAAATTGCGATTGATATGATCTTTGTCCTCACACATCTTTCGAACAATATCTACAACAAGGGACTGCTCTGTGAAATCATCGAAAGTTTTTGGCCTATATTTCGTAGCTAAACTCATGTATAACCTCCAAAATTATATCACAATTCACCAATAATAACGATTTTATCGCCCATATTCCTTACACTTCTTATAGTAAGGGCAGAAATTAGGTGTACACCATTTATCACCGGCAGGAAGACCTTCAGGAGCTATGTTTTTATCAACCATGTCCATAACATAATTAAATTTATCCCAAGTTTGAGATAATACGTAATCTGGGACAGATAATTCGTAACATTTGATGTTCCCATATTGACGATCTACATACAGCATGATAACATGTTTTAATTTAAGCAGTGCACAATAAGCATACACTTGATCAATATGTTCTTGCTTAGGACCTGTAAGGTTGTTCCATACACTGAATTCACATGATTTTATTTCAAATAAGTGATATTCACCATTCACACGAATAATTCCATCAACTGCGCATCTTACTGGAGGGTTCACAATATCTAAGAAACTTTCAAGCGAATCTTCAGAAGGTGTACAGGTATAGGTGTAGTCAGGTGATAGTTCGTTTAAGTAATCCTCTAAAGAAATCCAATCGCCTTTTAAAAGTTCTGCAAGATTTGATTGTATTACACGATGGATAGCTGTGCCGATATCTGCAGTAAATTGAAGACCTCGGTCCGGATTAGGCATTGTATCAGGATCTACTCCTCTAATCCGAAACCAAGACCTCCTATTGCATCTAAGTTGTGAAGGTGCAAAGGTCTTATGAGGTGCCCTTGCACGGTCTGCAACAATCTTAGAATCTACAAATTTCTCATAGTTATCCAGAAATTTTGCGCTAGTTATAGAATTAAATCTAGAAACTGCAGCAGAATTGATAGATCTAAAGGACATCATTCTACTCCAGCAAGTATAGTAGTAAGTGTGCCATCGTTGACGATGATCCCCTGTATCTCACCTTCTGATTTGAATGGACTTATTGATACATCGGATTCTCCGTAGTTACTGATGATTTTCTTCAGTGCTGCAAGCTTGAATTCTGAAGTATAAGCTTCAGAAGTTCCTGCAACATCAATAGCGCAGTTTACATTTTTATCATGTAATGAAACCTTACCAGATTCTACTGTAAAATTAATAGTATCTTCGGAAGTCGTTGAAAGCAACTCAGCCTGTGACAGAAACTTGCTGAGTTGAGAAGCTTTGCATTGAATTCCAGAATCATCTGTTTTCAGTATGTTGAGTATCATTTCGGAATTGTAACTTCCTACACCTTCGTCAGACTCGTAGTATGGAGTGAATTCAGAAAGATATGTATAACTATCTGTAGTAGCAGAAATCAGATAGTTTCGTCCGTCAGCTGCCTTAGAAATCTTGCTATCATCCGGCAAAGAAGTAAACAAGTTAATTACAGTATCAGATAATAGACAAGTGTTGCCAAGCTTACCAAGTTTAGAATGTGTAAAAAGTGAATTATCAATATCACCTACTAATACATCACCATCACTGCCGACCCATACACGTGTATACACAGGATGTATGAAGGAAATTGCTAGTGCAAACAGCTGATTATCTTTGATATACTTCCAACTAGACTTATCAATAGCAATGCGTGTACCATCGGAAGTTAACGGAGCCGGTGTATCTAGTTCGAGTTCATCTCCATCAATCATCTTTGGCAATGTAAATTTAGACTTTCCAGAAGTGATGACTAACCCTGAGTCATTGATATCTAGCGTAACTGTATTAGACTCAATAGAAGACACAAGCTGCTTGAGAAGTAAACTTCCTACAAATATCCTAGAATCTCCTGAACCTTCTGAACTACCTTTAACCGATATTTCTGTTTTGATCGACGCAGTTTCAACGTTGATTTTAAGGATATTTTCTCCGATTGTCAGCTGAACTATGTTGCTCTTCTTATGATAGTTAGAAACATTAGAATTAATGATTCCAATATCAAGTGCGTTTGAAAGTGGTGTTGTGTTACAAGTAAATTTCATGTATTGACCTCCTTATGATTATACATATACTATAACGATTTTACTATTTCCCGTAAGTCACTCTTCGCTCAATATCGTCAAGAAATTCTTCCTGTGTTACGTGAAATCTACCTAAATAATGTGTAATACCTTCATTGTATTCATCACTTATGATTCCATTAACACCTAAAGCAGCATCACCTCTAGGTTTACTGCCGTCTTCATTTTTAAAAACTGGTAATTTATATTCCATTTCAAATAAATGATACTGTATCCATTTCACTTCTTCCGGATCTTTAGTTAGAATACTAGTAGGTTTAGGGTACTTGCAAGGATATTCCATGCCGTACCACCGAAGTGTAGTTGTTACGTCGCATTTACTTGGAAATGGCAAGTATTCTGCAGCTTTACACATCATTTCACTGAGAAGTTCACCGCCACGTTTATAATTTTCAATCTTAACTTCTGCAAGCAACTCATCATGTATAGGGGTTAATAACCTACCTCCTATGTCTTTCCACTCCTGATTATTTTCTAGCATCAAGATAGCAAGTTTGGTTTGGTCTGCAGCACTGCCTTGTATTACACTATTAACAGTCTGTCTTGTAGCATCATTGATCTTACTAGAATTATTAGTTACTTTAATACCTTCCTCGTATAGCTCACGAGTTCTTCTCGCAATCTGACCAAAATATTTGTAACTATTGAATTCATCAGTAAGTAGTTTAACAATTCTTTCTGGAATGTCAGATTTATGCTGAAGCGTTGTAGGATCTAACGGATCTATATCAGGGTTCACATAATTCTTCATTGCGGAGAATTGAAATCTAGGTAACTGCATGTCTGGAAGATGCCTACGCCTTCCAAGAATTGTTTCAGTGTATCCTAATTTTCGAGCAGATGCTTGAGTATTAACCATAAGCCGCTGAAGTCCCGGAAATGCTTTCATAACAGAGTCATATACTCGTTGTGCAGCTTTTACTTTAGCTTCATCTGACATATCATCTCTATGACCATAAAGCTGCTCCGCAATAGACGGAATAGCACGGCCATAACAAATACCTAACAATACTGTTTTGGCCTCACCTCTTCGAGCTTTACCATCAGGCTGATATTCATGAGTTTCAGGATGGAATTCCAAACAGTTTTCATAAGGTACACCAAATGCTAAACTAGCGATACTTGCATAAATATCTCTATCTTGAATAAATGAATCAATCATTCCTTTATCTTGAGATACAAATGCTGTTATTCTAGGTTCCTGGGCCGAGTAATCGCTGGACAACATAACATATCCAGGAGTAGCTCTAAACATATGGCGAATATCTGTTGCATGCGAAGGAATGTTCATCATGTTTGGCTCCGAAGAACTCAGACGTCCTGTGGATGCGCCGATCTGATTGAACCTAGCATGAATTCTACTATCAGAAGTAGTTGCTTTAGGCATCTTCTCTACAAACGTACTTATGAGTACCCCAAAACTTCTGACCTTCAGTATCTGATTTGTGATAGGAAGATTCATTTCTTTGAGTACTTCTTTATCAGTAGACTGTCCTTTGCCTGCAGGCAATTCCATTATGTTATACAATAGATGTTTTACATGCAAAGTAGATTTAGGGTTGAAATTAGCCCCGCTAGTAAACGGTTGAGTTGTACCAAATGATTTTGTATATGGATGATCCGCTAACTGTTGATCTACCATTTCTGCAAGTTTTGCTTTCTCTTTAGCCTCCTCTTCCTTGTATCGAGGTACAAGCATACTTGCAGTTTCTTTATCAAGATAGATACCTAATCTATGCATGTTTTGACAGATAGGTGCAAGTGGAAATTCTACATTCCAAACCAAATCAGCAATACTTTCTAAATGTGCCTTTTTACACTTCTCATGAGTTTTTGTTACATAAGGTAACTGCCATTTGAAAAGTTCATAAGTAATCTTAGCGTCGTTGGCTGCATATAACTTAGCAACATCTGGCTTACAATATGGAAATAGTTTTGGAGAGAAGAAATCGTTGAACTTCATTGGATCTCCGTGGCCTTTAAGCACATACTTATTATAAAGTACTTTCAAGGCATTGTCAGGCTCATTCTCCTTCAAACATCTCCATGCTAAAATTACATCATAGTAGAATGCAGGATTTAAATCTACTTTTAGATCCTTATACACCATTGCAGAGTCGAAATCAAAGTTAGCAAAAATCAGCTTAGTATCTGCATCTACTAATCTTTGAAATTCTAACCCTACATCCTCATATGAAAGTTGATTTTTGTACGGTGTATCAAATATAGGGACTAGATGCTTCATAGGGATGTAACATTCATCACCCCCGGGATAATACAAAGAAGCCCCTACAATAGTATCTCGTATTCTATCAAGACCTGTAGTCTCTGTATCTAGGCCAGCATATCCTGCATCAATACATTCATCTATGTAATCATGTAACTGGAACTTGTCTGTAATAAGTATGGCAGGCGAATCCTTAAAGTACTCAATTACTTTTTGAGATGTCGCCTGCAGCTCATCATTTATTCCTTTAGATGCAACGGATTTAGGAGGCTCTAGTAATTCTTTGCTTTTGGCAGCAACTTGATTTATTTGTTCAAGTTGCGATGCACTAAACAGCCCCATCTAGCACCTCCGAACTTAGAAACTTACATCATCGTCATCCAGTGTCTCAACACCCTCAGCAGTAACATCAACATCTGCAGATGCAGTGTTGTCAATTACAGTAGTTACTGGGGGCATAACAGAATCTACGCGATTGATAGCAGCCGGAACAGATACCCTAGGAGTTGCTACGTACTCACCAAGATTTGCTGTAGAAGCTGTATTATCACCTGTATTCATGAGTAATTCCGACAACTTGAATGTAGGATATTCGACAACTACCTGTTCATAATCTTTAGGCATAGAAGTATTGAACTTGACAAGAATATCATCATAAGTTGCAATGGTATTGAGGCCAATGGCTCGAATTTCATACCTAGTATCTCGGCTCTGTGCCTCTCCATGACGTGTAATCCTAAATACACACTCGCTTGGATTGGGATACTTGTTAAAAACATCTGCCATCAACTGCGGTTCAAAATAAGTTGTACGATCAAAATATCTGATCTCTGGATTCTCCAGCGTCTCTCCGTTCTTTGCAATGACATACAATGGTATGAATATCTTGTTTTGAATTCGGATACCCTTTTCGCATGCAGGACAGCCTGCGCCACAACAATGCACATACCCAGAATAATCCGAAGATTTAATGTAATGAACGTCGGCAATCATAACATCTCCGACGCTCTTATACATAAAGATTACGTCTGCGTATTCTCCGTCGTTCTGGAGTGTAAAAAATCCTTTGTTCTTTTCAGCATTGTACTGATTGAGTGATTTGAAAGCCATAAATGGTTCCTCCTGTTTTGATCTTTATTGATATAGTTACAATAACGATTCTTTATTCCAACTTACATAAGAATCGTTTGTTTCACGAAGTTTGAGCTCTTTGAGTATTACTCCGGGTTCTTTGAGATTAAGTAATCCTTGTAATAAAACTGCAATGTTGTTGCATATTGCTTCCGCGCAGAGTGGGTACTCTACTTCCTTGCTCTGAACGCCACTGCGAGTCATCGCTCGAGCAATGTCCGCTCCGAAAGAATCACCAGCGGAATACAAGAAAGTGTTATCAAAAGAAGCCTGTTTCATGTATTTTTGCAATCTAGAAAACTCAATTATCATCTTATCATCTTCAGCACGCTGAGGGCATTCCACAGTAGCTTCTAACTTATACTGATATGCATTGAGCATTCCATCTCTAACATATGCAGCACTGAATGTAGTTCGTGTAGTTACGTCTAAATTCATAAACTAACCTCCATAACTCCAGAAATATAATCTCTACAATGTGTATCATTAACTTCGTAAGATATGCATACGCTATGTTCAAACACACCCGGTACGGTACTACTAGGTACAATACTGTACTGGATATCAAGAACACGCTTATCTGCAATGAATGCATTTACTGAATCTTCTACAACTAATGCAGACTCATTGTGAAATATTTTGATTTTCATTAGTATTTAACCCCTTTCTGATATCCCAAGCTGCTAAGAAATAGAATATCCAAGATTTATCAGATGTTTTGTATCCGTATGCAATTGCATTGACCATGAAGTATGTCAATTGAGAATAACATTCTTCTAAATCGCAAGACATTGTTACCTCATAGTAGATGTCCTGCACCGCAAGATATTCCTCCATATCTCTGATAGCAAAGAGATTATTGCGAGCAGCTAGTGTAGTGTAATAGCTTTTCAGATCCAGATATCCAATTTTCTTAGAAGAAAGATAAGAAGTATAGTCAGTCTTAACAAATTCATAAGGTGTCATGGTCACAACCTCCTTACAAACAATCACTGAAATGCGGGTGCAAACTTAGCAAGCTTGATTCGAAGATCAGAAATGATGCTCGCACGCTTCTCGTCAGAAATACGTTTAGCAGCAGGCTTCTCACCGATGAGTTCATCTACTATCGCAAGAGTGTTCTTATCGTCACCAACAACGTTCCAGAAATCAATACGCTCAAGATCGGACAAACAAGAATCTTCGCATACAGCTTCTAAAAAATCGAAGAGATTCATAGGACCATCAGGGCCTTCTACGATATTACTAGTTTCCTTCTCACCGCGTTCCTTTGCACTCTTTATATCATGGCAGATACAATACAGGCAGTTATAACTAACTCGGTAGATGTAAGCAGCTGTATATTTCTTCGGATCCTTTTCAAGAACTGCAACATTCTTCTGGAGATACTGCAATACAGTAGAAACACCATCCTCATCAGTAGAATATCTCAAGAAAGTATCCTGCTTGTACCATGCGTAGATAATCTGATCAAAAAACTGCACAAATAAAGCCGCCGCCTTATCTTCAGCAGGGAGTGCATTCCATGCGTTGTAAGACAGCGGATCTGTATATCCAAGATAGTTTATAAACAATGAACGAGTTTCATAAAAAGGTGTTTTTACAGTTGAATTAGACATTGATTTAATCTCCTAACTTAAATGATGTTTGATGTGCTGATAAGTATTGATGTTAGCCTCATCCTACAATTATATTATAGACGTTTATTGCAAAATTAAAAGACAAAATTTTGGTTTATTTAAAATTCTTTGTGTGGAATCCGAACAACTAACTCATCCACACCTAATGCATCTAAGTACGCTACTAACGTATTCATTCGAGGATACTGTTTACCTTGTTCCACCATACTGATAGTAGAAATACTTACACCGGAAAGGTTTTCAACTTCAAGTATTTTTAACCCCTTAGATGTTCGCAACTTACGCAACTCTGAACCTAACTCTGATGCACTAGAAATTGTAACTCGGTTCATTTCTTCTTACCCTCCTTCAGTATCTGATATATTTTCCAAATGTTTAACAATAAACAAGCCCCATTCAGCAACCATACACTGAATGCACCAATGATTAGTCCATATATTACAAACAATATTGATCCTATAGAATTATAAATGCGGATCTTCAACTCACCTTTGTTTAGAAATCCTATGAATATTACACATGTTGCAGAAATACCTATTACTTCAATCCAACTCATCATTCAGTCCCTCTCTGCGTATAGCGTATCAAATTCTTGCTTAGTTATATCATTCACGTCCTTACCATCAAACATATGCATAGCCCATACTATTGCAGCAGAGCTGAGGGCTTTTTTAAGTTTAGCCGTTGCACGTCTGCCAGCTTCATCTCCATCCATACAGAGCACAAACTCTTGAACACCTAGTTCTTTAAGTTGTTGCATCTGATAAGATGTACCTGTACCTAACAATGCAACTGCGTAATATCCAAATGTTCTGCAGGTAAGTGCATTTATGATACTTTCACATATAACAACTGATCTACACCCTGAAGGTATTCTATCTACACCATACACAGGTTTCTGCGCACCTGACGGTACATGATAGAGCTTAGTTGCAATTGCTCTACGAATAATACATAACGTCCTACCATATTTATCATGTACAGGAAATGTGATGCAAGGGACAGGCTTCTTTCGACCTTCTGGAATCCAATTTGCATCATACCCTACATCATACTCCGCAATCACTTCATCTGTTAAATGACGTTCATACATGTAAGGTACAGTAAATCTATACTTAGCGAGTTCTTCTTCTGAAACATATTGTGTTGTTTGGTTGAGTTGCTCTAATATATTATTTACCGCAAGTTTGCTGGCTATGGCATCAGATAGTCCCTGTGGAATCAGTCTCTCTATTTCATCTGGTTGATATCCTGGAACATTCTCCGCAAGCCATTCGCTAGCAGATGTTGTGATGCTATGAGTTTTAAGCATCTCAGCAACAGCCTGTTCCATTGTATATGCACAACTGCACGAAAAACAATGCCACAACCCGGCAGGATACTGTTGGCCATTTCTATATTCAGAATTAAGTAACACGCCGCAAGAAGGTTTTCGCTCTTGACCCCCATTATGAAATGGGCAATATACACTTAAGTAATTCCCAATTCTTCGATTCTTTCGGACTAATCCGAATTCAGATAGTTTATCTACAATAAGTTCAACATCCATGTGAATCTTCCTCGGTTACGTATTCAAACATGAGCCCTTTGCGACATCTGTTCAGCTGTATAGATTCTTTCACAGATTCAAAGTCCATGTTGTAAGTTCGTGCAGCTTCTGAAATGCTTCTGTAAGTTTTCCCGTCAGTAATACACCTAACAGGTTTGCCATGTTTTATCATCTCAATATTACCGCACTTTTGTGGATCCCATAGCCCCATAGCTTTTGCGTGATTCATATTCTCCTCACGAGTGACCCACTCTAAGTTAGCTACACTGTTATTTAATTTATCTCCATCAATGTGATTAACTTGCGGTTTATTTTCAGGATTCGGTATGTGCGCAGATGCTACCAGACGATGTACTGAATGTAATTTTGAAACACCGTGAGCCGAAAGCATACAATGCACATAACCATCGTCACCCACATGTAACTTAAGCTCATTACCATAACGAGCTGCCTTGCTTTTCTCATTGTATCGAGTGCAGCTTCTAATCTTACCATCTGTAGATGCTTGATAAAATCCTTCATACCCTGGTATATCTTTCCAATCACTGTTAGTATCTTCTACAGGTAAAGTTAACGACAAGTTAGATAATGCATCAGAATCTCCTGAAATATGATAGACCTTTTGACCTGCAGAATACTCAGGAATGAAAGCATTTGCAACAATGTTACACACTCTTATAGTAGCAACCTTACCACCCTTCGATAAGTAAACCTGACCTTGATAAGGTTTTAACACATTACCTCCAATTCGTGCAACTTGCCCCTGATCATTTACTTGATACAGCCCCTCATATCCTACTACATCGTGCCAAATTGTATCATCAATAAAATTCAATAAAGACTTGGATTTCATGACACACCTCCATCAGAATTCCACATTCTCATCATCTTCAAAGTCATCTTCTAATACTGCAGTATCATCTGAAACATGTTTAGTGATGCTTGAAGGCACTGCAACAGTAGGGGTAACAGAGCCACCAGGGCCAGTATCACCTCCTGTAGGCAGGTACTGCATGTTACCTGTATTGATATCCCAGGCATAACTTAAGACAGGTTTCTGGTTGTTTGCATTTCTAGATTTCTCCAATCGGATATCAAGTACATGTTTATCAAAGATCTGCCGTATTGTGAATACTTGCGTAGCTATACGTGCTGGATGGTCGCTTCCTTCGACGTTGTAGATAGTCGGGAAGGGGTCACCTTTGTCATCCTTGCATTCTTTAGTCTCTCTATTCGCCTGCATAGCCACAACAACGGCACACCCAAACTGTTTACTCAACCTAAACAGATCTGTACATAGGTTCTTGTATTTCATGTAATCAGTATCTGACCGATGTGTATCAGTCATGTAAGAAAGACCATCGATGATTAATAATCGTATATGGTGTCGCCTAACAAGCGATTCAAGTCCTCTGACGTTTACTACACCCTCTGAAGTATTCTTATCTTCAAGTACTAATGCGCTAGTTTCTTCCTGGCTCAATTTATCCAAATACTTCATGTATTCTGTAGTGTATTTACCTTGGAAGAGCTGATTGTTTTGAAAATGTTGCCTCCAAGTGTCAAATCTTGTGCCTAAGAAAGAAGCTTGCATCTCAGGAGAATAATACAAGACCGGGAATCCATTCTTCTGTGCAGATTCCATCATCTTTGTTAGCAACCAACTCTTACCATTGTTGGTGCGGGCTACTACTAATGCAAGTTCTTCTACGGTAGATAATCCACCATACATCAGTTTATCTATTTCTGCAAATCCTGTAGGTATTCGTTCTTGTTTACTAAAATCTACAACCTGCTGTGCTCTTTCATGCGCTTCTTTTACAATATCTAGTGGATGTGTTTCATCTAGTTGTGAAGCTAAATCACATTGATTTTGCAAGTATTCCCAAGCAATACTAACATCTCCCGAACCTAAATCTTTCAATTTATTGAATGTTTCAAGCAAAAGTATATGTTGCTTATTTTTTGCAATTTCTGTTTTAAGATATGCAAGCGGCTCTGAAACTTTAATGAGTGTTACATTAGGAAACTCGGCCTGGAAAGTGAATACATCTGGAACATTTCCATATTTCTGTCGATGTTCCAATATGAAATGTATTTGATCTTTAAATACAGAATAATATGATTCATCATAACTACAAAGTGAGTTGATTTCATCATCATTATCTGAAGTTAATATTCTACATATCATCTGAAGTTCAATAGAGGTGATCACTTGTTACCTCCTAACTGTGCGTCAGATAGATGTATAACTTTTGCACCTTCAGATTTAAGTAACCAATTAGATTTCAAAGTTGCAAAAAATGGATTGTTAAATTTAGTGGACATTAACTTCCGAGGTTCTGGAGATACTAGTATAGTAGTTAATCCGGAACTTGAGCGTGCTTGTATAAGATTAAGCAATGTCTGAGATTCAAATTCTTTGAAATCTACATAGTCGAAATTAGATACTATTAGAACCTTACAGCTCTGTGACCATATTCGCATATATTCCAACTGTTCAGGCTCCGATTTTAACGACCAACTCTTTCGAAGCTCATCTAAGTATGTAGAATACTTCAGATTATAGACTGTACAGTGCAAATTACTTCCTTTCCAATTTTCGCAGACAGCAACATACGCAAGTAAATCAGAAGCACGTATAGTATCAACAGTAGCTGTATCAACAACTAACCCATATGTTTGACCATCTGCAATGCTAAGCACATTGTGCATTTTCTGTATATCTGAAGATGAACTATTCAGAACAGGATTTTTCATTGTAATGCCATTGCGTTCAAGTAAATAAGAAACCTGTGCAAGTATTGGGCACGAACCGTCACAGAAGTTTTCAAGGCAATGTGATGTAAATATACAATTATACATTATCAAGCCTCCTTAACACAGGATTTCTACTCCGCTTAAATGCTACTCTAGAATTAACACAGTTTATGGCAAGTTTCAGCGGATCCTTGTATCCTAATTCAGCATACATTTCAGGAGTAGTAAATAATGTCAAGAAAGGTTGTAGCTCACCAAACAATGGATAATTATGCTCAACACCACGCAGATCTCGCTCTAACAAGTAACGTCTAACAACATACTCTTTTACAAAGTCACGTGTATAAGGCAGGTTCTTAGATTCAGGAAGTGTATTCCAATACTGGGAGATCTTATGTAGCTCGCCATCTATCTCAATATTTGTATAGAAGCTAACTAATTCATTATCAACAAGTCTAGTCAATTTGTATATGTGTGGATACTTAATGATGTTATCCATGACTTGTTTTCGTGTAAATCCTTTTATAGGAATTATCAATCCTAACACAGGATGGTTTTCTAATCCAGGATAATCTAGATACATAGTATCACCACGAGTATGTATAGTGCGTGTTGGGAACAGGCGCATAAGGTCACTATTTGTCATCTTATTTACATCTGTTGTAACTGATATTTCATTCTGTTTTGTTGGAATTACAGGTAATGATTCATAAACAACATATGAAGTATCTCCAATCATGTTACATGCATACGCAGAATTAACATTTAACTGAGGAACAACCGGCGGTTGTAAATATAGATCTTCTTTTGGCGTATCTGCAGAATAACTAGAAACAATATTTACTGCGGACATAACAGACGGAGTAGGTGTTACTTCAGTAGCAGAAGCTGGAGAATGCAATATAGGTGATGCATTTGCTACTTGCTTCTCAATATTATCTAATGACCAATTTATTGCAGTAGAATCAACGTACATTGATTGAGCTAATAAGAATGGACGTATCTCCATATCATCTAATGCATCAGCTATGTTAGGTTCTGTGTTTTCTATATAGGCGAAATCTTCATCATTCATCAGCTTATATGATGCAGTATTCATGAAACGAATTATATCTTTAAGATACTTAGATGTGCCACAACCCCTGCGAATAACATATGTTATAACATTCGAATGTATTGTAGATAGTTTACCCTTTAAGTTTGAAGGATAATTTAAATATTCAGGTATCTGAGAAAATCTAGTTATTCTACCCATATTATCCTCCTATCAGCTTATATCTACGTAATAACGATTCATCGTCACCGCAGTAAGTATAATCTTCTACAATATCAGGACAATAGGCTAAGAATTTGTCTTTAACTAAGTAGGGGGACAATACCACACCATTCAATTCCGAACAATCTAGCGCAGAATACCCGCTATCTAGTAACAAATCATACAACCCTAACCCACTGAAAGTTACATAATCTTTAGTCATGTTCCGAGAAATTCTGTGTATACTATAAGGTACTGCATACGTAGTAGTTATAACACCGGAACCTACGTTATCACACCATCTATTAAATTGTTCAATCTCAGAAAAATCTGAAACACTCAAACAATATCCATAAAGTATTATAATATCAACTATCCATTGTGGGATCATTTCAATTCGATACTTAAAATTCTTATCAAAATTAAGAGAAAGATAGAACCTACAATTGAACCACTTATCAATTAATTTTGCACACTGTGTAACATGCGAATATTCTATAGGTCTATTTGCAACTTCACGCAACACTGTCTTATATTTCAGAATAATATTGCGTTTTGCACTCATACTAGCAGAACGATCTATGAATGTATTCAATTGAGTAACATGGCTCATTGTAGAAGATATATCATTATTTATAGAAATAGCTTCGTCGTTCAGCTCGCCTAAGTTTTCGCCAAATTCGGTATCCTGCTTGAGTAAGTTATCTGCAAGTATTTGAGATATCAGTTCTACAGAATGACACAACTGTGTGTTTAAATCACCTAGTCGAGTTCGAGTTTTAGCATACAGTTTTTTATCACTTTTAGAAAGTTCTTCCAGATACTGCACTACTTTTTCCATGTGAGATTCAATGCTATTTAATTCCACCTAACTCTCACCTCCACTTTATACACAACACATTAACGATTTTCCAAAAATTAAATTAGCGAGTGTGGCACTGACACCTGTTGCGGATAATAATCACTCTACTTCGTGGCGCGGTACACGAAGCAGGCAACAGGCATCAGTGCCGCACTCGCTAACGCCGTCTGTGTATCTGATTGTATTATAAGTTGTATTCAAAATCAAGGTTGAGTTTATGCAAAATATCAAAGTTGTCAATGCGGCGCGCTGCAGTAGAATCAATACGCATTAAAAATATTTTATAAAGAATAAAGACAAATTATGATAAATTTAATTAATTTTACTCTATTTTACTTATATATAATGTTCGCAAAACCCGTGAAATCGCCACTTTTTGCGACCAAAAACCCGTGAAATCGCCACTTTTGTATCAGATATTAAATTTATTTTAGATTCATGCAATTTCTATGAATTTTTATCAAATTCACACCTGTCTGCAGCTCAAAATTGGAGAATTCTGATCAATATTCAAAAATCTACAAATTCTTACTAAATTGATACTTGATTTTATTTGACACTTTATTATAATAAAATTGTAGTTTTCATTTTTTAAGGTAACATACATGAACGAAATCTGGAAACCTATACCTGAATTTCAGGGATATGAAGCATCAAACTTAGGGCGTATTCGTCGTTCAGAATACGTTGCATATTTTCCTGATGGTTCATCTAAAACAGTATCTCCAGAAATTTTATCTAACCACATCAATTCAGGTACAGTAGTAACTAACTTTTTAGGAAACACATACCATACCCACAGATTAGTGGCTAGTGCGTTTTATGGCAATATTTCACGAAAGCACATTCGATTCATAGACGGTGATAGATTAAATGTTAAGTTATCTAACTTAAGGTGTTGCACACCGTCTGAATCAGTTAAAGAAGATATTGCAGAAGGTGTACGTAAAAATCCACCCGTTTATCGTGGCGTTAAGGTAGTGTGTAACGAAACTGGAAAGATATATAGATCAATCAAGAACCTTTCAGAATCATTAAGTATGCCACGATCTTCGGTAAGAAGATACATATATAACAAAAAACCTATACAAGGATTTACATATTCTATATATTCAGGCGGAGGTGACAGTGATGCCGAGTAATGAATACATTAAGAGACGTACTCAAGAAATATATGATTCTATGCCGCAGGATAAAGAGCTTAGAAAGAAGTGTTTCAAAGAGCGCGATGAACTTGTAGAACTTAATTATTCATTTTTTGGTTATATTGCTGCACATAAGTTTGTTAATAATTCTTATATAACATATGAAGATAAATTGCAAGCTGCTTTACTTCATTTTTGCGAGATATTTTGGTGGTACAAGTGGAAAGGTGATGAAACTCATAAAGCATATCGAGACGATTTAGCATTTACAGTGTTTTTCAAACCTCGTATCACAGAAATGATGGAACGAGATTTTGATGAGGTTAAGTATTCATTACGTCGTCAGTTATGTATGGAAGCTGCAAACCAATTAGGCATACACTGGGCACAGCTTAAGTATGAAGATCTTGCAAAAGTTAAGTTACCTGAAGATAAGATGATTGCTCTTAGGGCAATATTTGGTACACTTTACACTGCGGATTTTGAAGAACATGAGATGTTTATTGCAGCACCAGAAGAAACTGTTAGCCCATTTGACGATCCATCAGAAGAATACAATTCCATAGAAGAGTTACTTATCCATGATATGATTGTATATGAAGAGCCATTGACAGATTCTAAGTTACGCAAAATGTCTGAAATATATGGGATAGATTTTCATATTTTAAAAGAAAAATTACCTGCGGCAGAAAGAATACTGAAACAACGACTGGAAGACGCAATCGCAGATCAATATTAAAGGCGCACATTTCTGCACGCCTTATTTTTTTTGTTTGGATATCGAAATTACTAGAATTTATCTGCAACTTTCAGGAACTGTAAAGCTTTACTGGTGTTACTGCTATCTCCGGCAAATCCGGGAATTGTCCTCATTCGTTTATTTAAGTCATATGCATTTGTAAGATTATTGAAATAATGGGAATCAAAATCTGCAAGTGCATTGAATACTTGCCATTTAGTACCTTTGTAGTTCTGTAAGTTATCAGCTTCCATGCACTGATTCATAAATGTTTCTCGTAAAATAGAAACTTTATCATTACTCTTTGTAGGCAGTATCTGACCATCCACTACTTCAAAAGGAAATATGAAATCAAGAAGGTTGATTACAAATCCGTCATCTGTCTTATCTTTAACAAGCGTTTCTGCTTTCTTATTTAGGTCAATTATACAATCACCTACATTACCTAATACTTTGTTTGCAACCTGTTCATTTATTCCTTGATCTTCTGAAACAGGAATTCGGAACTTAATGAGCGATGAACTCAATGCTGCATTAAGCGTATTCTGGCAGACCACACGAATTGGGGTATTCAGTACTGTTACCTTTCCATCAGGTTTGAGATGTTCATTCATTATAACAAAATAGTGATCTATATCGTCATCAAGGATTTTGTATTTTTCTGAAATTTTAAAACACCCAAAAACAGTTTCACCTCTACCAAGGCTTGCAACACATTCTACCGACATATCATCTTTAAGTAAATTCTCCACAGATTCGAATGTTTGCGTATTCTGAATTATGTTAGGCTGCTTAGTTTTTACTACTCCTAGAATCTTTTGGTTGTCTTCTCGATAAAGTGTCCAATAATCTGGAACTACTCCATGAAGCTCTGTGCTCATAGTTAATGCAGACACGTCCCATCCAAGTTCTGCTTCAGAAATTATTTCCCCAGAAGTTTGTGGCGGGTTAGTAGTTAAATCTTTACCAAGGGAATGCCACGGGGTTTCGTTTACATAAATCAAACTGTCAATGTTTGCAGACATTACATAGTCCTCCTGAAATTTAATTCACCACTGTAACAGAAGTTCAGACAACTTAGCGTAATCGCTTCTTGATACTTTACCATATACAAGATCCAGTATAGTATCCGCAATTTCAGATTTATCTGAAGTGACTGTTGTGTTAATTGTGATTACAGATTCAGCGGGTTTAACATCTGGAATTGCATTGTGCATATCCATCTTTTCATGTATGTGTTCGCCGCTAATGGGGTTAGTATACTGTATGTCGGAAATCTCACTAGATGTACACCCTACTACAGGTTCTACTACAGATTCTACTACAGGTTCTTCATTCTTAGTAGTTTCAACGTTATTTCGAGTGCGGAGATCCCCATTGTAATACAAGGTGTTCATCCTATTGCAAATATCGCTGATCTGCCCATATCCTAAATCGAAGATATTCATCAGCTTCTCTTTATGCAAAGGAGTTATTTTCATCTTACCATTAAACATCTTAGATACTTGTGCTGCACTCATGTCCATAAGTTCTGCGACATCTGTGACTGTGAGACCGTTGCGAATTCTAAGTTCATGCAGGGGGCTAGATGTTTTTGCAAATAAAGTACCCTTCTTCATAGTGATATGCCTCCGTAAATACATGATATACTAACATTAACGATTTATATTTTGGAAATTACAAAATCAATCATTAGGAACGTATATTCTGATGAATTTTTCAGTCTTGAGCCGACCAGATGCATATCCATAGTAACTATTTTCTACAGTCTTATGACTAACGTTACATAGTTTAGCAAGTTCTCGTGAACTGTCAGCAACTGCTTCTGGCAACATATATTCATCATCACTCAGCTTCATCCAGATTGTCATGTAGCACCTGATTGAATAATGATTTAGTATCTACACCTACAGCATGGAATTTTTCAGAAAGCGAATTCCATTTGATTATTTCGTAAGTGTAAGAATCTTGAAAATTACCTCTTCGATCTTTAAACACATGTATGTTTACAAGTTTTCTACAAGAAGTTAATGCATCTCTACTTATTCGATTCAATATACTATCGTAGAATCTCACAGCTGGATTGTTACTTATTGCGCGAAATTCAATTCTATGTATATTTTGATCTTGTAAGTCTTTCATTACTTGTAATATTGCACTAGTTATTGCAGATGAGGGTGTATCTGCTAGTGAAATAAGTCCGAAATTATATGCACCATTAGAATAGTAATCAATTGTATATCCGATGTACCCAACTAACTTATCTGCATTATCAACAATTGCATATTGAAATCTACCTAGTGTATCGTCGTTTTCACCTATACAATAGAATCTACCATCACAGATACATCCATTGTAATATAACATCTTATCAGAATATCTAAGTCGATCAAATGCTTTTGTTAGTTCCTCTTTATAACATATCGCAGGTATAATCATACACTACCTCTTTGCTGTTTGATAGAATACAATGTTAGCACTTCTGAATTTGCAATACCTTTTGCAATCTCGCGAGCTACACCCTTAGATGTGTACACAAGTGCATTATTGATATTTGAGGTATATTCATACTTATTCATTGGATCATTGGAGTTTATCTTAGATAGATATTGTTCCTTATTGATTTTCTTTATTACTGCGTCCATCACTACCTCCAGATCTACTCAATTGTTGAGAAACTTAGACAGATCCATGAACGTATCAAAATCAAGGTTGAGATACAATTCACGCAACTTACTTTCCGAAATCTTGCCCTTATTCATTATCATAAGATATGTATCTGCATCAATCTTTCCATATAAAGATTTCATGAGTGTGGTCAAAGCTCGATTACTTGTGCTCGACTTCTTCGGTGCAGGATTGACCTTTATTTCTGGGAGTTCAATAGCTGCAGTATCATCTATACTAACCAGCTTCTTAGGTTTCTTGTGCTCAATGTGATGATACTGTTCATAGCCTATCTGAAACTCTTCTGCAGCTTGAGAATATGGTATATGAAAATAATCTGCAAACATCTGTGTAATTTCTTTAGGAGGTCTATTCTTTCCGGAAATGTACTTTATTACTGTAGATTTCTCCTTGCCAATGTACTTTGCAAAATCTGTAGCAGTCACATTGTTATCATTGAATCTTTGACGCCACGCAGTAATGTGTTTAATTTTATGAGATGTTTTATCTTCTAATGCAACTGCCTTTTTATTATGCTTCTTTATTACTTTGTGATCCAATAAAACTGGATCATAAGATGTGTAATCAGGATTAGATGTAGAATTTTTCTTAATCATTTCCTGCTTATGCGTTGCTTGATAGGACATGTATCCATTATAGAATTCTGATTTACCTTCTAAGAAAGATACATCGAAAAGCTCACATATCTTTTCAATTACATGATCTTTAGGCATAAGTTTACCCGTAAAATAGTTGCCCAGCGATCCTCTAGGAATTCCGGTCTTCTCTGCAATCTCAACTATTCTGAGGTTTCGCTCTACTCGCAAATTACTCCAATAGTTATTATGATATGAAGCGGTGTGGATTGTTTTCTGCATGTTTTGATATCCTCCTTGAAAAATTAGATACATACATTAACGATCTTGATGCTAAATGATCCATTTATCTGTAGGTGTCATTCCTCCAAATCCCCAATCCTCATCAGAATTTTCTACTACCAATGAAAACCCGTTTCGAGTTAACACCTTTTCTGAACCCTTGTTTCCGGGAAGTGTGCTTGCAGATATTATTTCAATATCTGTATTTTGATACAGATAATCTACGAGTAACTTAACCGTCTTTGAAGCTAATCCTCTCCCCCAAAATTCTTCTAGCAATCTGTACCCTAGATGTACAATATGTAATTTTTCATCGTATCCATACAGTTCAGCAAGACCTACAAACGTGTGCCCACCATCAATGTATATCCCTAGAAACAAAGAATCATGTAATCTGTATGCTTCATTATACATGTATTTTATCACAACTTTAGGGTCTTCATACTGTTTTTCAAGTAAGAATGTAGGCAGATACTTGTATATTTTTGCATTGTCCATCATTTTCTTTAGTGCTTCATGATCTTGCAAAGATACTTGCTGTAATGTCACATCATCACTGCGTATTATAGGTATAATATTAAATAGCTTCATATTTAATCACCTCCCGTATACACAATATAACGACCCAACTAAATTAAGTTGAGTCGTCATGGCCTATGCAATAAAGAAAGTAAGTTTGATATCAACTATTGTTCAATGTACTGCTGAATATCTTGAATTACATTTTTGATAGAAGTGCGTTCGGAAGTTCTATTGCCAGTATAAGTTGTAGTACCTCCGCCTTCATCTGTATGTACAACTAATTCATAATCAATAGGCTCTTCGCTATCAGGGAAGAGTGTTAGGTGTTCAACTTCACTCCACTGTCTTCCGTTACGGTCCCAATGTGCCCCGCTAGTACGCTTTCCAAAATGTACCGGAATATCATTATTGATAAAATACATGAGAAGCTGTTTAGGTGCCCAGCAAGATTTTTCCTCAAAAGTGAACAATCCCCTAGAATCTGGTAAATCGTAATTCTTTTCAAACTCCGTACGTGTGTCAGCATACTGTGGATCTGCAGCTACTCGTCTACTTATTGCATTAAATGTATCTTCTTTATCGTTTGTCCAGCTCCACCCAAAACTATTATTCTTCTTACATGCAGTTGATAATTCTCCCCAATCAAGTAACTTGGAAGCGTAGTAGTAAGTAAGCAACTTATTTTCATCTTTGATAGCTTTTACATTTACTTTGCTACCTCTATCACGATAATCTTTGAGTTTATCCAACACAGCTTTTGAAGGCTTGTAGAGGTCAATATCGATTTCACCTAATTCAGCATTGTAGTCATCTTCAGCTTGCTTAGATTCTGCTTCGTAAGCTTCTTTAAACTTATTCATGTCGATATAGAAATATAAATCACCATGTTTAGGCTCTATGTACTTACCGCCAGCACTGCGAATTCTAGATTTAAGATCTGCAATTTCTTCAGGATCTAACGTATAGTACGTTCTTGTAATATAAAAATTATGTTTGCCAGATGAAGTGTTCACCAGTTTATACTTATCGGACCATCTAGATATGCCGAGCTTACTATATAGTCGATCCATAGGTTGTTCAACATATCGCTTGCTTGCTACAATGTATCTTTTCATGAAATAATCCTCCTTACATATTTACAGGAATGATACGTACCCAAAGTTTATTATCATTATTGTTTGCGCGAACCCAATCACAATAAGCTCGTTGTATCTTCTTAGGTGCATCCCAGATAGAATCATATTTATCCACGAGACCTAAATCGCGGATCCACATTTTGTAACTAGTTTCAAAATCATCTCCTGCATCGTTCCAGCGTGCATCATCCCATTGAAGGATTTCATCGTCATATAATTCATCTTCAAATACAGCGATTTCAATGCTAGGAGCCCACATATCATTGTCCTTACCTTGGATAGATAAGTCAGCTTCGTCGCTTCTTTGCCATTTATCTACAATGTAATCCTTAGATTCTAATGAATATTTGATCTGATTGATAACATTATCAATAAGTTGATCTGTGATATCTTCTTTGATGGTTAACAGATATTCTTCTTCATGTGTATATTTTTCAATTCCAAGAATATGGAGATACTTTCTAAGATTGGGAAGTATCACAGTTTTCCACAATTTTGTATATCGCTGCCATGTAGGATATATTGCCATAGTACTTGCCCCTCCCTTAGTTATCAATTTCTGGTGCTAAATATATAGGTAACCGCAGTTTCTTAACTGCAGCGATTTCACTAGTTGATAACGCTGTGTATGCACCGACGTATCCAAATTCATACTCCATGTATGCTCGGAATTCATTTTCTGTTCCTTGGATGAATATAGGTTTTTTGAACCCGTTTTCTATATAAGTGACCATCCAAACTTCTTCAATCTGATCATTTCTAATTACGTAATTATCCATATTATCACCAAAGATCAAATGCATTGGAAACCGCGGTTTCTGCAGTTTCAGGTTCTGCAGCTTCTCTGCCCTCTCCAAGTACATAAACAGTACCTACGTCTATGAATTCATATCCAAATTCTTCCAATGCATCTTCGAAAGATTCTACACATACATATTGCACAATCTCTTCATAATCGAGTGTTCCCGTATGTGGAATTTCTTGCAGCCAGCCCTGTTTGTCGGAATAATCTCTATTCACATAATCGTAGATAGCAACAGGTACTAATGTCCAAACTAGATAACTGTCCATATCTTTATGTACGAATCTAGGTTCCATGCTGAATGAATATAAAACACTTCCATCGCTTATTAGCTTCATATTGCCCTCCTTCAATATAGATTTTATTTATTTATGATAGGTCTATCCTCATGAAACTTAACACCGTTGAATGTTTCATTGATATTATGCATTACTTTTGCTAAAGATAATAAAGTATCTTCGTCTAGTTCATCATAAATATGAAGTTTCCATCCGTCGCGAGTCCATGAAATATCATAATGATTGCCTGATTTAGTTGTATACAGGCTGTAAAATCCTAAAAGTTGTCCGTTATCAGCTACGCCCACTGAGTCTATATCAGAAAGTTTTAAGTTGCTTCCAGCAAGACACCTGTTAACCATTTTTACTATGTTTTCTAGCGTATTATATGGACGGTTGTATCGACTATAATTATCTATGTAACAAGCGCCCTGAGACCTTACCGCATCGTCATTTGCTTTGATGCATTTACTAGGATATTTTGTAAGTTTCTTTATCATGTTGCCCTCCTTATATTAGCTGTAACTAAATGTAGAAATTTACATTCGATTATCAGTTTATCGCTTTCTAGATCCACACCCCACATATTGCATCGAGTTGTATAAAACACCTTAGGTTCACACTCTTTCAAAATATATTCTAAATTTGTCCCTGCCTTCTGCATATATTGCAGTTATTGAGGACGATGCAATTTCAGGATCTAATACGGCATCATCGCTGTATCGTTCTCCGGTATCTGCATCTATGAATTCAAACATACCTGCAGCTAATTGGTTGAACTCATCTACTGTTAAAATGATTGTGTTCATGAATTTCTCCTATATCCCGTTTTTCAATTTTGTTTTCTTATCGCCAGTTAATTTTGCATATATGAAGTTGTTTCTAATATATTGATGAAAAAAGTGGCCCTTCGAGGGAGCTGCAACTAATCTGCGATACAATGCAGTAGGTACATCATAGTAGACATATATATCATCTGGACCACCTAAAGCACCTTTGAATTGTATATATAAATCCCCATACTGCATCTTAGGGTCTTTTACATTCATAGCATAACTCCACATGTTTGAAGAGCGGACCCTAACCATGTTTTTAGTTATGTCTTTAGAAGAAATGGCTGCAGTAATTTTACTGCGATAACTAACTGGTGCAAATGTAACTGATGCGATTTCAGGATATTTCATATTATTGATTTCTTAATGTTGTTTTAGCATCGCTGATTGCTTGCATTGTTTCTTCAGAAGTAGAGGAAAGTAAATAATCATAAATGTACTCCAGACCTTCCCAATCACGTCCAAGCTGTTCTGCACATTCAAGAACACCAAAAAGCCATGCAGACTTCTTATCATCTATTATTTTAGTTAGTTTACCTAACATCACGAATTCTGATCTATCACCTTTACAATGCTGGATTGCTTCTACCATGTTAGATATATCGCCATTATTCGGAAATACAGAGGCGGATGTGATTACTCGTTTCATAGTGTGCTCCTTGTATCATGATTATACAGATATATATAAGGTGAATCAATCTTTACACTCCCACGGAAACACAATCCACTTATCAGATTTTTCAGAAACGTAGAAATCAGGTTTTACTAATGCGCCTTCTTTGTAATACATTGTAGCAATTATGTAGTCAGGTTTGGAGTGTCCTGAGGCATTATTTGCATAATGAAGCAATGTTTCTCCAGAATCACAGATATCATCTATTATGATACAGCCGCTGCAAGGCGCTGCAAGTAAGGGCACATTCATTCTATGGGAAAGTATTACAGCAAATATGAGCCCGCCACGAGCAGGCCCGTATACACCGGTAATATCAGCATCTTTATATTTTCTTGCAACTTGATCACAAAATGATTCTACTTCACTCCACTGAACATATTCTTTGTTGGCCATGTTTAATCCTCCGAATCTATTGATTTTGCAATAACAATGTTGCCGTTACAATCAGTAACGATTTTATAATAATCTTGACAGAAAACCAATGAACTTTAGTTCATTGGATGAATGTCGATATAATGCCACCGTCTAAACGGTGGCTTATTTCTTGCCTTGATTTTCAATGTAGTATTGTAGAGTTTGTGAACTTACTTCTCCTATAGATGCTATAAAGTACCCATCTGACCAAAAGGTGCGTTCGTGCCAGAAGCATTTAGATAGATATGGTTCATACTTCTCCCAAATATGATACGTTGTGTACTGCTTCAAACCTCTAACAAAATCCGACAAATTGATATTCGGAGTTGTTTCTATCATATAGTGAATATGGTCTTTATCAGTTTCCATATACTTAATTTTGACATCGTGCTTGTTAGCAATTTCTTCTGACAGTTTCTTAATGTCTGAAGATACATTGTTACCCCCAAGCAATTTTCTTCTGTACTTGCATACAAAAATTAAGTGATATCTTAATAGAAATTTACATCTGTTTTTAGAAACATACTCATTACTCATATTTCTATATAAGGTTGTAATTAGTTTAGATTTAATATATAATTAGGATATATTAAATAACCTTATATGTATGTGAGGTTAAATCTATAGAAAGGAGAATGATATGTCAACTTATGCAGTACAAAGTAATGTCATTCGGGGATTATCCAAGAAGCAGTATGCCTTGCTTAAAGAAATGTGTCGATATTCCAATAGTCTGTATAATGTTGCTCTTTACAATATAAGACAACATTATTTTGATACTAAGATGTTTTTGACCTATGAAAGTAATTACCACGAATGTAAGACCAATGAAAGTTACAAGTTACTGCAAGCAGGGGTGGCTCAACAAACTATGAAAGTTGTTGACCGCAGTTTTAAGTCATTTTTCAACTTGTTGAAAAAGTGTAAGGTTGGAGATTATCGCTACCATGATGTAAAGATACCTCATTATAGAAAATCAGGTGGATTATTTAATTTAGTGCTTTCTACTAATGCGATTATTATTCGTGGTGATTATCTGATGCTCCCTATGAGTAGAGAGTTTAGGGCATTACATCCTGAGGTTAAAGAGATTGCAATACCGTTTCCTAAAAGGCTTTCAGATAAAACTATTAAAGAAGTTCGTATCTTGCCTTGCAGTAATGGTAGAGTATTCAAAATTCAGTATGCGTATGAAGTAGCAGAAGAACCGATAAATCTGAATAAGGACAATGTAATTTCAATTGACATCGGAATAGATAATTTGGCAACTTGCGTTCCCACCATTGGGACACCATTCATTATGGATGGTCGTAAACTTAAATCAATCAATCACCAGTGGAATAAAGAAATAGCAAGACTTCGCTCAATATCTATGAAACAGGGTTTGAAAACTACTAATCGTATTCAGAAAATCACCGCTAAACGCAACAATCAAGTGAATGACTGCATCAAGAAGACTGCACGATATATTATTGACTATTGTATAACAAATGATATAGGTTCGCTTGTTGTCGGGTATAATGCTGATTTCAAGAGAAATTCCAATATTGGTAAAGTCAATAACCAGAATTTCGTTCAGATACCTCTTGGAGATTTGAGAAATCAGTTAAGTTTTCTTTGTTGGAAGTATGGTATTGACTACATCGAACAAGAAGAAGCCTATACATCTAAAAGCAGTTTCCTTGACAAAGATGTATTGCCTAAATACAAGCCTGAACAACCATATAAAGGCAAGTTTAGCGGTAAAAGAATATGCCGTGGATTGTATTGTTCTGCAAATGGTACAATCGTTAATGCGGATGTAAACGGTGCGGCAAACATAATGAGAAAATGTAAGCAGAATGTCGATTTCGACAAACTGTGTCTAGGGCTTTTGGCGAGTCCTGCAAGAATAAGGCTCTCGTAGCAAACTTCTTGCGAATCCCATTGGCTTTAGCCGATGGGTACGTCAATATCTCGGATTGCTAATCTTAAGTATTCCGAATCTCGTCCAATGTAGTTTGCAGCTTTTGAAATTGAAGCAAATGTTTGTACAGCACCGTCTGCACATGTTATCCTACATCTATGCGCATAACAGCGCTTTTTCTTACATTTTGCAATATATTCTACATATGTTCTATTGTCTCTATCATATCTATAGAATTTGTGTGCAACATCTAATATAGGCCAATTATTCATTATGCAATTTGACACATACCCTTGTGGCATATTTAAGAATCTATCACATTGCCAAAAACTTGCAAACTCGTGTTCTACATCATCTACAACAAGCTTGCATCGATTTTTATTTGCAGGATCTGGTCTGATATATTTGATCCAGTTCTTATCAACCTCTGTGTATACTTCAACAACTTCACCACTTGTAGATGTAATTCTATATCCACGACTGATACATTCTGAAACATAATCTTCATATCGCCCTAAGTAATGACTTGCGACCTTTTGACTATTGAATATATGTTCACCAGAGGTGTCAAGTATTTTAACTCGGACACCGTGACCTTCCTGATTGTTATCAAAAGCAGACATCCAGCAAAGATTCTCAATTCTGTTATCTAGTTTGTTGTGATTCTTATGATGCACAGTAGGATTGCACATATGTGCAGGAGGATCTCCAGCAAATTTAAGCAATACAATGATATGTACCCTTATATTCAATGTTTTACCATCTTTTCGAGGTAACCCAACTTCGTAGTATCCATCATCGGTAATGTGCGGTTTAAGTATATGATTATTTAGGTTTCTGATAGTACCACAATTAGATATTTCATATGTTGAATTTAGCTGTACATTTCGAATTTCTTGAAATGAAACCCAAAGTTCTTTGGGTTGATCTATAGGACATGAAATAGATATTAGAGGTCTGGTGCGTTTCATACAACAATCTTATTATAATAATTTGACCAAGGCATCATCTGTTCTATTTTGTACGCAACTCTATATACATCTTCGTCAAAGTATCGTCTACCTACTACCTGAACGCCAATAGGAAGATTATTAGAACCAAGTCCTGCCGGAACTGATGCTGCAGGGTTGCCGGTCATATTCTGTAACCAGGTCTGGCAGAAGCCAATAAGTTGTTCTACACTTGCTCCCTCAATGTTTTCAGGTCCCTTAGTATCTTCCTCAGAATTAAGTACAGGCATACAGGATGTGACAGGTGAAATAATAATATCGTGATCTTTGAGCACTGCAAGATTTGCATCAAGAATATCTGTCCTGATTTCATGGAACTTACGATAGTCGAGCATCGTAGATGCAAATGCTTTATTTGTCCATTCAATAAACTGATCGGGTAAATCTTCTGCATGGTCTCCCATTAAATCAAACCCGGTAGTTTCTTTCATGATGTGCAAGTCTAATGCTCCATCAACACTAATGCTTCTGAGCCAAGCTTCAACCATTTCTTCAAGAGAATGCTTGAAAGTAAAATGTACAGGTTCAACAATAGCTCCAGCAGTTTCGAGCACTGTTGCAACTTTGTCTACAGCTGCTTTAATCTCAGGATCAACAAAAATAAACAAGTCATAGTCATATGTTAGCCCAATTCGCATTCCTTTTATACTTTCTACCTGGGTGTTGAAGAAATTCTTATGTGGAAGCGGTACAGAAATCGGATCCATTGGGTCGTATGCCATCATGTTTTCCATAATTATTGCTGAATCTGTAACAGTTCTTGCCGTTGGGCCGTCACAGCAATAAGGATGTGTAGCTGTCCAAGCATCAGGTCTGCATACGCTAGGTACTATTCCTGCGGAAGGTTTGAAACCAAATGTACTGCACCATGCGGATGGCACGCGTGTACTTCCTCCAGCGTCGCCGCAGCTAGCCAGTGGGACCATTCGGCTTCCGACAGCCGAGCAACTTCCGCCAGAACTTCCACCAGAATTATATGCAAGATTAAACGGATTATGTGTATTACCATACATCTTATTGTAGGTTGTTCCTCTAAAACCAAATGAAGGTGCATTTGTTTTGCCTATTGCAATGCAATCAAGTTTCCTTGCAGCTTGCCAAAAGGTGCAATCAGCATCATCTACAGTTATAAATGATTTTACTCCACCATGTGTAGCTGTCCATCCCTTCTTTGCAGGTAAGAAATCTTTAAGTGCAACAGGAACTCCGGCAAATAATCCTACAGATTCACCTTTCATAATCCTATCTTCTAATGCTTTTGCTTCTTCTAGTGCTTCGTCAATCTTTGTGTATGTAAACGCATTGAGTGATTTGTTTTTAGTTTCAATCAACTTCGCAAAGTAGTTTATCACCTCCACCGGAGAGATTTCTTTACTCCTAACTAATTTACCTAATTCTAACGCTGAAAGTGTTTCTAGTTGCATTTGTGAGTTCTCCTTGCTACATATGAAAATTTTATTTGAATTCTCCACGTGACTTAAGCGCATTAAACAAATCAAAATCGTCAAATGATCCGTCTGTATCCATGTAATGCTTAAGCAATAAATCATAATTTCTAGCTACATACTCAATACCTTCTTCAAATGAATCAATCTCGCTCTGCTTAAATTTAGATAACCAATTTTTAGGTGCGAGCACTACAGGATGATCAGAAATGCTTACAGAAATTGATGCATCACCAATATCAAGTTTAACTCGAGGAAGTTTATCAGGCTTGTTTCGTAAGCAACCTTGGCCGTCGGACCAGATATTAACTCTAAGTCCTGTTCGTTTCTTATTTATGTTAGCCATCGCCATTATAGTATCATTGGTTGTTCTGATATATTTTTTCATTGTTACGTCTCCTTATGCAAAATATAAGCACCGCTGAATGTATCCTCTGTCACAAGTAATACAATTGCAAGCGGTGCTATACTATTAGAAATTCCATGTTATGGAACACTAACCAACATTTATATCATTTGCAATCGTATTACTTGTGACACTTCTAATTATAGACGTATGTTATAAGAATGTCAATGTAGTAGAAGTACAAGTATTAACGATTCGCCTGACGATACTGTAGATAATGTTCACCAACTCTATCCTTCTCCCAAGCTTTATTTGCATTGTAGCCGAATGGGCTGAATACTATTTCGCAGAGTAATTCAAATATCCCTGCGGTAATTGAGCAAGTTATAACCTGTGTCATACTCCACCCGAAGAATACATAACTTACTATTAGTGCGAATATCATGTTGTCTATGAATTGCCCAATGAACGTTGAGATGTATGATCTTATTGCAAACGCTATGAAGTTATTGTTTTTGAGTTTCTTCCCGATTTTCTCGTTAAGTATTGAATTCACTATAGCGGAAACTAAGAATGCAGTTGCACTGCCTAATACTACATACCAAGTTCCTCCGAAAGTTTCATGTAAAGCATCATTTGCTACTGTGTTTTGTGTTGTGTAGTATGCTCCCCAGTTTCCTGGAAGTTTCATTATTAGGAATAGTATTCCGGATATGAATAGATTGATTGCAAGTGCAAATATAGAGATTTCAATACTTGCTTTGGCTCCAAATCGCTTGGTAATCATATCTTGTGCGAGAAAGCCCATCCATGATACTGAGAATCCGCAATCTAGTGCGAGCCATGAAACACCTAGATCTAATTCTTTATTTGCAAGAAGATTCATAAGTATTACAGATACCACAAAGAATGTTAGTGCGGTTGCCGGGATATTTCTTAAGAGCACACGAAATTCTCTAAATTCACAGTCTAATTTTTCCATATATGTTATCTCGCCACACAATAATAGTGCAACTGTTGTAGCTGCACTATGTATAACGATTTTGTATCTTTAATTAGAATTCGTCGCTCCAACCATGACCTATATCCCAATGGATATCTTTCTCAAATTCTGTGCCTTTGGGAAGGTTGAATTCATCTAGAATGTACTGCCTAACATGAGGATAATCGTCTATCCAGTCACCTGTGAATACAATAAATCCCTTATTTTTGAATTCAAATACTCTTCCGCGAGGTACAAGTGTATGATCTCCTTGAAATCTTATATCTTTTCCTCTAAAGTATTCTTTCTGCCATATGTTCTTATGAAGGTGCTTATCTGTTCTAATATCGGTATTCCATTGATTTGAATGATACCAATTGAGATCTGTAGCTACTGTACTTTTGATCCCAAATAATTCGTCTGCTTCGGGATCATACCAAAACATTGCAACTTCTGGATCATCTTTATATTTATCGTTTTCAAACATCACATCCATAGCCGAAGATGCTTCGGATGTTCGAGCAGATCTTTCTTGTGCTGCTTCTTCAGGAGATTTGATGTATCGTTTCATGATAATAGATCCTACTTAGCTCAATTACATATGCTATAACGATCATATCAAGATAAACACTACTCAATCAATACCACATTTCTCGGAGTTTATCATACACATATTCTTTGAACTCTTGAGTATCAACTTTATCCTGGTATTCCGGCCACTCTTCTGGTTGTATTTCGTTGATTACATCATAGACGTGTTCCCACGCGATGTCATATATATCTTCTTCAGAACAATCGTACCTATAATTCTCTATGGTGCAACGTAGTTCATCTGCGATAAGCAAATCAAGGCGCGGTGATTCAATTCGTGATGCAGTCATAACTGGTACTTTTCTAAATTGTCTTTTCATAATACAAAAATCCTTTCACATCAAATTATTCTCTTTCAGTATATTTATAATATCTGGAGTAACATCAATCAATTGATTATCTGTGTAGACTCCTAAGAAATCTGCAGGAAATTTACTCCCAGTACCAATGATATGATATATTACATCATATCCATTATCATCTAGCACTTCTGCAAATTCAGGTTTTACTTTATGGATACCATATACTGTATATTCTTTTTCATATCCAGGAATTAATTCTTTTTCTACTGTGCTATCTTCATAATCAAAGAATCCTGGAAAGATTTCATCTTCCGCGTCATCATAGTATTTTTCAATTATTTCCCATGCGTCCATATTATATGCTCCTTGAATCTATTTCAGACATTAGATTATCAATGAATTCTTCAGTGTCAATTGTCATCGCATCTTCTTCAGTAGCTACTTCTACAATGTAGATGCTATCAAGAAATTTGAATTTGCGCTCGTTAGTTTCAAATGGGCTTTCAAATATCTCTTGTGCTTGTTCGCAGGCGATTTTATTAGCAGCCCTTTGGCTATTGGCACCACCTAATAGACAATCTTTACCATCAGGGCTTATCCAATGTACTTGATACGTAGTTTTCCAAGGAGTAACTCCAGAAGATCTAATGTAGCGTTTCATATTATCACCTTTTCGAAATAATCTTATGTAAGTATTAAAGGTTCAATATCACATTATTCTTCCGATTCATACGTAAACACAATGGATTCTACAGCTGCACGTTTCTGCGTCAATTCTGCAATCTCTTCATCAATTTCTTTGAGCATTTGAGCTTTCGCTTTTTCTACATACTTAGATACTCTACTCTTAGGGCAATAATACACTATTGCATTTTCACCCTCTTTGCAACCATACAGCATTTGAATAGCATAATCAGGGCTGATATCCTTAACTGTATACTTTCCGGTTTCAAAAACCCAAAGCTCAACCATATCTTGTTTACTCATATAATCACCCCCATTTATTCAGGAAAAGCAAGTTTGACCATATCTTCTGCATAAACATAAATATCAGTCTGCCCGTCAGCACCTTTAGTAACTCTTTGATGAAGATGATACTTAACACCTCGTCTTGTACGACCATACGGTTTAAGCTCTCTTGGTTCGTACTTACAATCATGCAAGTCGCTAGAACGAGATAGTCCATGAACACGCTGTATTTTAATGTTTCGGGACACACTGCGAATCTTACCAGATTTGCTTACTTGATATAGGTGTTCATAGCCCTTAATAGGCAACGGTCGCCATTCTTCTATATCAGGATTATCATCAATGTATGTATAAGGTGCCCATTCTAAATTATCTGCTTTGTTATCGAACGGACATTTGTTTTTATGTACAACACATTCAAAATTATTAGGATTAGGTATCCAACTTTCTGCAACTAATTGAGCAACTTTATATGTAGCTGTTTTACCATCTCGAGACAATGGTATGTATGCTACATTAGCTTGTACAAATGATTTACGAATTCTCTCGGAAAGTTTTCGAGTGTGCAATTCACCTCGCTGAGTGTATTCAATAAGCTGCTCAGAACGCTTGATTCTGCCTAAGTTACTTACTTCGTAACTACCTTCATAACCTTTTACCGGGCGCCATTCTTCTTTCTGTTTCATAATACAACCTCCGTGTGATTGATATACTTAAATAACGATCATAAAAATAAGTAGCACCATAATCAGGTGCTACTTAACTAGTTGTTTGATACTCAACGTAAATTAAGTGTTGATGCTATACTTTGTAAGATAGTCACAACCTACATTGTCTCTCTTCCAATTCTTGGACATTTTGTAGCCAATAGGGCTAAATACAGCTTCAATACCAAGTTCAAGAAGCATCATCATAAATGAGCAAACTAATACCTGCTTGATGGACCAACCGAAGAAGATGTAAGATACAAATAGTGCAAATACAATATTGTCTACAAACTGCCCAGCTGCTGTAGACAAGAAGCTTCTAATTGCAAATCCACCAAAGTTGTCCTTCTTATCAACAGCCTTGCCAATGAACTTGTTTACGATAGAGTTTACAAGTCCTCCAAGATACATTGCGGCTGCAGAGCCAAGTACTATGAACCAAGAAGACGAGAATGTTGCGTCTACGCTTGCATTGATTGCATCTGCTACTGCAGGATCTGTTGCGGAATAACTAGCTGCCCATACGCCGGGAATCTTGCAGATAAGCATATATGCAAGTCCTGCAAGTAAATTAGCTACCATTGCTACAGTATTTAAGATAGTAGCAGCCCTGGCACCAAATCTTTTACAAACTGCATCCATACATAGGAAACTAACCCAACTTACAAAAATACCTGCAGTACTTGCAAGCCATGGAAGGTTAAAGATGGATTTGTTTGCGAGAAGATTCATTGACACAACAGACAAAATAAAGAATGCAGTTACTAGACCTGGAATTGCGCGCATTGTGTCTTTTACTTCTGTGACCAAAGAAGGCTTGGTCATGGTTTGTTCTGAACTCATAATAAAGTTCCTCCTGTTATTTTTATTTTATAACGCCGAGGCTGTCAAGGAAATACAAAACTCGGCGGTTATATTTTATATTATAACGATTTTAAGTCATTTGGACTCAAAATAATGTGAGAAAATATAAGTTCTTCCCCACCTACCTAACCCATTGATATAACTATCAAAGGTTATACCGAATATATTATCTAATGAATAAAATTCTGATTCCAATAGTTTAATATCTCTGAAATTATCACTAAATATGTCAACATACATGGATTCGTAAGTATCTCCATATTCATCTACTTCTGTTTCTATGTATGCATCATTTATTGACAGACCGTAATTTTGAATGAGACGAAGTATGTACTGCTCCTCCCTATCAGTTATTGCAGCGGTATGTTGAGGAGAATTGAAATCTAAAGAGCCAAATATAGATTTATGGTTTTCAGATTCTAAATATGAAATTATCTGCATGAATTCATCAAACGACAGTGCAGATTCACAACTAGAATTGTTATAGTAATCACTAATGTAGGATTCAGAATATTGCTTGCGTTTATCACCTTTAAGCTGGTGAAATTTAGGATCTGAAATTAAATTAAGATAACATTCTTCTACATATTCAATTTGTTCAGCGCTAAATTTATTTACAACTACATTAAAATCATTGAATTTTTGCTTAGTTGTATATTTAGGTGCAGAAACTCTATTCAAATTTTTATGATCTGTGATATTAAATAATTTTAAATCAAGGTCAATATCTTGACCATCGACTGTGTAAAGAAGTATTATATCACCTGTTTTTCTACCATCAAGGTGAATATGTTCAATTTTCTTTGTGTTCTTAAGCGGACGTGCATATTCTTTCTCATACATGTCAACCCCTAGAATAATCTCGTCAATGATTCTAAATAGTTTAGCTACTTCTGAAGATAGATTATCATGTTTGAGTTGTGCTAAACCATCGCAAAATTGAGAGGTGCATGTTATATTGTATCTAGTATAATCAATAGAATTACTCAAAATCGCGCATCTCCTTAAGTATATTCATGAATTCATCTGCAGGGATAGTTTTATTAGGCACATCTCCAAACCTATCGTGCCATCTCTGGAAAAAATCAGATTTAGCTCGAGGTTCTTGTGAAATGTATCTATCTTTATTATTGATCTCAATCCGTCTTTTCATATTATCTGCTTCCTAACATATTGTTGTATTCAGCTATGGATTCATACAAGGTTATACCTGTACCGACCTCATAGCCTGGATCTGCTTAAACATTGCATCTACAAGCGGATGACCTACAATGATCTGGCTCCATCGTGTTTCCTTGTAATTTTCTGTTGTACGAACAGGAATTGAATGATCTGCGTAATCCGTTATTGCCATCATTGCACCAAAAGCAGTACCGCGATACTTAAGAATATCAGGTGCTATCATACAAGCGAATACGTCGGATTTCAACTGTGCTGCTCGAGACTTCTTGAGGTCTGAATCATCTTCCTTTACAGGATAGAGAATATCAAGAATAGACTCTACAGCTTCATCTGAAAGCTTCATATCTGCAAGAATTTCAGCTTCCTGCTTGAGCGCTTCTGTATATTCTGAAATCATCCCAAGAGTATATCTTGCTTCATTGAGCTTTGACTGCATGTCGCCTACATGACGAGTTGACCAAGAACGTTTAGCTGTATTAAGTGCAAGATTAAGTGTATTGTTGCAAACAACCCTTACAGGAGTCATGCAAACTCTGATTGAACCTTGGCCATCATGTCTGTTGTTGAAGCAGACATACGGTTCAAGGTCGTCATCGAGAATCTTGTCTTTAGGCATCTTACCGAGAAGCCATATATTCTTACCGCCTTCGAGCGATCCTGCAGATTCGTATGTAAGTCCCTCATCAAGCAAACTGTCTACAAACTGGAATGCATCTCTATTCTGAACGATGGTGTATCTGTTAGTTACTACTCCAAGTACCTTGTTATCTGTGCTACGAGTGTTAGCGAAGTAATTAGGTACTGGAATTGTCTGATTATTCTGCTGAATGAATACAGGTTTTGCTTCTACATCCCAATTAAGTCCGGCTTCCTGAATTGCAACTTCGGCTGTAGGTGCATTCTCAAGCACCTTTCCAATACCGTGCCAAGCGGGCTCTCTTACTACAAAACAATTTTCAACTAATGCGGGCATTTTTTAAATCCTCCTTGATTGTGTATTGATAGGTTGAATTATATCTACAGTTACTATAACGATTCATAAAAATTTAATCAAGGAAGAATAATATCAATTAAATTAAGAAAATTTGATTAGTATGGAAGCATACAAATTCAGACGCATTAGCTGCTCCAGATACATTACTGCGATACTTGCCTTGCTTGTAGGAAAATTTAACCCCATCATATCCTGCGTCTTTTACCGCACTGTGAATTCTTCTATAGGTGTTTCATCTTCTAGATATGCAAATGGGGCTAATCTCCCATTATATACGCGAGGGCTGATACCTAATGTGAGTAATGTATATATTGAATCTGGGTTAGAATATATAAATGGATTGGTGATATTTAAGTATGCACGTTTCACGTTACTTCCATAACTTTGAGATAGCTTGAGAGAGTTGGAGAAATATATTCCTTTGCCAAACCATCCAATGTTGCCAGAATTCTGTGAAATAAACTCATCCTTGAATTCATTGAATTCGTTTGGTGTTCCGTGATAACATACAATAAGACGTCCATCTCGTGTGCGTATTTTAGAAGATTTTAGTGCAATCGCAATGTCAGAAGGTACAACGTTACCTTCATTATCATATTCAATATGTGCAGATGAGTTAATGTATCTTTTCATACGCTTACTTTTTCTTTGGTTCCTTCCACCCGCTAAGACGAATAGCTACCCCTTGCTTTTCAGCCTTCTGCTTAGCACCTTTACCGTAGTATACTTTACCAGTTTTACCCCATTGATATCCGCCACCAGGTGTTTTATGTACAGGCATTGTGTTAATCCTCCAAATTAATATCTTCTAGTTTAGAATATGTTTCGGCAATTTTATCAAGTTTGCTCATCACAGCAAATTCTGCATGTGCATAGTCCTTAAAGTACTTTTGATTAACTACAATACCTCTAGGAATAACTTTAACATATCCTGGATAGGTTTCACGGATTTCTTGTAACACCGATTGCTCGTGTTTCCATCGAGCTGATTCAGAATGTTTGGTCATGTTGTGCGTAGAAATTCGAAAATCTACTATTATTTTTCCTGCCAATTCTCCGTAGGCATTTCTAACCCCTATATAAAAATATAATGACTGCGGTATATCTGTACCAGGAAAAACAGTTCCAGGTTTTTCTGCTAGTAGAATCAACGATTTATTAGAAGCAATAGTAGATTTCACCATACCAATGAAATCTAACCAATCATTTAATGCTTGCTGATCGTCCTCAAAATCAGTTTGAATCAATTTAGAAGACTGTATAGTACCTGCAGATTCTACTAAGAAATCTATAGCTAACGTTTCTATAGTAGGCAGGTCTGCAATGAATCTAGGCATTCTAGTATATTGTCTCATTAATGTTACCTCCGTCATACACATATAAACGAATCAAATATGTGAGATGACGTACATAAGTTAAATAGCACCATCAGATTCATAGAAATCTAACTCATCCAAAACAACTTCAGGTTCATTTTCAAACCTGTATTGAGCTTCTTCTAACAATTGTTCCTTGACACCCTCATCGTCGATGTGACCATAATGGTCTAGTATCCCATATGGATCAAATTCCCACATGAAATTTACAAGCTGTTCAAGAATGTCATCTGTAAGTACTTGAGTTCTGATTGCATCTCTCAGTTCTTCAATGTCGAATCCCATTATATCACTCTCCTACATAATCACGCAGATAGTCTAATGCGCTGAGAATATCGTCCATCTCAGATTCAAGCTCTTCAATCTGCTCCTGTATCTTTTCAATTCTAGCTTCTTCAGCCTCAGTTAAATCTCTATCATGGTCGCCGGCATTATCTTCAATCTGTGCTTCTTTTTCTTCCAAGATCTCAATCTTGTCATTTATAGTTTCGCAAATATCATCAAGTCTATCTACAATTGCGTTAAGTTTTATCATGATTTAACCTCCCTTACACATTTAAAGTACTAGGTAAGTGCTATCGTCTATTTCACGAGCCATTCTATTATGACACATACCCTCTAAGCATCCTAATAAATCATAGAAGTCATCAATACCAAGTTGTTTAGCTTCATAAATCAACCCTCCGGGTTTATCCTCAGGCCAATCAGCTCGTTTACTTATTGTGTGTCCAGATAGATTATCAGAAACTAGCTGGCCGTATTTCTCAAATTCATCTTTTCCGAAGTACCATCCGTTTCTGAAAGTTAACCCTGCAGTAATTACTCGTTTCATATTGATTATCCTCCAAAATTAATAACGATTCAGAATATAAAAATATATCCCTCAAATAGTTTATTCAATGTTTTTATTAGATTCTTCATAACCCAAGCTTGTGCGTATTCTAAGTCCTCTATCTTTTCAGGAGCAATTACAAAAAAGCCTAAAGTACGTTCATCTGGAGCTAATTCAACTAAGTTCATCCTAAGTTTATTCTGATACGTAGTTAAGTTAATGTCAATATCCATTTCTTGTATTTCAGATAACTTATCAGGATCACCAGGTCTAATTGATTTATAAGGTACCTGATATAATACAGTCATGTAGATATCACACATATTAGGACTTATTCTAAACTTATAAGCCCCATCAATATTTTTGTTTAAATACATACCGACTTTATTTACTAATAAACTTGCAGGAATATCTTTATAGTATGGTGTGCTCATATTATGCTCCTTATGTAGGTGAATAAGGTGTTCCATCCATGTTGTAGACAGGGTTCTCAGCATCTTCAATACTGAACCAATATTTTTGTCCACCCTTTTGTCTAACTACATAGAATGGTCTAACTAAATGCCAACCTGTGTTCTGCATCTGCCAAACATACGGTGTTACAGAAGGAATATATGGATCAAGATTTTCTACAAATACTGGACGATCATTGTATGCCTGATTACATGTACAATATGATTGATTGAATAATAAGAAATGCACTTTTTCATTATTAGGGTTAGGTGCGTATATTGTTATGTTCTGCACTCGACAGTAGTATTCAGACCATGTTTTAGGTCCACCAGAAGATGTGCCCTTCTTCCAAAATAAATGAGTAGATCCCCATATTTTGCTGCTGTCCCATTGTGAGGGATCTGAAGGTAGTTCCCCAATGTAAAATGCCGCATACATTTCAAAACCATAACTGAAATAGTGTGTACCTTGTGCAGGAAACTTATTGAGATATGCATCTTTTATGGTACATTGTACAGATAAATCTGGATTTCTTTTAAAATCTTCTAGACGTAAATACATACAGAATGCAGGATTACCATTGTAGTGACCAGAGCCTGCTACTTCATAAGGATAAGGTACTTGATAACCTTGTTCATATGCTCTAGAAGCGTTACCATGTATAACTATATGATTGCGTTCATATGTATCAAATTCTGCCATACTATCCTCAACTTTCTACAGGCTTATAAGAAACCCATTTTGCTACTCCGCCTTCCATAACACGTATCCAAATAGGTGCGAAATCCCACATTGCGGATGAATTTATATCTGATGTTATGTTAGTAAGTGTACCTAAAGTATAATCATAAGGACCTGACCATCCTAGTAATGAATAGTTGCCTGGATTTCTAAATACACGACCTTGATATGTTTGTCCTACTACAGGAATTTCTGCAACAGGAACATCGCTGCCATTTACTACATTAACTTGTTTTAGAAAATCTTGACCTGCAGGTGAGTACCCATCGTAGAATTTAACTGTCCAAACTTTTGCTTGCCATACAGAATATACATGTAGCGGAGCATCTGTAGAGTATGTAAAGTTTACAGTTAAATCTGCAGTAGATGATCCAGAAGTTGTTGAAAACCCTAGTAAGTTGTAGCCTTCTCGGTTTAAATTGGTTGTTGTATATGGAGAAGAAAATGTTACTCCATGTGTTTTCCATTTAGTAACCGGACCAGAATCTGCTATTATGTCTTTGGAAGCTAAATATGTTGTATCTGTAGATGGATAATTTAAGGAACAATCATTCCTATATGAACCACCATAAGACGTTCCTAGATTGAACGCTACATAAGCAGCATTATTTGGAGTAGTAACAACTGTGTTAGTGTTCTGTATAACATAGGATATAAAAGTATCAGAACTATTGTAATAACAGTATCTCATACTTAGTGTACCAAATCCGCAATGGAAGTAATAAGACGTATTAGGTTTCACAGGAAAATGATACTTACTGCGGATCTCATTGTTATCGTCAACTTTTCCGCCCGTATTGGTGTAAGCGCCTACTTCCCATTCTTCGTTCCAAATATTAACATGATCGGTGTAATATTCTAAATTTCCTATTACACCTACACTGGAAGTTACTGTTAAAGTAGTAACACCTGTATCAAGTGTATATATTGGAACAGGGGTTAATGTGTAAGTGTCCCAAGGATCTTTAGGGGTTCCGTCAGATTCGTACGCGTCTACAAGCTGACCTGTATAGAAATTAATGCTACCACCATATATAGTTCTGCCAAAGGAAATAGTGTAAGTTTGAGAATTTGCACCATCACTTATAGTAATAGTTGCTCCTGTATAGCCTGATACAGAATAATCCATATCGACAGTAGTATTCATAATGATATGATCTTCTACTGCGTCTGTTATAGTAAGCGAACTAGTACCAGTTACTGTGGCAGAAACATAATACGGAGGACCTTCTAAACTGTATCCACCGGCTAAATCAAATAGTATTCTGTACTGCCACCTTGCATATAATGCTATGTCCTGTGTAAGCACATAAGGTATAGAAATGGTGTCAGTGCTGTTCTGTGTGAAAGTCCAGAGATATTCAGGATCAATCCTGTAATCGTCTCGCGGTACAATGTTACCAGAAGTATTAGATTCAATGGGTAAACTAGTTAACTTTGGTTGATTACCAAACCAGGAAGCATACAATATTATATCGTCATTAACTGTTATCGGTGCAGAAATGTTATCACCGTCATCTGCATCTTGTGCAGTGTATGCCCACTCATCTGTGGTTACAGAAAATGTTTCAACGTGCGTAGAGGCTTCTTGATAAAACGTGCCACCGTTAGCATTAAATGTAACATCTACTGCCCATGTAGCACTTACAGTAGATACATCAAAAGTTGAACCTGCTGCAACTGTTTGAGGAGCAGGTCCAGATGTTCCACCATTTACATTAAATGTTATTGTAGGCATTTAGTTACCTCATTAAGATGATGCTAATCCCCAACCAATACCAATAGATCCAATAGGAATATCAGTTCCCGTAGGTACTGTGGATGATATGTATAGACGTTTTTTGCTATTTTCAGGTCCAAATTCAATGTAAGGACAACCGTTCGGTGAAGATGATTCCGCCTGCACAAGTGTAGCTTTTGTAGATTTGAGCCTTTCACCTAATAAATCAATAGATTGATCGTTTGCAAGTGCGGCAAGTAATGCTGACCAAGTTAAATTATCTCCTGCATTATCTGCAGTTAATGTAATAGATGAATTAGGATTCTGAGATATGGTCACCTGTGTGGGATTCGCTACAGTGGAATCCGGATCAGCAATAGATAATGTCATAGTTGCTTGAGAAGAGTTAGATGTACTAATTGAATGTACCGCTACTTGCGCAACTTCATCACCTGCCCCAGAATCTGCAGGTGCTGTATATGTTATATCACTTACAGCAAGTGATGGTCTGCCCATCATAAAATCTACATAGCTTGTAGGTACGTTGAATAATACTTTACTTGCCCAAGGGAATGCTCCAGGACCTAAGAAGTCTCCATCTTCTGGATTAGGTGTATTTGTAGATCCTGCAATCAATGAAGATCCAATTATTGTGCTACGTACAGTAAGACCTGTGAGCAGTATTTTTGGACCATTAGATATTGGACCCTTAACATGTAATCTCAATCTAGGTACTTCGTGTAAATTAGGTTCTAGGTCTTTTGCCGGAGGAGATAATTGCGGTTGCCACGTACCTGGTTGTATTATAATTCCATCTACAATTTTCATGTAGTCAGACAATTCTAACAATGTCTGTGACGAAGGCTCGCCTATGGTCTGTGTAGGTACAGTTCCTTCTTTAGGTACAGTACCTGAAGGGCTTGATGTAGAATTGTTAGATATGAGTGTACCATAATCCGTAATTCGAGTTGCCCATGATCCGTCAAATTCTGCATCTCCATCAAAAAATGATGCCATGATATTATTTGCAGCAACTAGTTTACTATCTGCAGGAAAATAAATATCTACGTATGTATGTGCAGTAGCTGCTTGAGATACATTAGGTACTTTAACTATCATAGAACTTCCCATAGCTATCGTAGACGATAACCACTGACGTTCTGAAGGTGGGACTTCTGCAGGATACTCGCTTAAGAGCTGCTTTATATACAGTTCGTATGCACTATATCCTACAACACGTCCTTCATTCCATATTTCACCTGGCATACTTGTTACTTCCTCCTGTGGTAATTACATCTTTAAAGAAGGTTGTAAATCATTACTCGGCAGTACCTTTAAGTAAGAAATTCCATGTTTTCTGTCCACATACTCCATCAACAGAAAGTCCAGCAGCCTTCTGGAAGTTCTTAACTGCGTATTCAAGATTGTTTCCAAAATCTCCATCAACTTCAAGAACTCGTCCGTCTGCACCTGCATAACCAAGTTCTCTCAACAATCTCTGGATTGTTCTTACTAATATACCGCTATCGCCTTTTCTTACTACTTCTAATTCAATCATAAATGGCTCCTTTGGATGTGGTGTTGGCGTAACTCCGCCTAATCGTTTATTTACTTCTGCTGCAATCTGTCCTTCTCTCTCATAAATATAAGTACCAGGACAAGATTTATTAGCGTAATCTCTATGACAGGTCATATTACAACCATTCTTATGATTGACTCTGTCAGACTTTGAATTAGACCAAACGAGCTTCTTAATGCCGTTTCGCTTACAAATATCAGTCACAAGATCTATGAGTTTATTGTAAACTACACCTTTAATAGCATAAGGCTCCTTCATATCGGAAGCACACTCGATAGTAATGGCTCTGTTGTCATTTGCCGCATTTGATGAACACCATGACCTATCGCATTCTTCAACATACATTCCAACTTTGCCGTCATACCCGATGCCATAGTTAGAACTTGCTTTCTTTGTTTGGAAAATCTGCCCCAAAGACTGAACAGAAACCTGACCAACAACGCAATGGATTGTAATTGTGTCGATAGAATGATTCCTACCTTTTGTCTTATTTGGAGAAATTTTCGTGTAATTAACTAATGAACTGTTACTCATCTTTCTTCTCCTCTTCTTCGTATGCATCATCAAACTCATCAAGTGATTCAATATCTTCATCTTGATTGAGCTTCAATGCAATACCGTCAATGATTACGGTGCGATGCTCCTCCATAAATGATCACCTCCAATATACTTTAATTTGAAATTTATATCCTGTCGTAGTTGCTGAACCATTTTTTACTACTGACCAGTTCTTATCATAAGTTACTGCACTTGAAGATACCGTGTATGCAAGAGTAGCAAAATAGTTTGTCGAATACATATAGGAATCCAAATATCTTCTTGCAGTACTACCTAACCCAAGGGGAGATGTAGCAGTAATCTCATCATATGGAATAACACGAGTAAATGTCTGGTCTACTGTATTACTAAGCTGTAAATCTGTGATTACTAATATCTCTCGACACGCATTTAATGTTGCTGACGGTATTGCTACGGATTTATCTGTAGTATCAGAAAGTACTCCACTTACAGAATCTATAAGTGTCCATTTGTTTAAATCTTTTATTGCTTGCTCAAAAGCGGATTGTATTACTATGCTTCCATCAGCGGGGTTAGCGTTTACTAACGGTATTGTGTGTGATACATCTAAAGAATCAGTATATGCTAATCCAAGTAAAAGAGAAAATACTGCGCTAGAAAACGTACCTGAAGAACCATTAACTGCACCACACGTAATTGCCCCAGAACCTAATGATAAAGAAGTGCCAGACAGTGATCCACTACTTGTTATTCCTTCAGCAGTTACACCACCTGTTACAATACTTCTTGCGTCAATATTTGTAACTGTTAATTTTTGTCCGGATGGATTATATTTAAAATTAGCAGATTTTTTACTGCCCTCTGTTCTAGTAGTATCATCAGCAGTGTTACTAAAAAGTACTCTAAAATCTGAAGAGGTACTATTATCAATTGTTTGTGCTACTTTCGTGTCAGTAAATACAGCCCCAGAAGGCACTGCGGTCTGAACTGTTAAGCCATTAACTGTATCAGCATCTGGAATAAAATCTCTTATGGCCCCATTAACATATCGCACCATAGGGTGAACAGGCTCAAAGAAGAAATAGTTAGCACCTGTAGTTTGGTTGCCCAATTTACCGAGTCTGATATATACTTTACCATCTGCTGTAGAAGGCAATGTGTCTGTTATCAAATTGGCATCCACTGTTGCAGTATTGCCACTTATTGTGACTATCAGATATACTCCTTTATTGGCAGTCCCAGAAAAGCTAGATTTTACGTTTGTCAAATTTCGGTCATATGTCTGAATATACATATTAGCGTAATTTGAAGCACCTTGAGAAACTGCGGCTGTAGTCCACAATATTGGATAACTCAAATCAAAAGTTACTCCCGAAGCAATAACAGAGTAGCCATCGGCATCACCTACTATAATTTTTTCGGCAGTTAAAGCAGTTTTTGCTTTTACATTATTATAATAACGAACATACATAGCATTTTGGTCAGTGTTTGCTTGATAATAGTCTCCTATAGCAAGCCATCTATCCTCAGTAGTAGCCGTTCCGTCTACTGATATAGAACCAGCAGGGTGATAAATCATCACGATATTAGTTCCTTTAGCATAGTGCGTAGTTAATCTTGCCCCATAAGTAAAATAACAAGGCCTTGCGCCAGTAGTAGTTCCGTTACTTAACGTAAGATTAAGGGTAGCATTTCCACTTCCTGCATAGGGCAGATAATATATTATAGTTAGCCCATCATATAAAGCAGGAATAGGGATACTGCCAGTCCAACTTCCAGTAGTCGCAGTTTGAGTACCACGTACATAATAAACACCATTTCTAGCATTGCCGTTTATAGGGTTTAAAAATCTGCTATTACCTGTAACTAAAAGACTATTTAACTGTGCCATACATTAACCTCATATATTACTGTGTATACTATTATATACATTACTATAATATATAAGGTGTGAATTATGTTTCGATGAAATCTGTTGCGTTGATTGAATTCTGTGTAAGGGATAAATTTGGAGTGCTGGTTTCAAATAATCCGTCAAGACTGTAGCCATATATTTCGTAATATTTCAAAGATGTCTGTCCTGCATCGCTCCACACGTTGTTCACGCCATTCCTCGCCTGCAACTGTGCAGGTGTGGCTTGGTATGTGGTTGGTGTGGCGAGTGGATAAATCAGTTTAATGTCGCCAAGTGCAGTAAGCCAAGTGTCGTAATCCTCGCTTGTCTGATGTGCATTATCTGCCGTGACATAAATCTGTGTTCCTTGTGTAGTTAATCCAATAGAGTTAGCCCCAGAATAATTATAAATGCTTGAAGAATTGTTGCCTTTTAACTTGTCACAAATAAAATCAGAAGCAACTGCATTTTCCTTACCAGCAGGCAACGAGAGATTGGAAAGTACAAAAATTCCAACACCATTGTTATTACTGTTCTTCTTAAATGTATGCGTAGTATTCACATTGAGTGTCACACAGTAAACAGGCTCACTCCCAACACCCGACAGCACATCGTGTTCTGCTCCGTAGACAGTGTGAGGAAGTGCTATCGTGGCGGTCTGTCCGTTGTAGGCGTGATATGCCGTGTCTGTTGAGGGGTAGTTTATGGATATGTCATTGTTGTAAGTCGTGCCGTAATTCGCATTAGTGTTAAAATTCATATATCGTGCATTTGACGGACTTGTAATCACTTTTGGCGAACCGCACGTTTCAATACTTATGAAATCCATATTTTCATCGTACCAATAAACATATACGGTATTTGTTGTCCCGAACTTCAAATAATATGACGTGTTAGGGGAAACGTAAATAGGCGATAAATTTCTAATCGCATTTGCCCAAACTACCTTTTGACCTTGATTATTGTAAGCGGCGTTTTTTTCCCACTCTTCGTTCCACAGATTAACACCCGTAGCCGACACCTTCACGCTGTCCCAACCCGATATGGGGCGTATGTTGGAGTAGGGGGCGAAAGTTCCATCTGTTACAGTAGATAGCCTTATCATCGGCTTGAATAACATTCCACTTGCGTTAAATCCCGAACGGATAACGATAACTACTGTAAGTGTCTCGTCTGCCGTTGCTGTGTAATTATTTCCACTTGCAGAATATTTATTATCGAGAGCCGTGTTTCCTCTTCTTATCTGAAAGCCAAAGGTGGTATTACTTCCATCAGCAGGAAGTCCATTCAAAGTATAAGTCGTTCCGTTAGTAACATTAAACGAACCGACTGTAAAAACGGTAGTCGTAGTTGCCGTGTTGCTTGTTGCTATAGTTCCATCGGCATTAACTGTAAACGTAACTCCGTCCTGTGTGACTGTAGTAGCAGTACAATTCAACTTATTCTTTCCACCGCCAGCAGGGTAAGGGTCGCCCGAACCTGACTGAACTGGGGAGATGGAAGCCTTACATTCAGATAAAGGAAGACCAATAACGTTGCTTTCAAAGGTACAAACATCAGATTTTGCAACACTTGTTTGTATGGCTTCAAATGTACCTAAATCTGCGGAATAACTAACAACTCCATTTTTATATATTTGTGTGTTCATTGAATTCTCCTTGTGTTGTCATTGCCCCCTTGTTTGTTATGCTTACAGGAGCGTTGTATAATGTCTTTACATCATCTGCTGATAGTGCTGTTGTATATATTCTGAAATCAGATAACTTTCCTTTAAACATAGTGGAACCTGTACGTGAATCTCTGCCCATTCTATACTTCACGCCATCACTCTTGCAGTTTGCATTAGTATAAGAATCTATTTGTACTCCGTTCCGATATACTGTTATCAGATTTGCAGTTGTTTTTGTTACAGCAATGTGTGTCCACGCATTTACTGTAAGTGTGGAATCAGGTACAGTTCTATCAAATGAACCGCTATACCCAATACGCAATAATTCATCTGTTGTTTTTTCAAAACAAAATGCGCTTCCGGTAATATCTATTGCGTAATCACTAAACAATATGGAACGACCCCCGCTATCTTGATTATACACCCAAAAAGAAAACGTCCACTCATTAGGTAACATATTAGGCATGAAAGATAAGTTAGGAAATTCAATATATTTTGTTGAACCGTCAAACTCTGTACTTGTTAAACATCTCGGAGAATCTGTTGATGAAGCTGCACTGTAATTTACTCCGGTATAGCCATACCCACTTGTATCATAGACAGTTGTATCATCATATCCTAAATCGCTATAATGACTATCACTAGGGGCAGGTGACCAAATTGTTGCAATTTCCCCATTTTCAACTTTAATCTTTTTAACTTGTACCCCCATTTTAGAAGGAGCATAAATTTCAATACGTCTACATTTAGCGTCCGTAGTATCTCCACTACCCGCATCGGAGTTAGTTACGGTATGCGTAAAATATTGCCACTCTGTATTAAGGTCAGTAGTCAATGTAACAGAAGTAAATTTAAAATACCTAGGACTTCCATTTTGATTATAGATACGCAAGTCTGTTTTACCATTAGGACTTCGTGCCCAAAAACTTATAGTATATTTTTGACCTACTGTTGTTGAAGGGTCAAAAGTTAAAGAATTACTAAACTGAGTAAACGAACCAACACTAGAATAATTACCTAGCGTTATAACACTATCGCCTTTATTTTGCCAAGTAAATAGATTTTCTTGACCATTAAGGCTATTCAACTGATAATGAGCAACTAACCCTTGACTGATTAATTTTACTTCTTTAGGAGATAATGCGTGGTCATAGATACGAATATCATTGAGTTTACAATTAGTTTGATAACTACTTATGTTATTACAAGTACCTATGGTAATCTTGGAGATATCGCTGAATTTAGGAACTATTGTTGTTGTATAATCTTTATACAACACCCCGTTTATATATATCAAACAATGCCCTGTTTTATATACGAAGGTCAAATGATACCAAGTGCTTGTAGATAAGTCAGAAGTAAGATAAGAAGCTGAGGAACTTGTATTATCTTTATTTGTAATAGTAAAACATAATTTTGAAGTTTGACTGTTCCTTAATACGCCAAAAACATAATTATTCCAAGGATTACTTCCTGTACCTGCTTGAAAAAATGTTGCGTAGGCAGTATTCCACGAAATTATGTACAGCCAGAAACTCAATGTACATTCATCGGTAAGCGAAGTCATAGTTGTAGAAGGCATAGTTAAATAAGAAGATGCAGTACCAAAACTATAACAACTACCAATCTTCCCCGCAGTATCAACAGCCGCATTATTATTAGTGACAGTAACATCACTTAATCCATTATTTGTTAAATCTCCATTGAGTGGTAGCCATACCCTTAAAGACATAAGTTTTACCTCACGTGAAGATGAAGTCTATTGATTGAGTTGTAGTGTTGTACTGCATAGTAGCCGCTCCCACGCCAACTTGAACACTTTTAGTAGTTAATACACCACTTGTTGTATATACTTCATCGTCTGAATAGGTTTGTGGATTAGCAGCTTGAGAAGTTGCACCGATCAAATAGATTTTAGATGAAGTATCTGTTGAGCCTGCTGTGTTTTTGGTATCAGTAAATACTGCTCCGCTAGGAACTGCTGTTTGTACAGTTAAATTATTTACAGTACTTGCATTTGTTGCAGATGACGCATTACCTGTTAAATCTCCAACAAATCCACCTGTTGCAGTAACGGAGCCAGCAAGAACTTCATTACCATTCCAGTCAAGTGTTCTAGCATTAGAACGTGCGTTATCTGCTGTACCATTACCTACTATCTCAACGTAATCACCCCTAACCGCAGCGTCTGATACATTAGTATCTGCGACATTGTATTCACCAAATACGTGTTGTGATGCGTGATTTGCAATTGTGTATATTCCTTCTGCATGAGCATTATAACCACTAGCAGTTGTAAAAAAGCCTTCTGAGTGAGAAGCATATCCGCTAGCCGTCGTTTCCCTTCCTTCTGCGTGGGCACTTGTGTTACTTGCTGTTGTAAGATAGCCTTCTGCGTGTGCGCCAATATTACTTGCTGTTGTAGCATCCCCTTCTGCGTGAGAACTAGATCCACTTGCAGTTGTAGTACGTCCTTCTGCATGAGAATAATTTCCACTTGCTGTTGTGTCATCACCTTCTGCAAAAGATTTAGTACCAACTGTAGTACTAGCTTTTCTATTTAAACTAAAACTACCAGTGCCTGTCGGATTCGTTTTATCCATCTTATCAGATAAAGCAGTATATGCTCCACCAGAAGTAATTACATTTGTACTGCCACTTGTAGGAGATGCATCTATTCCAGGTCCATCAGTAATGGAGTTAGCCCCATTAAATTTAGCAAGATTTCCGCTTGTACCTGTACCTGTGACATTGTTTGTAATACTTGGAGTTACTGTTACAGGTATGGCAGAACCACCTGATGGTGTTACAGTAAAACCATTTGTGCCATTAGCAAAAGTATATGTAGTGTTATTATCTGTGCCCCAATATGTAGAAGTTCCATTGCTCTTTAATACTTGTCCGTCAGATCCTACCCCACAAGTAGTTCCGCCAGAAGTTGTCGGAACTTTTATTTTAGTAGCTTGAACAGAAGTCGCTATGACTTCATTAGAAACTCTTATATTTCCCGATACTGTCGTGTCTTTTAATTGTGCCAAACTGTATCACCTCACCATTTATATTTCTTCTGCTATGTTAGGGCTGAACAACCCTTCTTTTTCTATCGCAACTCCGTCATACTGTTCTCTTATTGTATCAGCTTTTATCTGTGCTTTAGAAGTAATTTCAGTCTTGTCAAATCCACTAGCTGTAACTACTTCTCTCAGACTTAACTGATGTATTGTGGCTTTTTTGGTGGATTCGGATGTCGTACCACTCCACGCATTAAGAATTCTGAGCTTTATATATGCACAAGGGTTCACACCGTCTGTAGACAGATTTACTGTGCCTTTGTATCGCGTTTTTACAAGGTCAGAACTAGGTTTAATAGCTGATATATAAACACAAGCTTCGTTACTTCTAGGTGTCTTATCTTTATCAAACCTTGTGATTCCAATATAGAATTGATTGCCAGCAGCTACAGATATTGTATAATCATAGTAATAAGTTTTGCCAGTAGGGTCTATAGGTATATATGCTGATCCTGCGGAAGAATAACCGTCAAAATACAATTCTCCATCACTATTAGATAAGGTATAAGTTGTGGTAGTGCTGTTGTGAACTGTTGTGTAATTGATCGCCAACAGCTCTCTACTGCTTTCAGTATCCATGTATTCTGCGCAATAGCTGTTGTTTTTACTGTCTATGCCAGCAGATACTTCGTAGAGTTCTTTTATGTCGTCTGCTGATAAGGCTGTGGCGTATGTTCTAAAATCAGATAATTGTCCGTCAAAATATCCAGAATATGATCCACTTAAATGTCTGTTACCAATATTTAATTTATCTAGATCCCCACCCCAATAGTTTGCACTAGCAGGAGTTGCAAGTACACCATTAACATATACATCTCTCGTAGTTGCTCCTGTTTTAACTACAACAATATGATTCCATTGATTTGCTTTATAATTTGTAGTGGTTATATCAATTCTTGATCCAGATCCGCCATTGCTGCTTCCAACATAAGTTATCAATTGTGATGATGACCATCCTATCGCTAATCCAGTGTGCTTATCGTGAACAGCAAGTCGATATCCAGAAGAAGACACCCAAGATGTTTTAGTCCAAATACTAATAGTTTTAGTTTCAGATGGTAATGGTTCAGCTTCAATATAAGTATTTGTACCATTAAAAATAGTGCTTGTATCATACCTTGGACTGTCAGCACTAATAGTAATACTCCCTGATTTAGTGCCATTATACCCATATCCACTGCTATCAATTACTTCTGTAGAATCATAGCCTAAAAGAGTATATGCAGGATCTCCTACTCCAGGAGAATAGGGAGTTGCTTGATCGCCTAATTCCAATTTTATTTGCGTGATATAGACATTAACACCAGTAGTTGTTATTGTGAAACTCAAAGTGCCTCCGCCCGTTGTCACAGTAGAAGTTATCTGCCCAACATATCTGCGCCATTCTTTATCTAAAGTAAAATTGGGCGAATAGTCTGCAATACTTCTTGACATATTACAAGTCGCAATATCATCTGCCCTCGCTAAAAAGGATACGGTGTATATCTGACCAGATTTCCAAACATTTGATAAATTTCTATATATTCTCTTTGACCCCGAGCTGGATACTATTTTCAGCACATTCCCATATTCAGAATCAGAATAGTTTGAACAAGTAGCACCATCAGTTACCCATTTACTTGCTAATGATTCAAAATCAAATAGATTAGTATTATTGCTGGACAGTTTATAGTGAATTACTAATCCTTTGCTGAGTTCTTTTACATCAGCAGGGGATAGAACGTGGTTGTAGTACCTTACATCATTAAGAAAACCATTGAGATAAAAATTATTAGTTCCACCAACATATAAAGAAGCAGCAGCTGTCGTATAGGTGCCCTTAGTTGCAGTCTTCGACATAACCTCTATCCCATCTATATACAACTTCACGATAGTGCCATCATTAGTTGTACATAAGTGATACCAAGTATTAGTAGTGAATGAATGCTCATATCGATTAGTTGCCGTAGAAGAACCATCAACAGAAACATTTATATACTTGTTGTACTCCATATAAAGTCCCAAACGGCATGTGGCATAACCACCTAAATTGCCTAATTGAAGTAGTGTGAACCAACCACTGCTTGAAGGTAATGCATTGAATTTTGCCCAACAACTCAAAGAACCTATAGAACTACTGACCGGTGTCGCAAAAGTATTTGTTAATTTAGCCGAACTAAAAGAATAACATCCTCCTAATTTACCATTGGAATTCAAAGATGCATTAGTATTAGTGATCGACACATCACTAACCCCAAGATTACTTAAATCTCTAATTAACGGCAAATGTACCTGCAAACTCATATAACCACCATCATGTAACAATAAACTCAACAGAGTGCTTTGTACCATTATACTGCATCGTGACTGTGCCTACACCTACCTGAACGCTCTTGGTAGTTAATACTCCAGAAGTAGCATAAACTTGATCATCAGAATAAGTTTGTGGGTTAGCAGATTGTGCTGTTGCTCCTATCAAGAATATCTTAGATGAAGTATCTGTAGCTCCCGCCGTATTCTTTGTGTCAGTAAATAATGCCCCACTAGGGACATCCGAATTAACAATATGCCCATTGACGGAAAAAGCATTTCCAGCAAGCTCATATAACTTTGTGCCATGATATTCATACCATCTATTCTGCTCATACAAAGTGATTCTACAATTAGATGCAGTACTATCATATACCCCTCCAACTAATATGTAAATTTTAGTTGGGTCCGTAGGAGTCTGTGTCCACCAAGTCGAATCTAAATAGAATAATCCGTCAACATTGCTTAATGTACCTACAAGATACAAAGGCTTATATGGAGTTAAAGAATTTACTACCAATTCAGTATTAAAGGCATATCGGCTGTCTATAACAGATACAGAACTATAAACAGCTCCGCTTCCACCAATGTTTGTATTCGCATTATATGTAGTATTGCAATACCAGATCGGGCTGAAAGGTCTAAATCCATGAGTATTCGCAATTTTTGTGGTGTCAGTTGTTCTATTATTTGCAGTTACCGTGCCGTCAGATGCAGTACAAATACTTTGGTATGTGCCATCGGGGTCCATCATAAATAAACCAGTAGCCCAAATACCAACAGCACCTGTTTTGCCTGCAAAATAGCCTATTCTATTTTCAGTTGTAGTATTAGTATCGTAATTGGCATTTGCTATCCAACGATCATTTGTGGTCGCTGTACCATCTATTGATATAGACCCTGCACTCCAATAGGTCATCACAATATTACAACCTTTGCCATAGTGTGTAGTTAATCGACTTGTACTATAGTAACAAGCAATCGCTCCTGTAGTAGTACCATCATCTAAAGTAAGATTAAGTGTAGCATTACCACTACCAGCTCGAGGCAAATAATACATTATAGTAAGGCCATCATAAAGGGCGGGAACCCCGTGAAGTGCTCCCGTCCATGTACCTGTGTCCGTAGTTTGTGTACCTATTACAGTATATACACCAGATTTGTAGTAATCCCGCAATTTATTAGATACTGAATCGGGGGTTACAATATCAGATATTATGCTTGCTAATGCCATCTAAATTTTGCCTCCTGTTGCCTTGTTGTCAACAATCAATACAATCAGGGTGTTACTGTTGAAATAGACGTAACTACATTTACATTTCCATGTTGCAAGTTAGGTAATGTTCCTCCGGTAATTGTTAATGTTTCACCTGAAACTGTGAATGTTGAAAGTGATCCTGTACTCCAAGATGTAACAGCATCTACAGTACCGTCTACAGTTGTAATATGT